CTTTCGTTCGTTCGTTTAGGGGTTCCCTTCTCTCTTTATTTATTTCCATTTTCAATTTTTTTACATTACCATCTCTTCTCTCGATTCTTTTCTCTCCTCTCTATAATGTCCTATAATTTTACATATCTAGGTTCACCCTTTATTTTATCAACTCAAACTTCTGTAAATATTACAAAAACTATTACTAACGGGGATGATACAGGCGCTATATATAAAATTAATAGGCCTTTACCTTCTGGACTTACATTAAACGAGATTGACGGAAGTATAACGGGAGATACATTATTTAGAAGTATTTCTTTGCCAGTTACGTATATAATTGATGCTTCATTTTCAGATACAAAAACAAGCGCTTCTATTATATTAAGTGTAGGATTTTCACCAACATTTATATATTCAGGTTCTCCTTATTTATTAAAAGTTAATACGTTAATGTTCCCTATCATAATCCCTACATATTTAATAAATTTATTTGAAATTATATATTCTGATATTTCAACTGACGTTTCTTTAAATTCTATTGGATTAGATTTAAATCAAGCAACAGGACAAATATCCGGAACACCATCTACTATACTTAACGCAACTACATTTACAATTCGTGCAAATCATTTCGGGGTTTTATTTGACGCATCGTTAAATATTAGTATAGAAAAATTACCATCAATTGAATATTCGAATGAATTATATAAATTAATACAAGGCGAAAACGTAAATATTTTACCGAATTTCGTAGAATCGCAAACAAACGTAATTTATAATATTAGAGAAGATTGTAAGTTACCACGAGGATTAACTTTTAATCCATCAACCGGAGGAATTAGTGGAATTCCAATATTACTAACAACTTTTCGACAATATAATATTTCAGTGACAAATAATATTGGTTCTGTGTCAACAATATTAAAACTAAATATAATTAAAAAAATATTAGCACCTCGAGTAGAAGCAGATAATTTCAGTTCAAATATATTTTTAACAAACCCCGAAATTGAAATGCGACGGAAGGCCGAAATTCTTAATTACAAACGAAATAGTTCTCAATTAACAAAAAATCAATATTTATCTCTCGTCGCAAAAGGAAATGGACCTCAGGCGAAACGTGTATGGGGTAATCAAAGCATTTCATCTACTAATCCAAATATTACCAATTTAGTCCGAGATGGGAATACGCTGGTTTGTAATACGAATAATATTATATTTTCACCAACAAGTTCAAGTGATGTGCCTGGTTCAGTAATGAATTTATATTATGATCCAAATACCCCATTAGTTGGCTATAAAGCACCTAATAGACAAAGAGTAAATATCGGATTTAAATGGCCGTATTCTAAATAATTACATAATTTTCATGTATATCATTACGAGTTCGAGATACATGAAATTAACCCCATCTATAAATGGCTCTTTGGAACACGCCTAGACCCATGTCTAAAGTGTGGCGATTTTTTCGCCATTTTCAATGCTTTACTATTAGAATTACATCCTTGTTCTAATATACTATAATCAACTGCAGATGCTTTCCCTCCAGTAATTGTGCTTGCTAACCTAGCATAACCCCAAGATTGTGCATTTTGATTTGGTCTAGAACCTGATGAAAAATATGCTCCTTCTCCCTTATTAACTATTTTATTGAGAACGTTAATAGAACATCCTGTTTTCTTTGCTAATTCAATTGATGGAACAATAGAGTTAATTCCGTATATTTTACGAGCTCGAACAATATGTTTTGAAGGCGTTGAAGTAAATGATATTACATTCCTTCTAGTGTGATATTTATTAGTTTTATATAGTTTTCTAGAGAGATTTAGTTCTTTTCTAATTTTTTTAGTATCCTTGTTACTTAATTTTTTTGGAATATATTTCAATGGAACATATGTCATATATAATTATCATTTATTATATATAATTATTCATAAAATTGAAATATATTACATAACATAAAATGTCTTCACTACATCATTCCAATATGAAGAATTTGGTATTAACGAACGATCATTGTGAAAGAGACGTTGTATTGCAAAGGCGACACCAAGACAATAATAGTAGTTCTAGTTGTCGGAGGTCTAAAGCGAATTATTCCGTTTCAAAAATAGTTTCCAATGAAACAGAAATGAATGAACTTATGAAAATACAAAAAAAAAAGGACAAACAAATATTAAAATTATGGAAACGTGATCGTGATATGAAGAAACGGGCGAAAAATTGTATACGAATAAACGAACGCATTGTAAAACAACATGATAACGCAATTTCATTGTTATATGGAACAATAGATTTTGGTTCTAAATTTAATATGTACAAGTCGGATTATTTAGATTTAGAGTATTATTAATACCATGGTGGTTAGGTGTTAGGTAGCTTATACAATAACGCGCATCTTTTCAATAATAAACATACGTTTGTATATTTTTTTACCATGAATTGAGTAACCATCTGATATGCGTTTAGGCATTAATTTATAATTACAACAACGTAATACTTGGCGCATTAAATTTAGCAACGGCCATCGTTGCGTTTTTTCGGCCGTCGTTTGTAATGAGGTTAAATATGAGGATGAAAAAAGAGTTTTTAGTTCTGGAATTTTTTCCTTTAAATCTTTATATATCTCTCCATTCATAAATATTTCACGCGGAACAAACATACCATTCAGCTGAGTTAAATCGTTACACTTTATATTTCCTTTATTTAACAACTCAATTAAAATTTTTATTTTTTTATCATCCATTTAATAATATATAGTAATAAACATTTTATTTATACATAAATAATGAATAAGTTTAGATATTAAATTGAGGAATTGAATATTCATTTTTATCATTTTTTGCCCATTTTGCAATAACTGATGGATTTAATTTATTTGACAAAATTTCTTCCGGATTGTATACATTATTTGCGTCATCAATGTAATAATTAATACCTTTAATGTCCTTTACCCATACTTCAATCTTACTATTAGGTTTTATAATATTAACATCATTTGATATAATGCCATGTGGTGTTCCTTTTATATGAGTTCCGCAAAAATCACAATCTACCTTTTTACGACGAGTACATTGCATTTCATTTGCTCTTTTGGCGCTACATAATTCAAATTGTGGAACTATATTTTTAATTCTCTTACGTTTTTTAAAATCTTGTTCGGTAATTGAAATACTAGAATGGTCGAAAATAAATTGTAAAAATTCACTATCCAATGTTAAAATTCCAGTATTATTAATGTTTCTAATACAGGCGTTATTATTAGTAAACCACTCTTTAATTTCATCTTTGAATTTTCGTTGATGTTTTTCTATTTTATGTAAAATATGTTTTTCCATTGTATAGTTATGTGTATAACTATGTTTTATGTTTAACTATTTTTCAATTTTATTAATAAATCAAATAATAAAATGTATTAAATGATCACATAATTCATTTTATTTTAACTTTTTTATATCAAAAATATTAGTTTTTTGATATGGTAGGAATGCATTGAATAGTGCCAAAACAACAAACCACAATAAATAATTTCCGTATACTTCAAATTTTATTTCAAAAAAATCAAAAATAACAACTCCTACCGGAATTGTTATAGTAATAAGTAAAATAGTATACAATAAAAAAGTAAAATATTCCATATATAATGTTAATATAAATATTTTGATAATAATATAAATATTTTGATAATAATTAATTATTTAGTTACATCAGTAGATATAGTTTTTTTACCATTATTTGTGAAATCATCGAATATACTAATCTGTTTATATGGTAAAATTGCATTGAATAGAGCCATTATAATAAACCATAATAAATAATTTCCATATACTTCAAATTTTACATCAAAAAAATCAAAAATAATTATACCTACTGGCACTGATATTGTAATAAATACTATAGTATACAAAAGGAAATATCCCATATATATTGTTATTATATATTTTAATATAATAAGAATTACATAATTATCTTTATTCTACAAGATTATTTTTTATCTAAATAAATTCCATACTATAATATGATATAATCTAATTTATTCTAACTCATTATAGATAGTAATTTAAAATTGTCATATTTTTTTATAAAGAACATTTGTTTATTATTATATTTTCCAAGTAAAGCATTCGTATTTTCCATATTTAAATTATTAAATAATAATATATTTTCTGTAAATATTATAAATCGCATTATATTTTCATTTTCATTTTTCTCCGGTATATTTACATAAAAATTATAACATTTCCCAATTGACGGAATGAGAGTTTCCCTATAAATATCAAAACACGCAAATTTTATATTTTTTTTTTGAGTATAGTATCCGACAATTGGAGTCTCGTACTTATTATTATAATCATCTTTTAAAAATAAAAATTTTGGATTTTTTATAAATAAGTCAACAACACTTTTATTTATTTGATAATTATAGACCTTTTCAATATTTACGATTTCGTGTATTGTAGACCATATATCTTCATTTATATTATTTGTATGAATATCTTCATTTTCTGAATTATTAGATTCTAGTATAATAATATTATTATACGATGTTTCATAAAATCCCTTATACGAAATAATTAATTTGGGATATATGTGCTTGATGAATATAATACAATTATTTATCAATTTCTTATCATTAACTCTCCCGTCAAATGATGGATAATTTATAAACGTTAATGTATTATCCTTCTGTTTTTGTAGAAGAAATAATAAAAAAGGGTATAGTCCAGAAAACCTAATTTGAAACATAAAAATAATGACTGGTTTAATAGTAGAAAATACGATAGGCTTATTCATATTTGGTATATGATAATGATAATTACTATGTATCTTAGTTATATTTTCACGTTTTTTATGTAATTTGTCATTTTTAGAATTTATAGTATCAACTAAATTATGTAAGTTTGATAATATAGAAGCAGTTTTTTCTTTTTCATTGTGTTTTTTATGTTTTAGCATACGATACTATAATGTTATACATTTTTTGTGAGTTTATGCCGAATATTTTCTTTAATACTTGATTCGCGTTTTTCTAAAATATATTTAACAATATCATCGGTTGGAATCTCTGTATTTTTTTCAAAATAGTTTGATAAACATTCTAGTAAATGTTGTTTATTTATAGGTTTTTTTATGTTACTTTGTGTGTAAATGATTTTTCCTTCGCTAATATCAAAACAATCAATTTCATTTGATTTCATTATGTCTAATAATTCTTTCGTAAAAACCTCCTTTTTCTTCTTTCTATCTTTTAATTCCTTTTGTAGTATTTGAATTTCTTTATTAATTTGTAACCAACCTTTCACATTTTGTGAAATCCTGTCTTTATTAGAACTCATTACAATAGATATGTTTATATTTTTTATATATTAATTTATATAATAATTATTAATTACCAATCTATTTACTAAATCTTTTTTTAATCCATTTAATTTTAACCCCTTTTCTTTCAAAATAACTTTTATATCGTTAACCGACATTGTTGTAAATATTTTTTCCTTTTCCGGCGTCCATATTATATTTTTTTCCGGCTTACATGATATATTTAATTGAGTATGCTTTTTACATAAAACGCCATTTTCATCTTCAATGCCATTTTTATTACAGAATAGCCCTTTATTTATACCAAGTTTTAATTTATAATTACATTTCGGGTAAGGCATACAAGAACTTGAAGGGAAATTAATACCATAAATTTTTTTTACATTAGGTAATGGTAAATAAAACATTAATTTATCAGGACGGCATCTACAATAAGGACATTTAACTATATCGCTTGTAAAATTCTTTAAACTTAAATCGTTATACAAGGGCATATAATTAAATGTATGTCCGCACGATAATGTGATTGAATTATATGTCAATGGCATATGGGAAATCATGCATTTCTTTACATTATCATCAATGATATTATCATCTTCTTTATTTAACTCACTATAAAAGTCAAATTCTTCTTCTAGTTTGTAATTCATTATATAATAAATATATATATCTTTATATATATTAACTTATGAAAAAACAAGAATGGGGAAATGCTGTATGGTTACTATTTCATACTTTAGCCGAAAAAATAAAACCAGAATACAAGGAAGAATTAATAATATTAGTTTCACATATATCAAGTATTTGTAATAATTTACCTTGTCCGGAATGTCAAAGTCATGCGAGTAGGACAATGAATAGTATAAATAAATCATTTATTTCACAATCAAGGGAACATTTAATTGATTTTTTATGGAAATTTCATAATGAAGTAAATAAATTTACAAAAAGCACTTTTTACCCGAAGGAATCATTGTCCATATATGAAAGGTCAATTACCATAAACGTAATAAATAATTTTATTAACATAATGAGCAAAGTTGCAAATAATCAAAAAACAATGTTATTTGGGTTTCATCGTGCTTTATATATGAAACAATTTATTAGTTATATACAACAAAATATGCATAAATATAATTTATAGTATATGTATCTAACACAATTTACACAACATTACTTGATATAATCTCTCCATTTTTGTAAACAGAACATTTAAATGTTTGTTTAGTTGGGCGAGAACATATTACATTATCGCTTCTTAACTCGTCAAAATATAACAATGAATCAAATCCCATGGCATGAAATAATACATACCAAATAGTCCCAAATAAAAATCCAACTAGACCACCCAAGGCAGAACCAGCATAAGTTGTGCATTTATTTTGAACTTTTGTTATAAAATCAATGCCTAATAAAGTTAATAAAAATGCCAATACTGCGTAATTCATTTGATTATTATATTTCATTGGAAGAATAAGATACGCGGTTGTAAATGCTATAATTAATGTGCTTGGATATGGACTATTAAATTGTGACACATTTGGTATATCGAATAAACTACACGAAAAAGCTTCATTTTCGTCTCTACCGCTACCAATTAAATTCATGAATATAATATTAATAACAGAACAAATAAGCACTCCTGAAATAAAGACTAAACCTTTTAAATTCTGATTAAATAGCGATGACAAAAAAAGAAAAAAAATCAAAAGTGTAGGTGAAATAAATGAAAAAAATTGTAATATATTAGATAATGTAAGTGCGATAGCCATATTATATATTAGATATATAATATCGTATAACGCAAAAAATATATTTATTCAATAAATATTAAAGGTATTACTTCGTTAATTGTTTCTACTGATATGAATTGAATGCCGACCATAAATGGTTTATGTGCATATTTTTCCATAATTTTTGTATAATCATTCACATTCTCTCTTGGATAAATAAATGTTTTTACACCTGAACGTATTCCTCCTAGAATTTTTAATTCTAATCCGCCAATTGCCGTAATTCTTCCATGCAAACAAATTTCGCCCGTTATTGCTATATCATTTTTTATTTCAAAATTACTAAACAAACTATATAATACCATTGTAATTGCGGTTCCCGCCGAAGGTCCATCTTTCGGCGTAGCCCCTTCGGGAACGTGTATATGTATCCCCTGATTCTTACTTTTTTCTATATTATTTTGAAAATCAATTGCTTTTTGATTATTGTTTGTTAAAAACAATTTCCAAGCTAAACTCTTTGCAACATTCATGCTTTCTTTCATAACATCTCCCTGCATTCCGGTAAGTTTTAATTCTAGAAATGTATTGGATGGGTAAAAAGAAGCTTCTATTGGCAATACTCCACCTTTTCCCAATGAATTTGCCCATAGTCCATTGATTATTCCTACTGATGGCTTCTCGTATATTTTAAAAGGTCTTATTTCATTATGTTCCTTTAAATAATTATCTTTTATATCAGACATTGTTATAACTACCGGAATACTGAATGATGCTAATACAGGGTCGGTTTTTAATATATTCAAATTAATCTCTCCGATGATTTCAAACAAAAGTTCCTTTAATTTTCTTACACCTGGTTCGGATGTATAATTATTTACAATATTTTCTATTATATCGTCGTGAATTTCAATCATATTAATTAAGCCCATTTTCTGATAGATTTCTGGTAAAATAAAATTCTTTGCAATAATTATTTTATCATCTAAAGAAATATGGTCAAACTTGATGCGATGTATTCTATCCAATAAAATGCGGTCAATCGCTTCAGCGTCATTATATGAAAATATAAACAATACTCTTGATAAATTTAATTTTACCCCATTAAAATACTTATCTTGAAATGTATCATTTTGCGTTTGATCGATTAAATGCATTAATATGCCAATAATTTCTTTCCCATTTTCAGTTTTACTTACCTTGTCTAATTCGTCAATAAAAATAATAGGGTTCATTATGCTTGTATCCATCAATATATCAACAATTTTTCCCCAAGTCGAACCAACATACGTGTAGTTATGCCCGTCTAATGTGCTTGAATTGGTAGAGCCGCCCATTGCTATAAACGCGAATGGTCTTGCTATATTGTTTTCGTCATTTAGGCAACAAGATATTCCTTTTTTCGCCAATGACGTTTTTCCTACTCCGGGCGGACCTTCAAATCCAAAACAATATCCAGTTATATCGCCGTTCAACCATTGCCCTATAATTCGTTCAATTTGTCGTTTTGCCTTTGTATGTCCATATACAGAATTATCTAGTGTTTCGGCAACATTATTCATAAATTTATTTACATTTTGTATATTATCCTGAATAATATTTATATTTTTGTTTAAATTAGAATATATATTATTAATGCCGTTTGTTTCTTGCATTAATTGTTTTTGAATAAAATCATAAATAATTTGAACGTCGATAATAATTGTTCCATTTAATAGATCATTTATAATTGAATTTATTTCTAGTCGTAAATTAGTAATACTTTTTCCATTACAATTCATGTAGCCGATATAATTATGTGTTTTTATAATAGTGTTTAACTCATTATACATATTGACCAATTTTTTTTTTTGTATTTTTTCAATAATTACTTTAAAGTTATCTAATAAATAAATTTGTATATTTATCTTACAATGAGTATTTAATAATGAATAATATTTTTGAACTTCAAAGCTTGTATACTTTTTTTTATATGGAAATGGAAGAATAATATCTTTTATTTCTGTTTTTAAAGTTTCAACCAAACCAGAAAATATATTATTATTGTCATTCATAACTTTCAATATAGGTTCTTCCTTGTATATTCCAAAAGGTATTTTAAGCAATCCATCTATATATTGCATTGCTTTAGAACCTGTATCTTCTGATTTCATTTTAACTTCCTTTAATTTTACCATTGCTTTTTCTTTTACAATATCATCTGTTTTCATAAGACAAATTCGTTGTTCTAATGTTAAATTTCCGATATCATTTTTCGATAATTTATTTGTATAATTCATTGTTTCTTTCATAGCATTATGGAAATATTTTTTCACATAATAAGGTAAACTATCATATATGACTACCTGTTCGTATGTATCTATAATACCATTAATATCATTGGATAATAAATCATACAATAAATATGCCAAATAATTGCACTCATTTTTTGTTGAGTTTATTAGTAACATTATCAATTCATTTCTTTTATCACTTAAATCTTTCTTTTCAAAATCGTTAATAATTTGAACTATCGTTTTTTTTTTAATATTATTATTAAAATCTTCAATATAGGATATATATATTTCTTTTAAAAAGCCAACGTCGTGTATCAATAATTCTTTCAATGTAATACATTTTATAAATCTATCATATGATTCTTTGTTATAACTTATATGTGTTTCTGGTCTATTTTCACTAAGTTGAATCATTATCTTTTTTATATTTGAATTATCAATTAAATCAATAATAATATCCTCTATAATCCCATATACAATAATTGTATTCTGCTTTTCTATATTATGTATTGTGTATTTTATTCCATATATTTGGTTCTGTAAATTTAAATTAGGATAATCTATTTCAAAACATTCAAAACTATCAGCATTTTTGTATATATTTTCATCATTTGATTTTAGGTTCTTACCAGATTTCCAATCTAATGTTTTATATCGCATTGGACGAATATAACAATTTAATAATTTATATATTAATTTATACTTGTCTTCTGGTATAAAATTATTTCCAATACAAATATAAAGAAGATTATCTAAAGTATCGCATCCGTATAAACTAATTAATGTTGATATTTCGCATATTATAGTTTGTATCTCATTTATAATATTATCTTCATCAATTATACTTGAACCTTGTATTGTATCTAATTTAATATTTAATTTTTTAAATATAGACTCTGCGAAAATTATACAAAAATTTAAATCGGTTGCTTCCAAAAACCCCATTATTTTATAAAATTGGTTAGACCTGATAATATTTTTTACTATTTCCTTTAATTTATTAATTTTATTTGTAATTATTTGTTTGAATGAATTATTCATAATATCTATATTATATATATTATATAGATAACCAAAAAATATATAAAGATATTTTTATATTATAAGACAATCTGCCGTTATCTAATATGGGAATTCCAAGCTACTTCTCATATATCGTAAGAACACACCGAAAGATTATTAAAAATTTACATTCTACAGATATTCCAAAAATTAATAATTTATACTTGGATTGCAATTCATTCATTTATGAAGCATATAACACAATTAAAAATGAATATAATAATTCCGATTTGTATAAAAATAAAACAGAAAAGGAATATTTTCGGCTTATTGAAGTAAATATTATTAAAATGGCTTGTGATAGTTTGGAGAAAATAATTATAAAAATCTCTCCAGACCAGCGTGTTTTTATTGCATTTGACGGAGTTGCACCGATGGCAAAATTAGATCAGCAGCGAAACCGAAGGTATATGACCGCTTTTCAGAATTCATTAGCTAACGATGATGATAGTGTTAAATCTCCGCACACATGGAACACGTCTTCAATAACACCTGGTACAGAATTTATGGAAAAATTAGGAAGTGAAGTAAGGAAACGTTTTCGCGACTCGTCGCACTTGAATGTAAAGACAATTATGATATCAACGTCGGATGACCCAGGCGAAGGCGAGCATAAAATATATAAATATATTCGAAATGACGCTGAATATCATAAGGATACCACTACTATTATTTATGGACTTGATGCCGACTTAATAATGCTTACACTTAATCATTTACATATTTCGGAAAAAATGTACCTTTATAGAGAAACTCCTGAATTTATTAAAAGTATTGATAAAACGCTTGATCCTAAGGAGAGTTATTTATTGGATATTCCTCTTTTTGCAAGGTCTATAATAAAAGAATTATCCTGTGAACGTATTAAAAATATCGACGACATCTCTCTACAAAGTGATATTCTTTTTGATTATATTTTTATTTGCTTTTTGCTCGGAAATGATTTCTTACCGCATTTTCCTGCGTTGAATATTCGAACGAACGGAATTAATAATCTAATAAATGCTTATAAATATGTTTTTGAAAAAAATACAAATGAAACTCTAACAAAAAATCACGAAATCATTTGGAAAAATGTACGTAAATATATTGAATATCTCTCTTTAAATGAGCTGGATTTCATCAAAGAAGAATATTCGTATCGTGATAAAATAAGCAAACGTCTTGAATATAATAATAAGGATGAAAATTTAATGCTTCCTCTAAAAGAGAGAGCAACTGAACTATATATTAATCCAAATGAATCTGGTTGGGAGTTTCGATATTATAAAAGTTTATTCAATATTAAAAATCACGATGAGAGATTGAAAGAAATTAGTATTAATTATTTAGAAGGATTAGAGTGGACTATGAAGTATTATTCATCTGGCTGTGTAAATTGGCGATGGCAATACAATTACTACTACCCCCCATTGTTGGTTGATTTGCTTAAATATATTCCATATTTTGATCACACGTTTGTGATTTTCAAAGAAGAAAACCCAGTATCACCTTTAACGCAATTGAGTTATGTTTTGCCGCCAGTAAGTATGGGATTATTACCAAATAAGTTAAGAATAAAACTTATTAAGGAGCAACCTGACTGGTATGATGTAAATTACGTATTTATTTGGGCTTTTTGTAAATTTTTATGGGAAGCGCACGTTGACTTACCGCATATTGATATTGATTTATTGGAGCAAATTGTCAATTCATAAAATAATAATAATTAATTTTATTATTTTAGAAATTTAATAAAGTATATTATTATAAAAATAACAATGAACCATATCATTACAGAATTAAGCGTTCAAGACTTAGATACCTTACAAGCAACCATGGGAAACAACGTATTAATTATTAAATTTGGAGCAGAATGGTGTAGTCCTTGTAAAACAATCGCGCCTACATATAAAAAATTTATTGACACATTGCCTTCAAATATTATTTTTGCCGAAATTAATGTTGATGAAAATCTTGATATTTACATCGCATTAAAAAAACATAAAATGATACAAAGTATTCCTGTATTTTTAGCTTTTTATGGAGATACTGATAGAGATAAATGGTATATACCAGATGATTCTGTTATAGGCGCAGATGAAAAATCAGTAAATGATTTTTTTGTACGATGTGAGAAAAAAGCAAATAGTTTTATACCTTATACATATTATAGTTAATTTATCAGTTGAATATGGTTGCATCGTTTTACAATCATTACCTCTTGTAATAATTTATCACGCACTTTATCTAATTCTTCTTTCATCGAATTTATTCTTTCTTTTTCTTCTTGTTTCAGTGCCTTATTTGCTCCTTCACTTTTTTTTAATAAATCAAGTTCAATTTTAATATTTTCAATAATTTCACGCATGTTTTCTTCATTTTCTTCTTTTATTTCCTTCATACATTTTGATTTATCCTTTCTATTTTTTATAGTTTTACATCGCAATTGTTGTTCTTTTATTAATTCTTTTATATTTTTGTGAGTTTCTTTTAATCGTTTTTTTAATTCTGTTATATGTAGTAATTGTGCTTTTATAGTTTCTTTATCGTGTTTCTTCTTCTCATTTGGTTCTTTATTTTCCGATAAAATTTCCTTACGAATTTCAGGGGTATTAATATATGACATAATAACAGGAACATCTATCATCACTGGTTGTGCAAATTGTGTTGGATCCTGTTCGCGATTTAAATAACTAATATAACCAGTCATTTTATTCGCTAATTTCTTTATACCATTTTCAGTTAATATATTGTCAGATCCCATATAAGTTTTTTTAAAATCATCTATATCAGTGGTTATCTTATCTGCTGCGGTTTCCTTACATAAATTAATCAGTTGAAATAATTCAATGGGGCTATTTGTAAATGGGGTTGCTGTCATTATTAGTAAACGTGCTGATTTTTTCCCTGATTTTTCATAACTTTTTTGTAGTAATTTTTCCATTATTGACATATCTGGACGTTCGCTTCCTTTCAAATCACCTCCATATAATTTATGCGCTTCATCTATAATAATTAATGTTTTATGTAAAATGTCTTCCTTACCATTACGTTCAATGAGTTTATCCATATACACATTATGTGAACCAGGCGTTAATAAATTACTGAAAGTTTTATAACTAATTGGTTCAATCCAATTTTTACTGAGAAGACGTCTTCGTTTACTTGGATCATCCGAAATAGTTAATCCTTCCTCTTTCATTCGCTCGGCTATAATGATGTGACAAACGTCATCAAACATATTTTTATAGACATCATTTTTCAAGGTGTTTCGCGTAACCCATAAAATAGTATATCCTTCACGTTCGAATGAAGATGTCGCCGCCGCTATTGCCGAACAAGTTTTACCTGTTCCTACGCTGTGCCATAAGAGTATTCCTTTATATGGCGATTCTGGTGTAAAAAATGTTCTTATAAAATTTTGAGTTGGATTTAATGTCATGATTCTTGACTCGCCGCCCCCTTGCTCCTTTGGTTTATCGACACATTTATTCTCAACTATAATCTCATCCCAAGTAAATTCTTTAGCGAAATTTGTTTTAATAAAATCTCTCATTTTTGTAAAATTTAATTTAGTCAAAGGCGGACCTTTATTTAATTGCTTCATAATACTAATATTTTTACCAGTATATTCGACTATAGAATAATTAATATCATTTGATGGGGGGATATATTCTACTATTTCTAACTGGTTCATGATTTCATTTGCTATTCTAAGCGGAGAAGTATACCTTGTAGAACTCGTTCCTCTTGTAGAACTCGTTCCTCTTGTAGAACTCGTTCCTCTTGTAGAACTCGTCTTCGTTTTTTTTGTTTTTGATAATGACATACTACTATTACTTTTCTTAGTAGAATTTTTATTGCCGCTATATGGTTTACTCGCATAAGATGGAGTTTTTTCTACATAAGAAGGTGACTTGTTCTTTACGATTTCCATATAAGGCGTCGCGCTTTCTTGCTCTCCATTCACATCAAGATAAGAAGGCGGCGTGTTCTTTACGATTTCCATATAAGGCGTCGCGCTTTCTTGCTCTCCATTCACATCAAGATAAGAAGGCGGCGTGTTCTTTATGATTTCCATATAAGGCGTCGCGCTTTCTTGCTCTCCATTCACATCAAGATAAGAAGGCGGCGTTCTAAGTGATTTACTTAAATTTGGATTTATATCTTTTGTATCTTTTAATGCATTATATAATAGAGTAGGAACAATTGCAGCACGATTAACCCACTCTTTATTTACTTGTTCACAATAATCGGGATGTTCTTTCATATAAGAACACAAATAAGCACGAACATTTTTTTTAGGAATATTACTTTTATTATGGTTATATTTATTATAAACATACATTAAGAATTTTAGAGTTGCTGGTATATCTTTTGTTGAACGTAATCCACATTTTCCTTTACAATTTATAGTATTTAATTTACCTCCAGACATACTATTACTTTGCGATTCATATAAATATGACATATCATCAATTCTATGAATATTTTTAGTTAATTCAAAATCAACCGAAAATACTGAGGCTAGTCTATAAAGTTGTTCTGACAAATTAACCATAGTTCTATCAAACCCACTATATAATATCGTAGCATCTTTAAGCTTATTTGTATTTTTAAATATTATTTTGTCTTCTTCATCTACCAAACTAGCATCCTTCACTTCGTATATTTCTTTTATCTCATCGGGAACCACAATATAGTAATTATATACAAATAACGTCCATCCAATATTTGGCTCAAAATTTAGTCCTTTTTGACCGCACGTTCTTGTAGCACGTCCGATCGTTTGTTTTACGTCGGCAATCGTCATTGATGGCTCAAATATATGAACGTATTTTACATCAAATAGATCAATGCCTTCTTTGAACCCACTATCTAAAATAATAAACCGCATTTCTTCACCCTGTATATTTTCAGGCCGTTTATTGTATCGCATCAATACTTGCTTTTTAAATTTATTATTAAATTCGGAATTGAAAATGGCAGTTGAAGATAATAATCCAAATGATTTATTTTTTCCATCTACACCAGCGCTCAATAATCCTAATTTTACTGATTTTTGGTTCGAAACCTTTTGTGCTGTTATTAAATTCTTGTAGCCATTTGCAACAAATGCTGATGCTAATATTTTTGCACCATATCCTTGTTCTTTTACATCCGAAAAAATAAAATGCTTAAAATATTTTCCATGAGTATTCATGTCATTCTCGTCAACGCTCTGAATAATATTGAACAATTGTTCCAACTTAGGAGAAGAATTATGAATTGCGTTTTTCACTATTTCTGGGTCAAAGCTTGAACTATCGATTTTATGTGCCGGTAATATTTTACTCCAATTTTCGGTCTGCCTCATACATGTATAAATTTTATCACGAGCTTTTGTATTCTTTTTTTTTGTATGTTTTAATTGCACATTACAATGCTCACGTGCTTTATAACAATTTGCCACATTTGTAAATAAATCGGTATCTACGTTACCTCCTTTATCAGGATGATTCGTTAGTAACCATTTTTTTATATCATCATTTGTATCAAGCCCTAAATCACACATTAATGATGTCTTACAACTTGACATTATAAGATATAATTATATTATAATCTAAAAACGGAAAGGTAATTATCATTTAAAAGTAATATATTTATATCTATAATATAGATGGATAAAATCACACCAGAGTTAGACCTTAATATAGATAATTATGACCTGGATGACATATTATCATTATTTCATATAGATTTTTATTTTGATGAAGCCGACTTAAGACGAGTTAAAAAAGCAGTTTTACATTCTCATCCGGACAAATCTAAACTAGATAAAAAATATTTTCTTTTTTTTACATCTGCCTATAAAATTTTGTTTTCTATATATGAATTTAGAAATAAGAGTAACACCAATCAATCTACAGAGTATAAAATCGAAAAAGATGAAGAAAAAGAACTATTAATAAAAAAATTAAAAACTCAATCAAATTTTAATGTCATTTTTAATGACCTCTTTGTGAAACATAAAATATATGATATTGAAAATGATACTGGGTATGGCGATTGGTTAAAATCTGACGAAAATATTGATACCAGAACAACTACAATGAATGAAATGAATGATACATTTGAACGAAAAAAAAAGGAAGTAAAGGAATTAATCATTTTTCAAGAAGTCGAAGAGTGTGGCGAATTTTCGAACCATTTTGATTTAACTCGTAATAAACCATCTTACTATTCATCGTCGTTATTTAGTTCTCTTCAATATGAAGATTTAAAAAAAGCTCACGTTGAAAGTGTTATACCAGTAAATCAAGAAGATTATGATGCTCATCCAAAATATAAAAATGTAATAAGCATGCAACAAGACCCAAATTATCAAAACACGAAACCATTATCATTCGAACAATCACAGAATTTTCTTAATGCTCAAAAATCACTCCAAACGCGAACTGATGTGCGAAGAGCGTATGATCTTGCAAGACAAGAAGAAACAACTCGTAAAACAAATCTAGCGTGGATGAGTGGGTTTAAACAACTTACCTAATTATTTTATACTATTTTGTATTATATATTTTATATTTTTATAATATAAATGAGTTTGAACCATTTCAAATATAGAATTAATGACACTTTTTCTAAACATAAACATTTTCTTTATCCTATTGCGCTACTATTAATTTTTAGATATTTATATAATAACTACAATATAACAGACGAGGAAAAAGACCATATTAATAATTACAAATTAGTTCAAACTTATCTACTCAATGATTCTTCTTTAGCTCAAAGTAAAAAGCCAATCATATGGTTACATATGACATATGAAAAAAATGCCCGATGGTGGCCGAGTTTTTCATCTCGAAATACGGATGATTTAAATCAGCCTTACTTGTATTTAACTATGAAAACTATTATTGATAAATGCGGAAATGATTTCAATGTTTGCTTAATTGACGACGAATCATTTTCTAATATTCTTCCTGGATGGAATATTGATTTATCTATCATTGCTGATCCAATCAAAACTAAGATACGGCAATTAGGCTTAGCTAGAATATTATACAATTATGGAGGTTTTCTAATGCCTAGTTCGTTCATATGTTTTCAAAACGTGGCTTCGATTTATGATACATTTACAGAAAACAACAAAATGTTTGTAGGAGAGATGATATCAAGAAATGGAGTATCAGATAAAATGGATTACTTTCCCGATACTATTTTTATGGGATGCAAAAAAGAGTGTCCTATGATGTCAAAATATATTAATCATTTAGAAATTATAGTGTCTACCGATTTTACGAGTGAAAGCCAATTTGTTGGTTCAATTGGGCGTTGGTGTTTTGAACAAATCACCAATAATGAAATAAATATGATTTCGGCCGACATACTTGGCATGAAGGATGAAAAAGGCGAACAGGTTACGTTAGATATTTTAATGAGTAATAATTTTATTAATTTATCAAATAAAGTTCAAGGATTATACATTCCCGCGGATGAAATTCTTCGGAGAACTGCGTATCAGTGGTTCGCCCGATTATCTGCACGTCAAGCTCTGGAGTCAGATACAATGATTGGTAAATATTTATTAATCAACCGGTAAATATTTATTAATCAACCGGTAAATTATTCTCTCCTTGAACTTCTATGACAGGTTTATAAATATAATATATAATTTCATAACTTGAATTATTATATAAAAAATGAGCTTTGTACTTAATATTTAGACTATTAGATATTTGTCGTATAATTGTAGCAAACTTAATATAGTCTAACTTACGTCTGATATAGTATTTCTTTGAATCAAAATAAAAATCTTCTATTTGATATATGAATACGTTAATTGTATTATTGAATACCGCTTTTTTATATAAAGGCTTTGACAATATATAAAATTCTTCTCTTTCTTCCATATTTGATTTCAAAAACTCCCATAATAATGTTGATTCTATGGGAGTTTTAAATAATTGATTTTTCATTTATACTATTACAATAAAAATTATAATGATAATATAACTTTTTTACTCTAATTTATTCTTTACAAATATAGATATTAAATTATTTGTAAAATGTGCTAATTCTATATCATCTTCGTGGATATTGTTAAAAATCGTAATATATTTACATATGTAAGGTATAATCATATATTTTTCTTCTTCCGTCAATATTGTAGTTATTTTTATATATAAAAAATAATTATCTAGTATATCCATAACAGAATATCCACGATCGGACAACTTATAAATTAATTTAATTGCTTCATTCAAATTTGCCTCATGTTTACATAAATGTGTATATTTATCAAATTCATAAAATGATATATTCGTACATAATTGATTTGCTAATTCTATCGTTATTTCTTTATTTAATAATTTGAATTTTTCTAAATAATTTACAATCATACGAATCGATTTGTTGCTTATTGATATAATATATTTTAATGTATCTTGGCTAATACAAATATTTTCTTTTTCGCAAATTACATTAATAATTGTAATCATATTATCATATTCAATATTTTTCTTCTTGATAATTGTAAATCTGGATTGTAAGCTATCTATTACCTTTTGTGTATTTATACATGACCCTAAAAAATGAACGTTATGGCTATATTTATCTATATAATTACGGAATACTTGTTGGCTTTGTTCGTTTATAAAATCAATATCATCTATTACCAATACTTTTTTTTTTCCTATTATCGAACTTGGCGTTTGACAAAACGTTTTAACATCAGTCCTGTAATATGATATCCCTTGCTCTTTCAAATTATTTATATATAAAATATTTTCATTTGAACTATTATTTATTTTTCCATAGTATTCATTAATAACTGCGTTTATCAATGTTGTTTTGCCTGATCCTGACTCGCCAATAAAAAGTATATTTAATATGTTCATTTCTATCAACGTTTTCAGTATTATTTTTAAATCATCTTCTAATTCAAATTGAGACAACCAATTCGGTTGATATTTATATAATAGAGGTTTTTCCATAAATATTGTAATAATATTATTCGTAAATAACTATTTAAGTTTATATCATCTTATTATAATAATTATGAATAATTTATATGAAACATTAGGTATAAGTGATACCGCCGGACAAGAAGAGATTAAAAAAGCATATAGAAAATTATCACTTCAGCATCACCCAGACCGCAACAATAACTCGCCAGAATCTACTTTGAAATTTCAAACCATTAATTCTGCATATGAAATTATAGGAGACGAAGATAAACGCCGTCATTATGATATTAACTCTAAGATGCCGTTCGGTAATGCTACGCCATCTTTTTTTAGAAACTCGACGGCCGTGCCTGAGTTTGACCCATCTGATATTTTGAATTTTATTTCATCAAATTTCTTTAATGCTAGTGTGAGTAATACTAATGGAAATAATGTAAAATTTGGAACTAACGTCTTTAATATAGATAATATTAAACAACGCATTGCCAAACCTACGCCTATTACAAAAACCGAAACAATTACATTAGGTAAAGCATTTACCGGTTATAATATGCCTATCGAAATTACACGATGGATTATTGAAAATGATGTTAAACGAGAAGAAACCGAAACAATTTATATTCCGATTCCTTGCGGCGTTGACAATAATGAAATTATTATTTTACGAGAAAAGGGTAATATTTTATCAGAAACGAATAAAGGAGATATTAAAGTTTTTATCAAAATAATAAACGATACTGAATTTACACGCAATGGGTTAGACATTACGCTAAATAAAACAATTTCATTAAAAGACGCATTGTGTGGATTTATATTTGATATGAATTATTTAGATGGACGTATTTTCAAAATTAACAATACAATAGGAAATATTATTACACATAATTATAATAAAGTATTACAAGGCATGGGCATGAAAAGAGAACAGCATGTTGGTAATTTAATTATAAATTTTAATGTAACCTTTCCGGAAAAACTTACAATTGACCAAATTCGCCATTTAAATGATATTTTGTAGATATTTATAGATATAAATTATTAATTTTCATACTATTTAGCACTCTTTGTCGATGTAAACCGCCTTGGATAATTTCTTGATTATTTTATTCTCGCTGTCAACAAACTCGCCTTTGCCACCCATTGATTGGTTCATTATACGTAAGTATACATCATTCAATCGATGAGTCGTATTCATGCAAGACGGATGTTTATCGCGCCAAGGAATCATCAAATCGCCATTCTTTTTTGTTATGTATTTTATAGCCTTCCGTATTTTGTCATAAGTGCTATTCTCTTTTTCCCATATATCATCGTCCCGCACATACATTACTTCTCTCTTGTAGTCACTACAATGAATTGGGCGTTTATAAACATCCATTTCATTGAGTTTTCGTATAATGATTTTACTAATGCCTTCAACATACCCGAGTTCGCCGACATCTTCCAAATCCGATAATTGTAAAGTCATTGAATTAACAAATTCCATTATGTTCATAGCATCCTTACATTTTTCATTTAAAAATACTTGCATGTTGAATGTTTTATTGTTGTTAACGCTATTATTATTATTAATAGTAGTGTTGCTTTGTTTACATACATCAAGCATTTTATTTTGAAAATCTTGATTTTGTTTCTGTAATTCTGTATTATTCTTCACCAATTCTAATACCAAATTTGTTAAATGTATTACTTGAGGCGAATTTGATGTTACGTTTGTATCTAATAAAATACAATTATTGTCATGGTATGTACATTTTACCTTATGTGACGATAATGTTGAGTTGTGCTTGTATTCTTTACCGCATACACAGGTGAATAAATTTATGGGATTTTTTATGTAGGAATTGTTAGGATTTATGGTATGTGAGTGTTTTATGGTCTGCTCGTGTTTTTTAAAATCTTTTTTATTGCTCGTGTTATAGTTACAATTATCACAACTATATTTTATGGGATTTTTTGGGGGTTTTATGTTAGGAAACATGCCTATATTATCCTAACATAAAAATCCCCTAAATAGTTTTCCGTTATTTTTATCATTTTCCGAAAAAAATATGGTAACAACAAAAAATATTTAAAAACGGAAATGAGAGCATTATGGTCACAAGTCACTTTTTCACGTTTTTCCAGAGGGGACTCGGCCATTTCTGAAAATGGACATTTATAAATGTCCAAAACGGGAAACTCGCGGTCGGCCACAGATTCGCTTTTTTTTCGTTTTTCGTTTTCTTGATTTTTTATTATGTAATTTTTATTATGTAAATTTTTATTATGTAATTTTTTTTCATTATGTAATACATAATGAAGATTAAGAACGGAACTAGATATGAACTTAATGGATGGACTTATCTCTCTATAAGGGGGAACCCAAGTGAAAGAGGATATGCACATGGCTATATGATTGCCAAGGAATTAAATGATATATTTAAAATGTTAGATTTTAATTACTATGAAGATTATGGTTATTCTCGTGAAATATTTAGTGAAATTGTAGGAACTATTTGGGGGCCAATAATTCAAGCAAATTATCCGGAACTTTATGAGGAGATTGAAGGGATAAAAAAAGGAGCTAATGCTGCAGGATGTAAGATTTCTATGGATGATATTATTATGTGGAATTGTTACGTTAGCGTAGATTCATTATTTAGCGTTGTTCCAGCGATATGTAAGAATTATCCAGTTTTACAGGAAAAATATGGACATTTATTTAATGAAGATAGCGGTTCTGGAACAGGACATGGCGAAGGTGGAAGCAGTTATAGAGCAAATGGCGGAGACGATCATTGTACGGGATTTATGGCAGTTGGTAGTTATACCAAAGATGGAAAAATTATTTGCGGACATAATACGTTTGATAATTTTATGACTGGTCAACATTTTAAATACATATTAGATATAAATCCAAGTAAAGGAGCGCGTATTTTAATGCAAACAGCACCAGGTAATATTTCAAGTGAAACTGATTTTTATGTTACTAGTAATGGCATTATGTGTACTGAGACAACTATTGGTGGATTTAATAAGTTTGAGTTAAAGGACCCAATCGCGTGTCGAATTCGTACTGCCATGCAATATGGTAAAACATTGGATGAAATAAAAGATTTTTTGGTTACTAACAATAGTGGTGATTATGCGAATGCGTGGTTAGTTGGAGACACGAAGAATAATATTATTATGCGTGTTGAGTTAGGGTTAAAGTATGTAAATGTTGAGAAAAAGAAAGATGGATGTTTTATAGGATTTAATGGCGTTTATGACCCACGAATTCGTAATTTGGAATGTTCGAATGTTGGGCATTTTGATATTCGTCGTCATCAGGGTGCTAGGCACGTACGTCTGACGCAATTAATGGAGCAACATAAAGGTAAAATAGATATTAAGATTGCCGAAGAAATTATGGCAGACCATTATGATATTTATTTAAATAAAATAAATCCTTCATCAAGAACATGTTGTAGTCACTATGAATTAGATGACCGAGCATTTATGTCTGATCCTGGACGGCCTAAGCCTTTTCAACCACGCGGAGCTCTAGATGGTAAAGTATGTGATACTACTCTATGTAAGAAAATGGGGTTCAGGGCTCGCTGGGGTAGTTCATGTGGAACGCCTTTTAATAAGACTGAATTCTGTAAAAATAACATAATATGGGCGGATCAAGAACCTTATTTATATGATCGTCCAAATGAGCCTTGGACCGAATTTACGATATATAAAGGCAAGATGAATAATGATAAAAACATTACAAAAAAAAAAGAAGAAAGGGTAATGCAAATGAAAAAAACTAAAAAGAGTAAATTAAATATGTAATAATATATATATATAAAGTTTAAACCATATATCTATATAAAAATAAAAACTTAATATGACAATTCGTCGTATTAAGAAAGAGTTGGAAGAAATGCAAAAAAATCCGCCGGAGAATTGTTCGGCTGGATTAATAGATGAATTTGATTTTTTCAATTGGCAAGCTACGATTATGGGTCCAGAAGGTAGTCCTTATTATGGGGGTATTTTTAAATTGAGTATTAATATCCCAGAAAAGTATCCATTTTGGTCTCCACAAATTAAATTTATTACAAAAATATATCATTGTAACATTAATTCAAGTGGTTCTATATGTTTGGATATTTTAAAGGATAAATGGAGTCCGGTAATGACAATTAGCCAAGTATTATTGAGTATTTGTTCAATGATGGATGATCCAAATCCAAATGATCCTTTCGTTTATGATATATCAGAATTGTTTATTCATAACAGAGAGAAACATGATGCTAATGCACGCGAATGGACGATTCAATATGCAACCGGCGATTAATAATAAGAATAGGTTAAACCACTAAATTTACGAAAGACGCTTGGTAGCGATGGAGGCACTAACAATGTAAAGCGAGTTTTCGGTAACGATAATATATTCATCTTGAACCTTATAAATCTTTTCAATAGGGGATGTGTATTCATCCTCACTCTTCACTAATAATTTTTCGCCATTATCGCGAACGCCAATTAAAACTTTACTTTCATGCGAATTCGTCCAATAGTCAAACATAATGGGCTTGTCGTCTACAATAGCGATTTTAACACAATGATGAAGGCACTGATTACTTGGAACCGAAAATGAAGGCATTGCATTAGTAGATTTTTCAGTCATCTTATATATTAACGGAATTAAAATCTTTAAATACTTTTAAACGAATTAAAATAATTATGTTTAGTATATGAATATATTGGATTTAACCAATAAATCTTGGGAAGTATTTTCACAATACGTAAATGTAATAAATGAATATTTACTATTTTTTACAAATAGTAAAAAATTTAAAAAGGGTGAAAGAGATAGTATATATTTATTAAAAACTGGATTTACGACATTAACGTATGTATTTAAAACAATTATGACAGAAACATTAAATATGAGTAAAGCTGTTGAAAATACTAAACATTCTATAATTTATTATACAAATTTCATAGAACAAAATGAAGAAAACTTAATGGATGATTTAAATGTATCATCAAATAATGCATCTATATTTGTATATAAAAAAACAATAAATGATATTATACCAAATATACAAACAATTACAAATGAACTAAACCAAGTAATAAATAACATAGATTATTTAATGAACATTTATAAAAGTAGTTTTGAACAATTAATAAATGAAGATATATCAGATATATCAGATATATCAGATAAATTAATGAATATGGCGATAGAAATATGCAATACGAATAACGAGAATGAAAATGAATTTAATAATAAGTTATTAAATATAATATTATTTATGAATCATTTACCTGAAGAAAAGAAAAATAAATATGACTACTTATATTTCTATATAAAAAAATATAAGCATCATAAGTTATCTCTAATAGATTTATTAGTAAAAAAATCAGACATAACTTACAATGATAAATTAATGAATTATACTATACAAAAATATATAAAATGGATTATGACCTAAGATACATATATAATCTTTTTACGCACTTTTCTACATTTGTTATTTTCATTGATTAACCCGTTTGACTCATCTATATTTTTTTTGGGTATTTGTGAAATACATGTTCCTTTAATTTCGTTGTATTCTTTCTTAAATATATTGGACAAATATTCATAAATTTCATATAATATTTCTTCAGAACATTTACCTACAATTAAAACACTCCCTGTGCGAAATACCATGAAGGACACTTTGGTGTAATTTGGTTCAAGTTTAGTATTTATTTTATTATTTTGTATAATTGATGGTTGAATACCGGTTTGTGACTTAATTAATGAATTGTAATAAAATTCGCACTGAATGCCTGGGTAAGAACAAGAATCAAAATTACTATTTATTTTATATGTATATTTCAAAAGTTTGAACATTTTTTCACGATTGATGAAATAGCCACAACTAAAATTAGAATTAATCATAACTGTTTCACTTTTTTCATTCAAATATCTTAGCGGCTCATTCGATTCTATTTTCACAATTGGATGTAATATGGTAACCAATAAATCTAAAACTTTATTTAAAATTGTAGAGTCTTGAATTCCGGGTATTTCTAGTTTACCCGTGTTAAATACTTTTACATGTATTTCCTTGTATTCATCGTTATGAAATACTCGCATATTAACAACAAAACAATTATAAAACGCACTCTTTTTCTTACATCTGTAACTAGTAATGTCTTTACGTGATATACCAATGCTAATTTTCCGAATATCTTTGAATTTATTTCGACCATCGTGGTTGTGAACTTGACTAATAATGTAATCATCTACGTAATTATATTTTTGTTTATTTTCCAAAATAGTAGATACCTCTTCTGGAGTAGTTGAATTAAATTTCATTTGTTTTTTAATAACACCAATGGTTGGTTCATAATATTTTATAAGGGGAATTTCCCAAAATACATTAATTAAATCAATTGGAGTATTTAAGTAAGAAATTTTGGTTTTTGTAGAAATATTTAATGTAGAACATTTAGGAATTTCTTCATCAGCAACATTTGGTTTTTGTAGTTTTTCAATTTCTACACTTTTTTTATTGGCATTTGAAGAATATTTTTCGTCATCGCAAAATATCGACCATTCCAAATCGATATCATTTTTATCCATAGTGTTGATATAATGCGTATAGTTTCTTTAAGTTGTTCTATTTCAATTATTTTCTTTAATACATATAAATAAAATGTATGAAGAGATTCAAAAAACAAAAAAAACGCATATTGGTATACCAATAATAAGTATAAATAAACAATATAAATTGTATAATAATCAATTTGAACCTACTCAAAATTCCCCTCCAAGCACATGGAAAATACGTTTGAATAAAAGAATCGGATTGAGACCAATGCGAACCCCAGATGTTTAATATAACTCGCAACAAGTAATAAAATTTAAATTGTTACGAGGTAACATTTCGGTTAGAAGAGAGATTTTATTGTAATCTAATCAGTATTAAATAATTTATTTAATTTTAAAACAATATAGTTAATAATTTGACAATTATTTGGATTTATTAAATGAATTATAAATTCTGTAAATTTTAAAAATGACAATGATACATATTCAGTCCTATTGTGAATAATATAATTAAAATAATCCTTTATTACATTTTTCATATCAATATTAAATTTATTACTAATTTCATCAAATTGTAAAACCGCGATAGCATTATCATCGCATTTGATAGTATTTGTTAAAACATCCCACGTCGAATTATTTATTATAGAATTATTATTAATGTTATTTTGATTTGATTGAATATAGTTAATCATACTTCTTATATCAGATTTAAATAAACATTGTATGGATGTAAGTTTTTCATTACAAATATTTAAATTTTCTTTAATAGTTATTGTAGATAAAAAATTAACAATATCTTCTTTCGGTAGTTGATTAAAACGTATTCTCATGAATTCATTTTGCAATGATTCATCAATACGACTAATGTAATTACAAATTAAACAGAACCTTACATTTTCTGTAAATCCTTGTAGTAAGTATTTAAGAGCTTGTTGAGCATTTTTTGTCATATAGTCAACTTCGTCCAGAATTACAAATTTAATTCCATTATGAAATAATGATTTTGAATTTACAAATTGATAAATTTGATTACGAATAATATCAATGCCTCTTTCATCAGATGCGTTTAAATGAATCATTAATCCCTTATTTAATTGATTATGTTTTTCTTGGTATTTATTTATCAAATTTATAATTGTCGTGGTTTTTCCAGTGCCAGGTGGTCCATATAAAAGAATGTTTGGGAAATAATTAGTATTAATAATATTTGATATGATGGATTTATTAAATGTGTCCAGAACTATATCATTTAAATCGGTTGGCCTATACTTTTCAACCCAAGGTATACTAACTGAGTTCATTAGTGAATAAATTAAAATTGTATTTATATTTATATAAATATAAGTATAAATATAAGTATAAGTATAAATATAACTATAAGTATAAATAAATGGCGGCTATTATGGATATTTACGCTGATAGTGGTTATTTGGAGATAATAAAAGGTCCTATGTTTTCAGGGAAAACAACTAGATTGCTGGATATACATAAAAAATATTCATTTTGTGGTCTTGACACTATGGTAATTAATTATACAAAAGACAATCGTTATTCGGATGTATTATTATCATCTCACGATAAGGTAATGATTCCTTGTATAAAAACATTACAATTGTCACATATTGTAAATTTTGCAGATATAACAAAAAGTACGCATTATAAAGAATTTATAGAAGCAAAGGCGATTTTGATTAATGAAGGGCAGTTTTTCAATGACATTGTCGGCTGGGTTACGACTGCAGTTGAAAGTTACAATAAAATTGTTTATGTGTGTGGATTAAATAGTGATTTTACAAGAAAAAAATTTGGCAATTGGTTAGATTTAGAAATGATTTGTGATCATATTGTTATGTTACACTCATTTTGTAGTCATTGTAAAAAAAAACCCGCACTATTTAGCCATCGATTAAGTAAACAACGCGAGATTGAACTCATTGGAACCGATTGTTATATTCCTGTGTGTAGAAAATGCTACAATACTTTAACCCAAGATAAATCTTGAAAAATAATATTATTTCATTTATACTATTATTTCATTTATACTATTATTTAAGTATTTAATAAAACGATTTAAATTATGTTGGTTAATAATGATAAATATAGATGTCTGCCGAAAATTCGCAAAAAAAAACTGAAAAAACTCCTCGAAAGAGAATGAAAAAAAATGATTTAACTATAGAGCAGAGCACATGTGGATCGTCAGCACCAGCAGAGGCAGAGGCAGCACCAGCAGAAGGAGAACCGCCGATAGAATTAGAACAACTTTTAGACGTGAACCTAAAAATTCCAAAAAAGCGCGGACGTAAACCAAAAGGGGGAAAAATAGTTCAAACTAATTTTTTAATAAATGATAAAAAATCATATGAACCAAATATCATAATGCATCTTAAATGCGGAGAAGCAGACATAGCTCAAAATGTATTTTCTTCAATTATATATGAACCTAATCTTTTTCCAGTTGAAACATTTCAGTTCGATAATTCAAAAACATACGATCTTGGATTTAGTACAATTGATTATGGTGTGAAAGAATTTAAAAAAAATGAATTAGAAAGTTCACCCACTTTATGTGAGGATAATAATAATACATTATCAAATGAAAATGAAGAACAAAAAACATTATGGAATAAATTAAAGGAACTTACATATCAATTGCATACGAATAGTATTTCAGATAAAAAGTCTGCTTGTTTTTGGTGCACGTGTGATTTTGATAATCCAACGATATTAATACCAAAATTCGAATTAAATAAAATATATCAGTGTTATGGTTGTTTTTGCAGTCCTGAATGTGCAACCGCTCATCTATTTAAAGAACCAATAGACACATCAACTCGGTTTGAGAGATATCATTTACTTAACCATATCTATTGTAAAATATATAATTATGAGAAAAATATTAAGCCTGCGCCAAATCCTTATTATACCTTAAATAAATATTACGGAAATCTCTCTATTCAGGATTATAGAAAACTATTAAAAAATGAAAGGTTGTTACTAATTGTGGATAAACCTCTTTCGCGAGTTTTACCAGAGTTACATGAAGATAATGATGATTATATGTTTAGTGGAACTACTATTTCAAGTTCAAATAAATATAAGTTGCGTCGTAAAACAAAACAAACAAAGACAGATATTTTATGTGATACATTTAATTTAAAATAATAAAATTAATATATATATAAATGTCACTTAAAAGAAGTTCTAATAAGTCTAGTCAAAATTTAGAAATAGAACCCCTTCTTTATGCTGCTTCAGAAGAACCCGACAATTTATTATATGATCCCGTTAATAATCCAAATGGACAAACCGCGCGAGAGCATATGTTCGATGGGTTTACTATTTTATATCATTTAAGTAAAGGTAACACTCTCTATTCGAGTGATTCAGTACCAACGGCACAATCTTTTACATTAGCTGAGGGAAGAGCAATTGAAGCAGAAAATAGAATGATAATTAATGACAAACAACAAATGCTTGGGCACACGAAAAGAAGGAGTGGGAGCACTAAAAAAATTGGTGGACGCATGAAAACAACGAATGGACGTACTAGAAAAATGATGAAAACAAGGAGCGGAAGCACTAGAAAAAGTAATGCTCCTAGTAGAGGCAGTACAAACGTAGGTGGTGGTAGAAGGAGTCGAAAATCTAAATAAATAATGATAATATTATGATATTTTTATGAAAATAAAATAATATTATCTTTTTCCTATCAATCAGATAGGCTCCGATGTTTCTTTCATTTTTAATTCTTTTTCTTTTTTTATTTCATATGTTTTTGAAGCATTATCCATCATATATCTAATTTCCTTAAATACTTGTTGATTTACCGAAAATTTTGATGAAACTGGTCTCTTTACATTGTTAAAAGGTAACATATATTCACGAATTACATCCATTACATTGTTATTATGTTGTTTTAATTTTTCCTCGGATTTTTCTTTGGTATAATCCGTTTGGCGCATAATGATATTAATCTCTTCGTTCTCATCCATTTTGTAATATAAAATAAAGTATTTTTTAAATCATATTAAATGAACTTTATATATTTTAACAAATACAAAATGTCTTCTATTATTTCAGAAACTGAAATTAATAATTCAACAAGAACAATTTTTTCAATATTAATTGAAAATATTAATATAGATATCAATAAAGTGATTGAAACGCGTTTATATCCTCTTATTAATAAAATGCAACGTGACAAGAGTAATATGAAAGTGATAGAACAAATATTATATCAGTTACCTGAATTTCAAAATTTAAAGAAAGAAAATGAAAGACTACAAAAAGAAGTATCATCGTTCAATAAGGATACAAGTGAAATTAAATTAAATATTTTTGAAGAACCGGCAAAAGAAGAAAACATCATTTCTGTAAAAGATATTTACAATAGTTTCTCGCATGTAAATAATAATCATAGCGATACGGAAGAAGAAGAGGAAGAAGAAGAGGAAGAAGAAGAGGAGGAAGAAGAAGAGGAAGAGGAAGAAGAGGAGGAAGAGGAAGAAGAGGAAGAAGAAGAGGAGGAAGAAGAGGAAGAAGAGGAGGAAGAGGAAGAAGAGGAAGAAGAGGAAGAAGAGGAGGAAGAGGAAGAAGAGGAGGAAGAGGAAGAAGAGGAAGAAGAGGAGGAAGAACTTGTAGTAGTGCCAGAACTTGTAGTAGTGCCAGAACTTGTAGTAGTGCCAGAACTTGTAGTAGTGCCAGAACTTGTAGCAGTGCCAGAACTTGTAGTAGTGCCAGAACTTGTAGTAGTGCCAGAACTTGTAGTAGTGCCAGAACTTGTAGCAGTGCCAGAACTTGTAGAAGAAGAAGAAGAAGAGGTTTTTTTTGTATATATTAAAGGACGTGGAAAGTTTTATACAAATAATGAGGTTAATGGCGACATTTACAATGTAGTAGGAGACGACGAAGATGTAGGAGAACAATTAGGGAAGTTTATTAATAAGATAGCAATATTTACGTAAATATTAATATTATACAATATGATTTAAACTTAGATTATATAATAAGAATAAGTGTTAATGATTTGGGGGTTTTTATTCACGATTCCAATAATAGTAGTTACACATAAATTAATGTCTTATTTTTACCCTGAAAGAATGAGAAAACTAACAAGGAAAACGGGATGGAATACATTAGAATTATGTTCTCGGGCCGAGATTTATATTTCAAAATTCTACAATAAAATTAAATACTATTTACCTAATATATTGAGCCCAAATATTACATTTATAAATGATGGGGATGAAATTTTAAACTATTCTTTATCAGAATATATAACTATACAAAAAAATCAGGAAAATACATTGAAATATGATTTTGTTTTATACGAAGTGAATATAATAACAATGGACAACTATAGTAAATATGATAAGTATACAATAAGATATGATAGTGAGAATGATATTATGCCTTTTGAATATAAAGATTCAGAAAATACACTAGATTTGAATATGATACAATTAACTTTCAAAGAGACAATGACACCATATAAGATTGACTTTGGTAGAAATAATTTTAATATTAGTGGGAATATATTATTTGATAGAAAATTTTTAAAATGGTATATGAAAATAAATTATTCAATTGTGCTAGACGATAGCGATGAGTATATTATAACTTTTATAGATCAGAATATGAATTATATAACTTTACAAAATGATTGTTACATTGTAATTGATAAAAACAATTATAAAATAATAAATAATGTTAGCAATTCAAAATAATATATTTTAATAAACGATATAAATAAAATTGATATATAAATTATATATATGGATAACTCCATACCTATAATGGATACACCAATATCTAGTTCTACCGATTACAAATTATATGATAAATGGACGTTGTGGTCACATTTACCTCATGACACTAATTGGACTTTTGAAAGTTATTCACGCGTATTTACATTTGATAGTATTCATTCTATTATAATGTTACTTGAAACAATACCAGATGAAATGATTACAAATTGTATGTTATTTATTATGCGCGATGGTATAAAACCAATGTGGGAAGATCCTAAAAATAAAAAAGGAGGATGTTTTTCATATAAAATTAATAACAAAAATACAAGTTCAGTTTGGAAAAATTTATCATATAGTTTGGTAGGAGAGAGTTTGAGTGAAAACGTAAACGTAAGAACAAATATTAATGGTATTACAATTTCGCCAAAGAAAAATTTCTGTATTGTAAAAATATGGCTTGCAAATTGCAATTATCAAAATCCATCTGTTATTTCAGATGGTCTAGGAATTACAAGTCAGGGTTGTTTGTTTAAAACGCATCTAACTGATTAGATTATATATTTCAAATGTCGATTTTTTTTGTTGTAAAGAACGATTATAACAAAAAATATAAATTAAATTATTATGATGACGGGAGACTTGCCAACGCAAGTTTGATGACACCTAAACTTGCAACATTATATTTAACAACTAGAGGCAAATTATTCTCTAAATATATTTCAATTTGACTACATAAATTAGTACATTTAATAAAATAACTTAAATTCTTCAAAGAAAATTCTCCTTGAATAATTTTGCTTACATCTTGTTTTTTGATAAATTCCATAGCTCCGTCAGATTCATCGCGCCTGATTTCGGCTGATGCGAAACCTCCAGTGCATTTAAAAATAAGTTCGGCGCCTTCATTTGTAGCGATAGATTTAATTTCAATCTTATCCGAAATAATAGATAAATCACGAATAATTTTCTGAAAATCAACTGAAGGTAGATTTATAACTGAAGAAAATTTTACATCAGGCACATCTAATTCTTCGTTATCAGGTTCAATTAAACGAAGTTTTTGTATCTTTTGCTGTTTAATCTCTTCATTATCAAATTTCAACCCAAGAAATTGAACGATTCCATCCATATAATCTGCTTCTTCAATATAGATAGTTAAGGTATCATTATTATCAATCGTATTGATTAATTTAAATAAATGAAACATATTAACACCAATAATAATTTTATCCATCTTACATTCATAAAGTTCGAAATTTGGTGCCTCTAATGAAAGATGGGCGAGAATAGTATGAGATTTATCCATATTAATAATTTTAATACCTTCCTTCGTAAAGGTAATATTTGTTTCTAATAGGATATCTTTTAACGCCGTCATTAAAGTGCGAAATGGCGCAATTTGAACTGTTTGAATTGTCAAAATGTTATTAGGATATTTCGACATTAAATGGTATATAATAGTTAAAAAGTAAAATCTTTAAATTATATGTATTATAACTTAATTAGGGTTGCTGTTTTATTGGACCTATTTTTTAAAGGGTTTGCGTTATAATTTCGTATCGGCTTCATCGTGCGGATTTTTAAATGAATTTGTCTTTTCTACTCATAAAATTTGCCGTTTTTTTATTATATATATATATAAATGGTATTTAATAAACAATTAATGTCTATTTTTCAATTCTTTTTGGTTATATTATTAATTATTAGTTTTTACATGTTATATTTATCAGTATATAAAAGAAATTATACTGATATTAATTGCTGGCAGTTTCCAATGTTATTAGCTATATTACTTGAAACGTTTATGTAAAGATATTAAAGATTATTTAACAATTAAATAATTAGTCAAGTTATAAATCATGAGCATATGTGAATTATACTTGGATAAAAAGATACACGATAATATAGATAAATTAATAATTAAATATAAATCGAATGAGTATGTTTTTAAAAGATTAATAAATTACATTGAAAATTTATTACCAGTGGCATTAGAAAATGATACTATTGTACAAAAACAACGCGAAGATCGTAAAAATCAATTAAGTGCAAATCGAGATGAATTTACGAATCGTTTTCTACACAAAAATAATTATTTTTATAGCATTCAAACCGAGCTATTTTTACATTACGACGGACAACATTTTGTAATTATCAATGAAGATGATATTCAATATCAAATACTTACAACAATATCATCCGAAAAAAGTTTACGTGAATGGAAGCACAAAGTGAATAAAAATATAATAAAGAGAATAAAAGAACGCTCTCCACTAAATGCTATACCAGAATCGGTTACGATACAAAATGTAATAAATTCATTATCGCCTCATATATTTCCATCAAGAAATAATGTAAAATATTTTCTTACAATTATTGGAGAGTGTCTTTCATATGAAAATAAAACAAATGAAATAATTTATATATTTCCACCAGCATTAAAAGAAATTATAAGAGAGATTGGAAACCAATGTTATACCTATTTTGGCTTATCTGGTATATTTGGGAATATTAAATTCAAATATTACGATCATAACTATAAAGATTGCAGATTACTTTCGATTGAAGCAAACTACGTGCGTAAAAAAATAACAATTCCATTTTTACTAAAAAAATACATGATTGACTTTTTGTGTGTATCAGCGCATTATGCAAGCCGATATGGTTCGTCCGACATATTTTTGAACCATTGCTCGGACGCTCATTTGGTAGAACATTCCTTATTTTTATCAAAAAATACTCCAGAAAATATTGTATTAAGATTCATTGAAACGTCATTAATACCTTCGATTGCGTCTACTATAGATATTAAAAACATGATTTTCTTATGGAAAAAATTCCTCAATGATTTATTTATACCTAATATTATTTTTTATGAAGCATTAAAAACCATTTTAAAAACAAAAATAATCTTCGATGAAAAGGAAGAATGTTTTATTGGGTATACTGGAATCCATTTACCAATTGTATCTCAATATATTAAATTTTGGGATGAAACTATAATTGATTGTAATGACGAAAACGAAGAAGGAGAGAATGAGTTGGAATTGGACGAAATCTGTATTTTATTCAAATATTGGAACACAATTAACAAAATAAATTATAGAATGGTGAATGATGCGTTTATAATTGATATTATACAACATTTTTATCCAGATATAGAGATACAAAATAATAAATATATATTAAATGTTAAATCCAAATTATGGGATAAAAAAGCCGAGGTGATAAATACTTTAAAAAAATACAAAAAAGAAGATGAGTATTATAAATCATCATATGACATGTCATGTGATTCATACAATATATATGAATTTTATTCATTACAAGCAAAAAATAAATATAATTTACTAGTAAGTAAACGATATTTTGAAAGGGTTGCAAAGGAAACAAATGAAAATATAACGTTAATGCTTTAAACCTTTTTACATTTACACCTTTTAACATTTCAAACGCCGATTATTTTGCGTTTATGTGAATAATCAATCTATCATCTTTACTACACTCACTATCTAAATGATAAACTTTATTAATTCGTGGTTGTAAAATAGTTAATAAATTTTCTTTATTTATTTTACTCCAATCTTCTAAATGACCACTTGATTTATCTAAACCAAATAATCTAAAATCGTCTATAATAATAATAGCCTCATTTGTGAATAAATTATTTATATGTTTAATTTCTTCATCTAAAGGACAATCTTTAATGCTTTTTCCCGTATCACCTGATGACCAATGACCATCTAAAAAAAATATACATTTATCAGTAATATTTGGTAATAAAATGTTAAATACGATAGAACTATCCCCTAATATAAAGTTAATTTTATTACCACTATATTTATTTTTTGTATTATTATAATATTTTTCACTAAATTCAATTGTATATAATCTATTAAAATATGGTTCTAAAGCAAAAGTTGTACCACCATTCAAAGTTCCTGTTTCAATAAAACAATTATATTTTTTATAATCATCTTGTAATAAATTCAAAAACGAAATATTAAGAGAAGGCATTATATATACATATAATATATAAATTAAACGCAAAATAATCGGCGTTTGAAATGTTAAAAGGTGTAAAACGCCGATTATTTTACAATAAAATTGAATTAAAATTGTAAAATAATAGATAACATAAAAACATCAAATATGGAGAAGTTAAACTTTTATTTAGAATATAAAATTAAAGAGTTAAATGGAGGGTGGATTTCTAAAAACTCAGGATACGAAAAGGAAGCGTGTATTAATTTAGGATTTAATTGTGAAACAAAGCGATATTGGGATTGTGAATATGACGGATTATATATTGAAATTAAAAAGGGGAAATCAATATGGTTAAATGAAGTAAGATATTGTGAAATATTTATGAGCGACAATGATGAATGTAAAAAAGAAACAATAACTATATTCTTAATACCATCAAAAGATAAAAATAGAATTGAAAATATTATTATTATTAATACACGAAAATTAATACAATTTTTGAAAATAAATACAGAATGGGCAGAAAGGTTATTAATTCGTAATAAAGAAACAACCAGAAGTTTAAATTGTCAACAAAGCATCACCTTAAAAGATTTAAAATTAATTGCCGATTATATTATTAAATATTCAAATGTGTAAAAATATATAATTTCATAAAATCGGCGTTTGAAATGTAAAAAGGTGTAAAATATATAAAATACTTACTTTCGGGATTTACGCCTGGTCTTCCGCATTTTCTTAGCGGACATATCATTTTTAATAAACCCAAATTGTCCCTTTTTGGTTAAATACCCCGCTTTGACTAGCCGTTTTTCGTTTTTAGCAGTATGATGCTTTCTTTTGGAAACAATGCGGCCATTTTTATTCATCATCAAGTTACTTTTAGTCAAATTTCCTGATGTTTTATAAGCATTCCCATGCCATACTTGTGCACGAGAACCTTCCAATTTCTCACATTTCTCACCATTTATATGGTACATGCCGTCCGCCGATTTCATATGTTTTTTAACCATTTATATATGTAGATGAGAAAAATATATAATATATCTAAATATATTATATATTTTACAATTGACTAAATATAAGATTAAAATGTATTTCTCGGTGGTTCTATAATATACGCATTTGGATTATTTATGAATGATACTCTACCATACCTAGAACCGCCTATTCTCACTATTTCAGAATAACGCATTGCGCGTGTTTTACTCGAACTATTCGTATTTCCATTGAATTGTTTATTATTTATTGCTAAAGCGGGGCTTTTACAAATATATGGACAATCTTTATTTATTGTTGTAGGCATTACTATACATATATAGACATTATTTAATTGCATATATTTTATTATCCGTAGCACTAATATAAATAGTGCCATCAGCTCCTAAAACTGGCTGAGATAAACGCGAATTACTAGATATTTTATAGTCCCAGTTAGATGTAAATGAATTACCATTATCAGTTAATGAATGAAGAATGCCGTCATTTTTTCTCCACGTACTTTCAACAAAAACATCGCCTGTAATATAATCTCTACCCCGAATTGATGTAAAAAACAACGTTCCGTTCGCATCGATAATTGGCGATGTATAATAAACATTAGTATTAAAGTATCTCCATTTAATGTCGCCATTCAAACGATTTATTGCATATAAATATGCGATAGTAGCAAGATAAATAGTGTCACCATTAATAGATGGCGTATTGTAAAATGGCCCTATTTTATCCTGATACCCTCGCACCCATAGTGCTATACCAGTTATACCATCAATATAATGTAAAACACCCTCCATAGTAGAACCATTTCCAATACAAACATTATTGAAACTATCAATTACCGGAGAACCATATATTGGATGAACGCCGTTAGGGAGTGACGTGCTCGCATTATAACTCCATTTACTTAATCCTGTTAAAGAATCAATTGCGTATACATAACCATCATCTGAACCAAAATAAAGCCATCCGTTTTGTCCTAATGCAGGAGATGAGTTAACATTCGCGTTTGTATGAAAAGGAGATAACCATTTATCATATGCATTAATTGTATTATCGCCAATACTATACACACTTTTACCAGCACCGAAATAAATATGATTATTAGAATCAATTATAGGTGAAGATTGTAATGGATTTCCAGCATTGTACGAAAATTTAATAGTTCCGTTTTCATTTATAGCATATATATAACCTTCATTTGACCCTACGTAAATTGTTCCATCAGAACTAATTGCCGGCGTAGTATAAATTGAATTCGGCGAATTAAATGGAACATTATATGTGTTACTTATCTGTGTCTTCCAATTCTCAGAACCATTTTCGGAATTTATTGAATAAATATAACCATCATTAGATCCCAAATAAAGAGTTCCAGACGAACCAATTGATATTGAAGGAGATAAGAATAAATTACCTGAAACAAATAAAGCTGGGTTATTCCAGCGATGTGATGGCGTAGTCGTAGGACCACTATATGCACTAACATTTGTATGACGTGTATCTAACATATACATAGATACAACGGGTGTCATAGGTAAAATTGTAGGTCCATTTCCACTAATATCATATATTTTGCCATTATTTACCCCAATTAAAATATGATTATCATTCGTAATAACTGGAGTTGATTGTATAGAAGCACCAGTATTATATTTCCATAAATGTTTACGTATAGATGGATTAATGCAATATAAATCATTAGACCTAGTTCCGAAATATACATTATTACTTGAGTCAATTGTTGGTATAGAATTATTTTGCACAGAAACGTCAGAAATATGCGAAGTATCAATATTGTATTTCCATTCTATTTTACCATTTAAACTATCGATTACATTAAACAAATTTTTAGAAGTTAAATAAATTTTATCATTTGAACCTATCGCAATTGCAGATAAATTTACATCATTAACATTAATCGGTGGCCATTGTTCGTTTGTAATACTATTACTAACATCATACGCATATACGAATCCTTTTGTAGTGGAGACATAAACACTTGTATCTCCTCGAATAGACGGGGTTGTATAATTTCCAATAATATTTGTTTCAGTTATAGTGCTTGACCACAATTTATTTAAACTTGAATAATCTAAATTATTCGATAAATCAATCATATTAATTGTTGAGCTAGTTGTAGACGCGTTATATGTAGTATAACATAATTTATTATTAGACGCGTCTAATGCAGGCGTGCCGCTTATAATAGTTTGTAAATTTTCTACATCTGGATATATCCAGCCAATCACTCCAATAAGTCCAGTGTCATTTATTTTATAAATAATTCCATTATCGGTTCCAACATATATATTTTGACTTATGTCTATTACGGGAGATGTTGTACAATTTCCCCCGTATTCCATTACTAAATTCCATTTTGTTCTACCAGTTATTACATTATCAGTTAATGCATAAAAATGTTTTGTTGTTAAAGAAGTGTTTGATGAAACATAAATTGTATTATCTAATCCAATAATAGGCGTGCCTACGAATTTATAATTATTTATAGCATACCGCCATCGTAATGTAAAATTACTATTAAAGGAGTAAAGAGAACCATCGCCAGAAACAATATAAATTTGGTTCAATCCATTAACTACCGCGGCGTTAGGATTTAACAAAAAAATGGTTGAATATGTTACTATATCTGATGGCAATATTGAAGGAGCATTATAAATACTATGATTTGTATGTTGAGGATTTAACATAAACATAGCTACAATTGGTTCTGGGACAACCAAAGGTTTTATATTCCATAAAAAACGAACTTTACCATCTTCTCCCGAGTTTCCTATGCCTCCTCCACTACTTCCGCCTCCAGAGACAATTGATTTATAGGAAGCAGATGATAAACTTCCACCACCGCCGCCTCCGCCCTGTTTACCTCCTGCACCACCTCCGTAACCCGCTCCTCCTCCTCCTCCGGCAAAAGTCCCGCCGCTACCACCTCCTCCGCCAATAAAAATGTAATTTTCCCCATTATTATTACTACTATCAATGTATCTAAACCCATTAACACCTCCGTTTATTCCACCTAAGCCTGCGTTTCCATTTCCGGATGTATTTCCGCCCTGACCGCCGCCTACGCCAGAACCAACAATACCAGTAATTCCGCCATTCCCACCATTTGAATTTGGATTATTTCCGGCGCCCCCTCCTCCTCCGGCAATAATATTAATAACCATAACTCCATCTGGGTTCATATATGAAATTGTTGTATTTCCTCCTCCCCCTCCACTTGATAACCCTTCTAAGGTTGTGCCATCACCTCCGTTACTTTTACTACTACCACCAGTCGTAATACCGCCAGTATTTAAAAAAGGTGCTTTTCCCCCGCTACCGATGTTAATATTTATATTATAAGAAATGTCTTCTTGTAAAAAGGGATAATTAGAAAAAACGTATGCGCCTCCTCCTCCGCTAGAAGAGTATGCATTTCCGCCGCCACCAGCACCATCTGCAATAATATAAAGAGACGTAACGCCTATATCTTTAAAAAATACTTGACTACTTCCTGTATATGAATAATTAAAACTATTGTCAAACGCCATATATAAATGTTAATTCTTTTTTTATAATTTACAAACAAAAAATGTTAAATGTGTATAATAATTTAAAAATAAAATTGAAAAAATGATTTATAAGTAAAGTGAGGTATAACACTAATCAATATGGATAAGTCAACTAAATCTAAGATTACTAAGACAAATGAAGATATTAATTTGGCGCACAAATACCAAAAAAAAACAGATAAACAACACGTGATTGATAATCCAGACACATATACAGGTTCTATGTCAATAACTGATTATGATTCATTTATTATTCATGAAGAAACAAATGAAGCAATGTTAGCGACAACTACAATTGTTGCTAAACAAATTTCAATTGTTCCTGGACTTTACAAGATTGTAGATGAAGCTCTTGTGAATGCGCGTGATCATTCTGTTCGGATGAAAGAATATATTGAGAAAGGAAGTGAAAATGGTATACCTGTGACAGAGATTGATATAACAATTGATGAAAAGGATGGTATTATTACAATTTATAATAATGGGAATGGAATTGATATTGCTAAACATCCGGTCGAAGATATTTGGATTCCTGAACTTATTTTTGCGCATTTACGCACATCGACAAATTATGATAAAGAAGCAAAAAAGGTGACAGGAGGAAAAAATGGGTTTGGAATCAAACTAGGATTTATCTGGTCAACATACGGGAGAATTGAAACGATTGACCACATTCGTAAATTGAAATATACGCAAGAATTTGAAGATAATTTAGATGTAATTAAAGCTCCCGTTGTGACAAAATCTTTAAAAAAACCTTATACATTAATATCGTTTAAGCCAGATTATAAGCGAATGGGTTTAACCGGACTTACCGCCGATATGTTAAATTTGTTAAAACGCCGTGTTTATGATTTAGCTGCCGTGACTGAAAAAAATGTTAGGGTAAAATATAATGGCGAAATAGTGCCTATCAAAAGCTTTTTACACTATGTAGATTTATATGTAGGGAATAAAAACATTACAACTCGCGTTCACGAAGAAGCAAATGAACGTTGGGAATACGTTGTATGTATGGCGCCAAAAGAAGAATTTACACATGTTTCTTTTGTAAACGGCATTTTTACTGGGAAAGGCGGCAAACACGTTGAATATATATTGAACCAATTCATTCGAAAAATGACTGCTTTCATTAAACAAAAGAAAAAGATTGACGTAAAGCCAAACACAATTAAAGAGCAAATCTTTCTTTTTATACGATGCACTATTGAAAATCCTGCATTTGATAGTCAAACCAAAGATTACGTGAATACACCTGTTAGTAGTTTTGGTTCTACTTGTGAAATTAGTGATAAGTTTATTGAAAAGGCAGCTAAACTAGGAATTATGGATGCTGCGTGTGCGTTAACTGAAGTAAAAACAAATAAAATAATAAAAAAACAGGATGGCGTAAAGAGTAAATCTGTTCGCGGAATTCCAAAACTAGTTGACGCAAATGATGCGGGCGGAGTAAATAGTGATAAGTGTATATTAATTCTGTGTGAAGGAGATTCAGCGAAGGCTGGCATTATGAGCGGTTTATCGGCAACAGACCGCAATACAATTGGAGTTTATCCTCTTCGCGGGAAATTATTTAATGTTCGTGGAGAGTCAGCCAAGCGAATTTCAGAAGTAAAAGAAATTCATGAGATTAAACAAATTATTGGGTTAGAAGCTGGTAAAAAATACACACCCCAAGAAGCCAAACAATTATTACGATATGGAACAATTGTCTTTATGACAGACCAAGATTTAGATGGTAGCCATATTAAAGGATTGTGTATAAATCTATTTGATTCTGAGTGGGCAACATTACTTTCTATTCCTGGTTTTATTGGGTTTATGAATACACCAATTATTAAAGCTCGGAAAGGAGCTCAAGAGCGTTTATTCTACAATGACGGCGAGTATAATGAGTGGAAAAGTATTGATAATACAAAAGGATGGACTATTAAATATTACAAAGGATTAGGGACTAGTACTGGAAAAGAATTTAAGGAATACTTTAAAAAAAAGAAAATCGTAAAATTTATTAGTACTGGTGAAAATAGCCGCGACGCAATTGATAAAGTATTTAATAAAAAAAGGGCTAGTGATAGAAAAGAATGGCTTGAAAACTATGATCGAACATTATATTTAGATACGAATAAAGATGAAATACCATATGAAGATTTTATTGGACAGGAAATGATACATTTTTCCAAGTATGATTGTGAACGTTCTATTCCTAATGGAATAGATGGTATGAAAACAAGTCAGCGTAAAATTCTTTATACTTGTTTATTGCGGCGTTTGACTAGTGAGGTTAAAGTAGCTCAATTAGGTGGTTCTGTTTCAGAAAAAAGCAGGTATCATCATGGCGAGCAAAGTTTGTATGGGGCAATTATTAACATGGCGCAAAATTTCGTCGGTTCAAACAATATCAATCTTTTAGAACCAAACGGACAATTTGGAACGCGATTACAAGGAGGCGATGACGCAGCATCTGAAAGATATATTTGTACTCAATTAAGTAAATTAACGAGATTGATTTTCCCTGAAGCGGATGATGCTATTCTAACTTATTTAGAGGATGATGGAACTCCAGTTGAGCCTATGTTCTATGTACCCATCATTCCTATGCAATTAATTAATGGCGGAAAGGGTATTGGCACTGGATTTAGTACAGATATTTTAAATTATAATCCCTTAACAATTATTGATTTTATTATAGATTCATTGAAAGAAGGCACACATAATTATGAAACTTTGAGTTTAGTGCCTTATTATTCAGGATTTAAAGGCAGCATTATTCCATTAACTGAAAGTAAATATTTGATTAAGGGTGTATATGAAATAATATCTGATAAACAAGTTAGAGTAACGGAACTGCCGATTGGCACATGGACTGATGACTATAAAAAATACATTGAAGAATTAATTGACATTAAGCCTTTAACAAGTGAAACTGATGATAAAAAACGTGGCAATGAGCCGAAAAAAACAAAATCAGTGAATCAAGTAAAGGATTATATAGATATGAGCACAGATACTAAGGTTGATATCACGATTACATTTGCTCCTGGTATTATTGAAAAACTACAAGCGACTATAAACGGCGACGAAGGGGATAGCCAGTGTAATGCTCTTGAAAAATTATTAAAACTATACACTACGCGTAGCACAACAAATATGCACGTTTTTGATGAAAATGAGAAATTGATTAAATGTGTAAAAGTAGAAGACCTTATTAAGCGATATATGGCGGTGCGAATGGATTACTATATAAAACGCAAAGCACATCAAGTAGTTGAGCTTGAGAAAGAATCGTGTATTTTATCGAATAAAGCTCGTTTTATTAGTGAATTACTTGAGGATACAATTGATCTTCGTAAAAAGAAAAGTATAGAAGTGAATACTATATTAAAATCTCGAAAGTATGATAAGGTAGATGAAGATGAAGATTATAAATACTTGGTGCGATTGCCTATGGATAGTGTTACAGAAGAAAATATTGCAAAAATTATTACAGAACGAGACAGAAAAAATGATGAACTTGGCGCATTGAAATGTACGGATGTAAAGGAAATATGGTTGAACGAATTAGGCGTGTTACGTAAAGAATATATTAAAATAGTTAATGATAAAGAAAAAGAAGAACAACAATATACATTGTCTTCTAGTATGAAGAAGAAGAAAGCAACAAATAAGAATTAAATAAATGGATTAATTATAATTAATTAGATTTTCTTCTAAAAATACTTTTAATTTTAAACTTGAGAAGGAGTTTAACATTTCATCATAATAAATGTCATAAAGATTAAACATATTGTATAAAATAAAATCATTCCATAGTTGTTCAATGAATGACGGATAAATCGAATTATATGTACTCCGCAAAATATCTAATTTTATATATCCTGTATTAATCTTAATCCATTCAAGGTGTTCATCAGAAGAATATCCCCATTTATTATTATTTGATATAAATTCTTGTTTAAACGAGTTCCAAATAACTATAATTTGTCGCTTACTTGGCATGCGTAACATTGGCATTAATTCAATCAATAATTCATTTATTTTTGTTAATTGGGTGGAGTTTGTTTTAAAATGTTCGTTTGAACATTCTTGATAGTTTGACGAAATTTTATATACTTTCAAAATATCATCATATAATTGTTGATATGACTCTTCGTAAAAATCATCAATATTAGATGTATTATTATTATTTTTTATAATAGGAAGTAATTCAGCAAATGATATATTATTACCTGAGTGAAATACATAATCTACCATTATTCCAAGTAAATCAAATAATTTATCTGTATTTTTGTATAAAATTTCATTGTTATTTTCTTCGAACCCGTATTTAGTTATTAAAAGTGTAAAGTAATTACGTGGATTATAGTGATAAATATTTTCTCTACGTTCGCCTTTGCATCCGCAACATTTAAAGAATATAGTTACCACTATTCTAGAAATGGTTTCACTAAAAGTAAACTTATATGAATCCATCTAATGTAATTATATAATGTAATGTTCTTAGATTATTTTCATTTTTATTCAAAAAAAATATCTCATAAAAATATCTCATAAAAGTAGTCTATTGGGTAATTGATAACCATGTATATTTTAATATTATTTATAATAATAAATAATTTTCTTCTTCTGAGTCAGTTTCATATTTATTGTAATATTGAGGGGTTTTAGTATCATATAGTGTTTCTTTAATTAATACGTTTATAATAGATTGAATATTCACAAATTCAATAATATAATCTTCTTGATTTTTTTTAGTATAAATACACCACTCTAATATAGTTATAATACCTACTGCCTTTTTTAAATTAAGATTTTTAATATTTTTATTGTATGCTTCTACTAGATTATTATGTTTCGCTTGATATTCTTGAATAGTTTTATTATTTTCATTAATACTTTTTGCACTGCTCTCGAATAAATCAGATAGAGAACCTGATGTATTGGTAATTGGATTGATTTTATTCGCCATAATGTGAAATTATCATTATTATTATGAAGATGGACATTTATTATTTCAATTTTTATTTTAAAACCATTTTTTAAGTTGCAGCTGTTTATCGTTGGTGCTAGACATAATAGGCATAGCAATCGGTACAACCAATGTGCTTGCATCTCTCTTATATTTCATATAACCATCTGCTTCGCCGTAGACTTGATTTATAGAGAAGTTCAAAACAATCTGATTTAACTCTTTAATTTGTCCAGATATATCAGTTGGTAAATTCTTGGCATATTGTAGGAATATAGCACGCATAATAATCTGTAATTCATCCAGATTTTGTTCGCCAATTACATATTGGTGGTTTGATTTATTATATACACCAGCACGAATACCATTTTGAATAATTTGTATGTTTTTTCCACTAAAGAAAGCGATTGATAACTGCGTATCATACCAATTTCCTGTCATAGCATCTCTAAAAGAATATTTAGTGCTATTAATTGGAATTTTATCTGCCATAGAAAAAAGCTGTTCTATATTTGAACCTAATATATCTACTCTACCATTACTTTGTTGCATATACATATTCATAATTCTTATATAATATATTATGAAAGTAATATAATGTATTTATATAATATAATATGTTTCAAAAGATGGTAAGTACTATTGCGATTATTATTTTAATAATATCATTATGTTTTATCGGCGTAGCATTATATCGTCAAAAGTATAATTCAGATTATCCTCCGGTTATTCCTAATTGTCCTGATTATTGGGATATGTCTGGTAATAATATATGTAAAAACTCAAAATCTTTAGGAAATGATAATGAAGCATGTCGCGCAGATAAAGATTTTTCTTCAGCTCAATGGGCGGGACAAATGGGGTTATGTAGCAAATACAAATGGGCAAAATCATGTAATTTGACTTGGGATGGTATTTCGGATAATCAAGAATTATGCAGTTAAAAATCTTAACGATTAATTATATATAAAAAGATTAATATATTGTTTAATAATGCAAGATATTAACTACAATTGTATTTTAGATAGGGAAGCTATAAGTGAATCAATTAAAACATTTTTAATAAATTTTGAAGAAAATAAAAAAAATTTATCATTAAAACGAGGGATTTATATTTATGGTGCGCCTGGGAGTGGGAAAACTAAATTTGTAACAAAACTATTAGATGATTTAAACTATGATATTATTAAGTATGACGCAGGCGATATTAGAAATAAATCAGTAATTGATACAATTACAAAAAATAATATGTCGGATAAAAGTGTCATCAGTTTATTCAATAAAAAATCCAAGCCTATTGCTATTATAATGGATGAAATTGATGGAATGAATAACGGGGATAAAGGAGGTATAAACTCATTGATAAAAATGATTCGCCCAAAAAAAACCAAAAAACAAAAATTAGAAGAATTATCATTTATTCCAATTATATGTATAAGCAGTTATCACGTAGATAAAAAGATTAAGGAATTAATGAAAGTATGTATTGTATATGAATTAACTACGCCAACAAATAATCAAATGCAAACTATATTAAAAAAAGCATTTCCAATGCTGGATGAAAGTATTCAAGTAAATATGTCTCTATTTTTGCAAGGAGACTTACGTAAACTAAACTCAATTAATAACATATATAAGCATAATAATGATATTTTAAATAAAGAAATATTTAAAAATATATTCAAACCGAAATATTATAATGAAGATACGAAAGAAATTACGCAAAAATTATTCAATGATAGATTTTCTATTTCGGAACACAATACATTAATGAATGATACCGATAGAACTATTGTTGGTTTATTATGGCATGAAAATATTATAGATGTTATAAATAAAACTCCTAATAAAATAAGCATGCCTCTTTATAAAAAGTTATTAGACAATATATGTTTTTCTGATTATATTGATCGTATTACATTTCAAAAACAAATATGGCAATTTAATGAGATGAGTTCATTGATAAAAACATTTTATTGTAATAAAATTTTACATGATACGATTGATTCAAATAATAAAAGTATTTTTGTAAAAAATATACCAGAAATACGTTTCACAAAGGTGCTTACCAAATATAGTACCGAATATAATAATTTTTTATTTATACAAGAATTATGTCAAAAGTTATCGTTGGATAAAAAAGATACATTTTCTTTTTTTATTAAATTACGAGATAAATATTCGGAAGAAGATTTATACCATATATTTGATTTGTATGAAATTAGCAAGTTGGATATAAATAGAATTTATCGATACCTTGATAAATATATAAATAAAGATTATAAATCAACAAAGGATGATACATCGATCGAGATGGAATATTTGGAAACTGAGTAAAATATAAATTATAACATAATTATAACATAATTATAACATAATTATAATATAAATATAATTCTAATTTAAAATTATAATAGTTAAATTATAAAGATGAAATTAACTATTTCAGAAAAGGAAAAAAAGGAAAAAACTCCTACACTATGTTTAAACATGATAGTAAAAAATGAATCAAATGTCATTGTTAATACGTTAAATAATCTTTTTAAATATATTAATTTTGATTATTGGGTTATTTCTGATACGGGTTCAACTGATGAAACACAGGAAATAATACAAGATTATTTTCTAAAAAAAGGAATTCCAGGTGAATTATTTTCACATGAATGGAAAGATTTTGGATATAACAGGACGAAAGCGTTAGATTGCGCATACAACAAAACTGATTATTTATTTATATTTGATGCCGATGATAAAATACATGGTGATTTTAAATTACCCTTCAACATATCAAGCACTAAATGTTTTGACCGATACATGTTAAAATTTGGAAAAGGATTTGAATATGTGCGTCCATTATTAATAAATAATCGAAAACACTGGGAATTTAAAGGAGTATTACATGAATATTTATCAAATAAAGAAGAGATTAATGAAGAAAATTATATTATTGAAGGTGATTATTTTATTGATTCAGGTAGAACTGGAAATCGTAGTCAAAACCCAACAAAGTATTACGATGATGCGATTTTGCTAGAAAACGCGTATGAATCCGAGTTATCGTTGCCAGACAAAGGAATGTCAGGCCGTTATGCATTTTATTGTGCGCGTAGTTATAATGATGCTGGAATTAGCTATAATAATAAAGCGATTGAATGGTATAAAAAAGTATTGGATATTCATAATCATTGGAGTCAGGAAAAATATTATGCTTCTCAAGAACTTGGAATAATATATAGGACAAAAAATGACATGGAAAATTCTCTGAAATATTTTATTAAAACATTAGAGTATGATAATGAACGAATAGAAGGACTCATAATGGCGATCGAATATTTGTATAGTTCGGATCAATACGTTTTAATAAATGCTTTATACCATAAATTTAAAGATTACAATAAGAAACCTAAAGATAAATTATTCATTAATACACATTTTTATGAAGATAAACTTGAGTTTTATAATGCTATAACTGCATATAAGGCGCATGATAAAGAATCGGGATATAAATGCTGCAAAAGTGTAATATTGAACAATATTATTGGGCAAAATGAGTTAAATATAGTTATAAATAATTTATTTTGTTGTTACAAGGATTTTCTAGAAAATGATAAAAGCACATTATCTCTCTTTAAATTCTTGGATACATTGTTATGTAATAATAATGACATGGTAAACAATCCTATTGTAGTTGAGTTATGGAATTATTTATTTAATAAGAATAAAAAAATATTTACATTATTTAATAAAAATATAGCGAAAAATATTCGAACTTCATTGCAATCTCATAAAACGCAATCAGATAAAGTATTAATTACATTTACCACATGTAAACGGCTAGATTTATTTAAGCAAACAATTAATTCATTTATAAATAATTGTAATGATGTAGAAATGATAAATCATTGGTTTTGTGTAGATGATAATTCGTGTGAAGAAGACCGACTATATATGAAAACAACATATGATTGGATTGAATACTATATGAAAACCACGACCGAAAAGGGACATCGACATAGTATGAATATTATATGGAATAAATTAGAAACCACAAAACCTAAATACTGGTTACATCTAGAAGATGATTTTCTATTTTATCACCCGATGAATTATATTAATGGTTCTATTGAAGTTTTATCCAATAACAACCATAACATAAAACAAGTTGTATTTAATAGAAATTATGCAGAAACAATAGAACATTATAATGTAAAAAGCCATTTGCCAATGAAAAATCCGCCATTATATTCAACTATTTTATTGCACGATCATCGCCCGGATGAGAATATAACACATGTTCAAAATTCACATTATTGGCCACATTTTAGTTTTCGTCCTTCGATGACCCTAGTAAAAAATATATTAAAGTTAGGTAATTTTGATACGCCTAATACATTTTTTGAGCGAGACTATGCCGATAAATGGAATAATGCAAATTATAAAACAGCGTTTTTTAACCGAATAACACATCAGCATATAGGAAGATTAACATCCGATGTGAATAGTTCCAAAAAAAATGCATATCAGCTTAACGAAGAACCGCAATTTTATGAAATTAATGGTAAACATATTAAAATAGTCAATTTAACTCGTCGAACCGACCGAAAAACGGCAATGACAGCACTTTTCAAGGAACATAATGTAAACAAATATTCTTTTTATAATGCTATAGACGGAAATGATTTAAAATCCACGAATGAATTAAAAAACATATTTGAAGGAAATGATTTTGGAAATCGATATGGAGTCATTGGTTGTGCTCTAACACATTTAAATATATGGAAGGAACTATTATCGGACAATGATAATAATTATTATCTAATATTTGAAGATGATATATCATTCACCCAAAGTAAATTTAATGAGAGATTAAGTGATTTAAAATGCGATTTTGAAAAAAATGAGATACTATTTCTGGGGTATCATATGTTTTCAGACAAACGTAAAGAGGTTCAGGGTATATACGATATTATTACAGACGACACTACTATAAAGATTGAAAACCTAAATAAAGAATTGTACGTAGGAGGCACATTTGCATATTCAGTGAATAAAATTGGTGCTAAAAAATTAATTGATTATATAGAACAAAATGGAATTAAGCATGGTATTGATTACATTATGAATATTACTCCAAATTTGAATATATCTGAAACACGTCCACTAATTGTGTATTCCGAATGGTATGAGACTATTGATAATATAGTCGATACAGATATTCAAACTAATTCAGGTAGTTTGGATTTTAATAATACAATCGAAACACAATTTGAATTTATAGAAAAATTAGACCAAATTGGCAATGATTTATATTTTAAACCAGGAACAATAACGGAATCTATGATAAATGCTCTTAATGATGATACATGTATTGGATTCAATACATTAGGATTTTTCAAAAATAAAGTAGATTTCTTAACTCCTTCACACTATTTCAAAGAAACTGATGGAATGTACATTAAAAAAACTTATAATACCCGTGTTAAAATGTTATGTAATTGGTGTTCATCAGAACAATTATGTAAGGAATGGTCTAATATGTATATGATTAAAAATGGAAATCAAAAATATAAGAATATTAAAATGACCTGGACTACAGATCCAAATGAAATTGATTATTATGTTATTATTAATTTTCCACAACCAACAGACCAGTATGTTCCCGAACGTACTATTGTATTTCAAATGGAACCATGGATTTATGATACACAAAAGTATTGGGGAACAAAAATGTGGGGTGAATGGGCATGCCCCGACCCGACTAAATTTTTAAAGGTTTTTACTCATAAAACGCATTTAAATAACGTGCAATGGCAAATTGATTATCCATTTTCCACTAAACCTATATTTAATACAAGGCAAAATAAAATGGCAACAATTTGTAGCAAAAAGAATTTTGACGAAGGACATTTATTGCGAAATAAATTTATTAAATATATGGAATCAACAACTCAAGATACAATGTCATTAATTGATGTTTTTGGTAGAGAGAATTTTCACGAATTTAAAAGTTATAAAGGGGTTGTTCCAAATGACAATAAATACAATGTATATTCCGAATATAAATATTGCTTGGCTTTCGAAAATAACTCAGAACATAATTATGCCACTGAGAAAATATGGGAAGGAATCTTATGCGAGACCCTTTGCTTTTATTGGGGATGTCCTAATTTGGAAGATTATATTGATGAAAAAGCATTTGTGCGATTACCTTTAGAAAATGAAGCGGAGGCATTAAAAATCATTCAACAAGCGATTCAAGAAGATTGGTATAGTATGAGAATTGGAGTAATCAAGCAAATGAAGGAGAGAATATTAACAAAATTAGGATTTTTTCCCTTATTAGAAAGTATAATATAATTTGCGAATTTAAGCATCAAGCATTTAACGTTAATAGTTTAGGGTATCTTATTAATAATTTCAATGATCGATTTGACATTGTCCTGCTCACTAAAATAATAATTGTCCGGAACATAAAAATGAAAATCTTCTGTTAATCTAAAAATCATATTGAATAAATCGTCCGCAGGCACATTTATTGAGTTTTTTGTATAATCGAGCACTTTTTGTGCCCCTTTTTTTGAAATAATATACGCGGTTGCATTTGAAAAGAAAATTTTTTCACATTCATAAAAATGATTATTTACTTTCTTAGTCAACGTGAATGGATACCAGCAACTCTTTGCCAGATGGCACATGTCTGCATTTTCTGGAATATTATGTAATAATTCATACAATTCATTTATTGGTTTAATTAACTGAACGTCGTCTTCTAATATCAAGTAATAATTTATAGACTCATTTTCATTTACCAATTGTTGTAATAAATTTAAATGACTCATTGAACATCCAAAATCACCACGTGACATTTCAATGCCATTTAATCTTATACGTAAATCATAAAAAAAAGTATTATTCTTCCACGTAATGTGTTTTTTATGGGTTTCTTTATATGCTCCATCATATATAGTAATATCTTTTCCATTCACTCCATTATATATATTCACATCTAGTCCAATATTTGATAAGTTAAATCTAATATCATTCAATTTATTTAAACGGCATGAATATTCAGGCAATGTTATAATAAAAGGTTTTATAGTTGAAAAAATATATGAAGTAGATTTTACATTATAGAGTATTGTATTTTCTATTGGTTTATGGAAAAAATTAGTGTTACGCTTATTCTCTTTCTGAAAATCATAATTAGGCATATAGCATAATTCAATATGCTTTGAAAGATATGCCGCAGCCCATGATAATGTGCTCATAGAACAAACTAAAATTTTTGCGTGTTTCATAATATTAAAATCAATTAATAATGAATTTGTTTCAATATTTATTTTAATTGAAGGTTTGTTGGTTTTAAACCAAAATAAACATTTTTCAATATACTCATTATCTTCCACCAAATTTGTTGGTTGATATAATAAACAAACGCTTTTATTATCATTATTACAATTAAATATGATTTCAAATAATTTAATGTAATAATCGCTTTCAATATAATCTATAATTTCGGTAAAATCACCTAATCGTATATGTATAACAATATCATATTTTTTATCAATGGGTAGTTCAATATCATCAATTATATTTTTCATAAGAAATCTCTCATTTCTATCAGTTTCAATAAAATGTATATTCTTATTTTGTTCGATATAATCTATTATTAATGATTTGTATTTTAAATAAATGTAATCGAATTGAAAAAATCCATCCACAATAACATCAAAGTGTTTTAAATTTTTAAAAAACATGGATAAAAAATTATCATCATCTACTATAATCTTTTTTTTAACATATATTCCCTGTCCATTGTTATTATTAATATACAAATTATCCTTCAAATTATCAATATCTATAGTATGTTTCAAATATCCTAATGTATTGAACCCAATGATATTATTATTATTAGTTGATTCTTTTTGTATGTCTTTTATGTTATTAGAACGATATAAATCATCGCCAGGGTGGTCTAATCCTGGATAATAAATATAATTATTATTATTATAACACGTTTTTGCATGATAATCTAATTCTGATTGTAACTTGTAATGCAAACAAGGATTATTTATATTTATTAAACTACACGATAGATAACGAAATATTGCATTTCCTAATCGTCCACTTGGAATATAAATTATGTTATTAGACATAATTTACATAAAATTATTTATTTATATATAAATTTTTATATATATTTATTCAATCTTTTGGTCAGGCTGTGAATTATGCCATTTTTGAATTAGTTCGGGTGAAAATGTTACGTGTAAATATCGCATACATTGTTCTGGGCTATCAAAAAATAAATGATTTGGACTTGAGTTTGAAATTGTGGGTTTAAGCTTAAAACCACGTGAATCACAACGTCCGGTCGTATCTACACACTTGAAAAGTAAGTTTTGTTCCTTTGAACCGGTATAAAAAGTATATTCAACGCCGGTGATTGCATTGCGTATCAATGTTTGTTGATTATTTGATGTAAAATACATACGTTTACCAGTCTTGTTTTTTATTGCCGTAGTTATTCCTTGTGAAATTTCTTCATCGCCCTCAATATAAGATGATTCATACATATTATTCATAATAAATGATTATCTTTAAATATAATTACATTATATATTAACACTTCTCACTCTGATTTTGTAATTGAGTTTTAGATAATATTTCGGTAAGTATTTTAATTTCGGTATCCTTGCCTTGTAATAAATTTGTTAAATTAATTATTTGGCCTTGTTGTTGTTGTAATATATTAACAACCTGATCCATTGTAAGAACGACTTGTTTTCCGTCTCCCTGAGATAGTGTTATAGTTGGTGTATTTTGTGTTTTCGTCTTTTCATAATCGGTTCTTCTTTGTTTCTCGATTGATACCATTTGCAATAGCACATCTGGTTTCATATTCGGGCGTCCTGGTTCATATGGTTTTAATAAATCTTCAATGCGATTCATATAAAAATCACGTATATCAGGGTCATTTATAAACATTTCCACACTTTTTGTTGTTTCTTTTGTAAAATCCTGATTCATATTTTCCAATAATCGCTTTTTATCAAATGTATTATGTTGGTGTGAAAAAACTAAAATTGTTTTAATCGGATCTAATTGAACGAACGGAATTGTGTAATTTTTTAAAAAATGTTTTTCTTCGGCCAAAGAAGCATTATCTTCATATCGCGTTATTTTCAGTAATTCCTTTCGAAAGGCAAATGTTCCTGCAGTTGAATGTGTCTCTCTATATGGACCAAATTGGTACATTTTTTGAATATGCTTAAAATAAATATAAATTTCACTAGAACCTGCACACAAAGCACTAGGAGTTTTGATTAACATTTCTACTGCGTGTGAAATACGTTGTGGTGGGTAATAATCATCGTCATCCATATAAACAATTATATCACCTTTGGTTTTATCGTGCATAATATTACGTTTATTACCCAATGTCATTTTTTTTTCATATGAAAAATATTTTACTTGTGGAATGTCTTTTACCAAACTCCCAATTTTATCAGTTCCGTCATCAATAATAATCCACTCTATTCGATTTTTTGGATAATCTTGGTGTTCAAAACATTTTATCATATATGGAATAAATGGTCTACGATTAAAGGTTGGCGTACATACACTAACAAAAGGTAGATGATTATCTACATCAGACAAACATTCGACATTTTTATTCTTATTATTATGTTTTTCCATTAAATAATTAATATATATCAATTACTTTTATATATCAATTACTTTTATATATCAATTACTTTTATATATCAATTACTTTTATATATCAATTACTTTTATATATCAATTACTTTTATATATCAATTACTTTTATATATCAACTACTTCATTTGACTAGATAAATATTTAATAATTGTTATTGCAATCAATATAAAATATACGATTCCCATAACGCCTGCTATTGTTGGGTCAAGCGTATCATATGCAGAACCGCATGCAAAAAATCCAAATAAAATCACTAATGGCTTTACATTACAAGACATTATATTCGAAACTTCTTTCCAATTTTGGCTCATTGGTAAAAAACATATTGTTGCAACCAATCGCAGAGACATAATGAACGCAAGAGCAAAGAATAACCCCCACGCATACAATAGAAACCCTCCCCACACTGTTACTTTCATATCAGCTGAAACCCCCGAGCCAAATGCAGACCATCCTCCAGTTATAAACGCAACAATTCCGCCAACAATTAGAGTAAATGGCGCTGCAAAATATATTTGAAATACATGATTTCCCAAAGGTGTATTAGGTTGAAAATTATCTAACCATCCTTTTAGTAATCCTCTATTTGTTTTAAAAGAACCAGCAACAGTTCTTGCAAACCAATTGCATAATCTTTCTACAATTGATAATTGTTTTATATCTCCCAGTTTAATTAAATTATATGGAAAATTATCTTCTAATCCAGCAAACATTCCAGATGGTTCTTCTTTACAATTTACATCAGTAAATGGACCACTCTTAAGTATTTCAAATTGTGGTGCTGTATAAAATTGTTCATCTGTCGGTAATATTAAATCTAAATCGCTTCCACGTGTTGTTAAATAAATAAAACTAGAACCAAAAATACCGAATAGCATAGTTAATAAAAAATAGATAAAAAGAGATTTTACAAATTTTACCCAACTGGTTGAATCATCCCACGTTGGCTTGGGTTCTTCATCTACTTCTGTATCATTTGTAACATCCGATTTTGGCTCTGATTCTTCATCTACTTCTGTATCATTTGTATTATTGTCGTCACTGAAAATACCACTCATTTATTATATATATAGATTTTTAATAAAAATAATTTATTTTAGACATATTAAATAATTATATTAAAATAATATATATAATAAATGAGATTACGTAATACAAAAAAACATAATAGTAAAAAACATAATATAACGAGAAAAATCAATACTATCAATCATGAAAAAAAATGTGTTACCGACGATGAAATTGGTAAAATATGTTCTACTGGACAATTTAGCACATATAAAGGAAATTTTTATAAAAACAAGGAACATATCGAAAAATTTAAAGAAATTAAAGCAAAATTCTTGGCAAATCCAAAATACAAAAAACTAAAAACACATAAAGAGAGATACACCGCATTTTTAAAAGAAAATTTTCAACAAGGAGAAATACCTAAAGTGATTAAAATGATTAAAAATGATTATTATTCATATGTAAATGAAGAATGGTTTAAAGATAATGATATTGAAAAAACAAAAGATAATGAGAAAAAGTTTTATGTTCAATATGATAATTTTCGTATTGTCCAAGAAGAAGTTTATTACAAACTCATTGGATATGTTAAAAATTTCATAAAAGAAAATCCAAAGGATAAAAAAGCAATTGCGTTAAATGCGGTATATAGTTCATTGCACAATAATACCAAGAAAACAATGAATAAGCATGCTGATGCGATTTTAACCGAGCTTGACACATTTGTCAAGAATGAAGATATGTATGGATTATTGGGGATGATTAATTCAAATGAAATTATATCTTTATTTTCTCCATTACAATGGTATCTTACGCCGGATGAGAAAAATGTGAAACAATATATTAGTCATTTAGGATTTGGACGACTTGGTATTTATGATTATTTAATATACATAACTGATTTACCAGAAGATGATGCTGAAACAAAAAAATACAAGAAACTTGTAAAAAAAGAATATTTACACTATATTAGCGAAGTCTTTAATGCGTGTATAGGTTCGAAAAGAGCCGCAAAATATAATCCACACGATATCTGGGATGTTGAACTCGAAATGTTAATGCAAATTGGATGCGATGAAAATATTAAAACTGACCCCAATTACTATAATAAAATTAGTGCGCATGAATTAGAGACCACATATGATTTCGATTGGACAACTTTTTGTAAAAAACTCGGCTATAAAAATATTCCAAAAAATATAGTAGTTAGTAATTTGAATGGATTAAAATGTATGATTCGTCTTTTTAAGGCAAATTGGAACTCGCCAAAATGGCAAACTTATTTCTTATTCATTCAGTTTAAACAAATGATTCGGTTTGAAGATTCATCTAGACATATACATTACAATTTTCACCATAAATTCCTTGAAGGACAGCCAAATCAAATGCCACGTGAAATTTATCCTATATTTGGATTATCACTTTTATTTAACACATTTTTATCCGAACAATACATCGAACATAATTACAATTCATTATATGTAAATTATGTAAAACATTTAGTGGATGATTTAAAGGAATTATTTATAAAAAGAATTAATGCAAACACATGGTTATCTCCTGTTACAAAAAAAGCAGCTTTGGACAAATTACACAAATTGACAATTATGGTTGGTAAACCTCAGAATTTACGCAATGACCCTATTTTTGATTATAAAAGCGATGACCCTTTATTTAATATAGGAACATTAATTCGGTGGAAGCACAAAAAATTTATTGAATTAGAAGGCAAGGCGGTTATTGATATACCGGATTTTGATTGGAATGTTTTTAAATTGGTCGGAACGCAATGTTATATGGTAAATGCGTATTATCGACCAAATAGTAATTCAATTTATGTTCCTTTAGCATATTTACAAAAACCCTTCATTGATTTAGAACAACGTGGATTAGAATATAACTTGGTTTACATCGGTTACACACTTGGACATGAATTATCACATGCGCTTGATGATACTGGAAGTAAATTTGACGCAGATGGCAATTTAAATAATTGGTGGACTGATGCAGATAGAATAGAATTTAAAAAGAAGGTTAGCGATGTAATTAACCAATATCAAACGTTTGCGGCGCGCGATGGAATTAAATTTGATGCGGAAATGAGCGTGGGTGAAGATTTAGCAGATATTTCAGGAATGGCTTTGGTCGAAGCATATTTATTGGACAATCAAATTGCGAATAATGAGTTGACTAAAATTAAAAAGATGAATTTAGCAAAACTATATATGAATCTTGCCGTTCAGGGACAGCAACAAATTTACAAAAAAGCAGTAAAAGCCCAATTAAAAATGAATCCACATCCTTTAGAGAAATATAGAGTAAATTGCTCATTAGCACGTTTAGAATTATTTAAGGAAATGTATGGAATAAAAAAAGGGGATGGTATGTGGTGGAATAACGACGTTATTTGGTAAAATTGAAATTAATAGATAAGTTTATTATTTATATTATAATTTATACTATTATAATTTAGACTATTATTTATATTATAATTTAGACTATTATTTATATTATAATTTAGACTATTATAATTTAGACTATTATTTAGACTATTATAATTTAGACTATTATAATTTAGACTATTATAATTTAGACTATTATTTATATTATAATTTAGACTATTATTTATATTATAATTTAGACTATTATAATTTAGACTATTATTTATATTATATGAATTATAATATTATATGAAATATAATAAAATACGTATCCAATCCATAATAAAATATTTTTTTATTTGATATATATATAAATGCCTGGAAGACGAACTCGCAGAAAAGGATCACGTAAAATGGCAAAATCGGCAAAGGCTGCACACACAAAACGCGTTAAAACTGCCAAACTAGTTGTTCGCAGAGCTAACAAAGCAGCTGCTTCGGCTGCTAGAGGTGCTGCTAAGGCCGCGTCCAGTGCCGCAACCAAGGCGGCGGCTGCATCTCGTTCCGCATCTGCTTCTAAGGCGGCTTCGGCTGCTAAGGGCGCTGCTAAGGCCGCGTCGGCTGCTGCTTCGGCTGCTAAGGCCGCATCAGCTGCTGCTTCGGCTTCCAAGGCCGCGTCGGCGGCAAAGGGTGCCTCGGCCAAGTAAATGTAATTTTTATCTCATATAATAAAGTAGTAACTATTTTATTATAATTAATCTGGTTGGGTATAGTAATTAACGTGCATACATTAAGGCAGCGTTCCCTGAAGTAAATGTCAATAAATTAAATCTCTCTTCAAACACAATCATATCGTAATTGTAATCATATACTCGCCACGTTGGCTTATTAATACCAATGATGTCGCCAGTTAATTGATTACATATTGTAAGCACTTGTGCGGATGGATCCAATGGAGGCTGAAATGTGTTGAACTCAAATTGTATTTCTTTAAATTTACTTAAATTAATTGCTCCACTTGGTTGAAAGTCAAAGGGATTTGTATTTAAATTAAAATTATAACAATATAATCCATCTGGGGAATTTCCAGTAGAACGAGCATATTTTTCAACATAATTAAAAACACCAGCGTCAAAATCATTTTCTCGATACTTACCATCAAGTAATAATGCCCACCTTTGCATAATATCTTTTTGATTATTTATTGAATATCTACCAGTAACGTAAATATTCGTAGGAGCACTAGGTTGTCCATTAAAACACCCTATTCCGATTGGGTCTATAGATGGTGTATAATTCCCACAACTACTTTCTAAAACAGCAAACCCATTTTCCTGAGATGGATGTTTCAAATCAGATGGTAAGTAATCATATGGCCAATTACTATAGTTCGACCATTCATTCCGCAAGTAAGCGTCACTTCTTTGAAAATACCACATCCAATTTGCTACCATACTTAAACTATCAAGTGATACTTTCTTTGTTCCAGTAACATTTGTAAATTTATATTCATATACTTCTTTTATTAAATATTGCTGATGTTGTGATGCAAATATTTTCATTTCATCTTCAGATAAAAAAGCATATGTACTAATTAAATGGACGTCAGCAGCCCAATTTGTACGTTTATCAGAATTAGTATAATCTAATTCTACATTAGGCGGCGGTTGAATAAATTTGTAAAATTGAAAAAAAATATCAGTTTGATTTGCTTGTTGATAATTCATGTCACTACTTGTAACATCACGAACCACATACAGCTCATTAATCGGTCTCATTTCAATGTCTATATGTAACTCATTATATTGTAAGCTGATTAAAGGAAATGCCATTTTAACTGCTAATGTAAACCAAACATTCAATGGAATATATAATTTTCTAGACCTAATAGAAGGCTCAGGTCCTAAATCAGAACTATCATAATAGGCACTAGGATATACATTAACACGTGTGCCAGAATTAGCGGGGTCATTTATTTCCGCAACATTTCCAGTCATATTGTAATAAAGATGTTTTTTCGTTTCATTGAAATCACGCTCTACTAAATTCTGTAAATATTGCCCTGAAAATTTTTGAATAATTTGACCACCAATTGTAAATTTTACTTCTTTAATCATTTGGGAACCAAGATTTTTAATCCATTTAAATTCATATGGACGCCACTGGTGGCGTGACGAACAATCTGGTGGTAATATTGGGCTCCATATATTAGGCAAATTAACAACTAAATATGTATCCATCAATAAATCCGCATAACGTGATATTTTAAATTTAAAATTAGATGATTCATTAACTCGAAGTGTCCGCAATCCATCAAAATCGGTACGGAACTTTTGTAACCCAAAATTTGTATATTTAGCATACTTAAATTTAAACATTGTCTTTGATGGATTACCATTTAAAATAACATTTTGATTTCCATATGAAATTAGGTTCAATAAACCGCCAGCCATTCCTTTTGTATATATTAATAATACTTTTAACTATTTTAATAATCTTATTATAAATAATTATAGTAAAAAAAATGAGTTGTTAATATAAGTAATGACATCATTTGTAAAAGGTATCGCAAATAGTCAAGTGGCAGAAAAAATCTCTGGTAAAGTCGCTGGTTTAACGAGTAGAATACGCACGGGTCCAGCAACTAGGTTTACCGCTGGGTTTAGTGCCGGAACTACCAAACTAATGCAGGATTTAACTGCCGCAGATAGTATTACACAGATAATGACAATTATTATTTTATTATTATTTTTTATTATATTTTTTTGGAGTTTTAATAAGATTAGTTTAAATGAAAAAAATTGTAAAACCATAGAAGATGTATATGATTCATTCCCAATGATAAGTAGTATGGATACAAATAATCCTGTTTTTCAATATAAATTACGCGATTATTACATAAAAACCGCTTATAATTGTTGTGCGAGTGGAAATCTTAAAAATGATTTTGTAAATATTTGTGCTTTACGTAATTGTATTAAACAAGGAGCGCGTTGTTTGGATTTTGAAATATATTCAGTAAATAATAGTCCAGTCGTTGCAGTATCATCAACCGATGATTTTCACGTAAAAGAATCATACAATGATATTGAGTTGGTAAAGGTCCTAGAAGCTATATCAATATATGCTTTCTCCGGAAAAAGTTCGCCAAACCCAGATGACCCTTTAATTCTTCATTTTAGAATTATGACTAATAGTAAAAATGTTCACGATGAAATTGCCAGACAATTATATGACACATTACAAGACCGCATATTAGGTAAAAAATTCAGTTATGAAAATTATGGATTAAATATAGGCAGTTACCCAATTAGTAAATTAATGGGTAAGATTATTATAATGGTTGATAAAACAAACCCTTTATTTACTAATACATTATTAAATGAATATGTAAATATAACAAGTAATTCTGCATTCGTTCGTTTACTCCGGTATAAAGAAGTAGCTTATAATCATGACAAGGAAGAATTATTGTATTACAATAAAGAAAATATGACTATAACTCTCCCTAATTTATCGGGAAATAATAAAAACTATTCATCCGCGTTGGTAATGACGTATGGGTGTCAAATGATTGGTATGTCATTTCAAAATTTTGATAATAATTTAAAATATTATACCAAGTATTTTGATGATGCTGGTTCGGCGTTTGTATTAAGATCAGAACGTTACAGATACGTTCCGGTATTTATTCCTAAACCACCATGCCAAGACCCAGATGTTACATTTGCAGATAAACTAATAGTTGTAAATCCTGGTTTACCACCAGTAACAGGTTAATATCTTTTTATTATAAATGGTAAAGAACAAAAAGATTGCATTTGAAAATAAATCCCTCTCTGTAAATCCTGGTTTACCAGATTACCAGATATAAAATTTTTAATATATATTTATTATAAATGGTAAAGAACAAAAAGATTGCATTTGAAGACAAGGAATTAGAAATATTAAGAAATGCCGTGGATAGAGCTGAAATTAAAGTTGGTAAGAAGATTAACCAATCCAATCACATTGAAGCTATTATTAAAATACTAGAAGATTTTTTAAGACATAAAAAATTAATTTGTTATGGAGGCACTGCTATTAATAATATTTTACCAGAGAATTACCAATTTTACAATAGAGACGCTGAAATACCCGACTATGATTTTTATTCTTCGAACGCAATTTCATATGCAACAGAATTAGCAGACATTTATTCAAATAACGGATATGATGAAATTGTAGTTCGCGCAGGAATGCACGAAGGAACATATAAAGTTTTTGTTAATTTTATACCGATTGCAGATATTACACAAATGGATCCAAAATTGTTTAAAGTATTATTAAAAAAAAGTATAAAAAAAAATGGCATATTTTATGCTCCGCCCGATTTTTTACGATTAAGCATGTATAATGAATTATCTCGGCCGGACGGAGATGTTAGCCGTTGGGAAAAGGTATATAAAAGGTTGGTATTATTGAACGAACATTTCCCCATGCGCGAAGATCCAAAATGTTCGGAAATAAATTTTATGAGAGATTTTGCGGGAACGGATTATGAAAATAAGACTTTATATAATATTGTTAAAGATACCATGATAAATGAAGGCGTTATATTTATTGGTGGATATGCTAGTAGTTTGTACGGAAAATATATGCCAGAAACGCAAAAAAAACAATTACAGCATGTACCGGATTTTGACGTATTAGCCGAAAATCCAAAAGAAATTGCTTACACTTTAAAGAATAAATTAGAAGAATCCGAGTTTAAAAATATTAGAATTGTTACAAAGCCTAGTATTGGTGATGGTATTATTATGACTCATTATGAAGTGCTCGTAAATAACGATACACTTTGTTTTATTTATGGTGTCTCTGGTTGTTATAGTTTTAATGAAATAACCTTGAATAAAAAAACAATCAAGGTTGCTACAATAGAAACTATGTTACTATTTTTATTATCATTTATGTTTTCGGATCGTCCTTATTATGATAATGAACGCATTATGTGTATGGCTCAATATTTAATCAACGTCCAATCTAAAAATAGATTGGAACAAAAGGGTTTATTAAAACGATTTAATGTAAATTGCTATGGAAAAGAAAAAACAATTATTGAATTGCGAAGTGAAAAGGCAGAAAAATACGAAGAATTAAAAAATATGAAAAATACAAAAGAATTTGATAAATTTTTTTACAAATATGTTCCTTCAAAAAAAAATAAAAACTATATTAAAACTCAAACACGTAAAGATAATAAGACGAATAATAACATGACACAAAAAAAAAGGACGAAAACAAAATGGAATAAATTTTGGTAAATTTTAGTGATACAATAATATATAATGAATTTGTATCAGTATATATTATTTTTTGTAATATTAACAATCGTATTCGCATATTCATATAATAAAAAAGAAGGATTTGAATCATTGACATTTTGTTTAAATCAAGGCTATCCACCTGAATTCTGTAAAAGAGTGCCAGTCCAATCTTGTATACATAATTGCCCAGTAGGATCATTTCAAGTAAAGCAATTTAATACATTTCCATTATAACTCGATTTTCAATTATGCTAATTTATCTAATAAATATAGCCAGTATTTTTTGCAAATTTTTAAAAATGTTTTATAAATAAAACACTCGCATATACATTCTGGCATATTATTTTTCATAATAATAATGTAGTCAATTAATAACATAACGAATAAAACGAACGTTTTCCGTATATATAATTGAACAATTACAACCGAATTTGTATACATACATAGTTTTGTGTTTCCATTTACAAAAAAATCATTTGTATCACTTACGCCTTTTAGTAATCGTGTATAAATATTTTCTTCCTTTTGTATATTTAATGATTTAACTGGATTATGTAAATCAATAAGTTTTATAAATAAATTTTTACATATTTTATCATCGTCGATTTTAAAAATATAAGGAGCGACTCCATCTATATAATGTTTATCATACTTGTGTAATTCGTTTGTAATGAAAGGGATATGAGATGATCTTAATATAGATGTTATTAGGTGATTTCTATTTTTAAAATTTGAAACAATAACTTCTTTATGAAGTTTCGTATTATAATAATTAATATATAATTTATCATTTATTGATGCCATGTCATCTGTATCAAAGAGTTTATATATAACGTTTTTTACTATAGTTTCATATATATAAAAATTTTTATGAGTTTTATAATGTGAAAAAAGAATATTCAAATTATCGTATATTTGATTTGAACATCCTTTTATATACCACACTGCAATTAACGAGCCAATACTACATCCAGAAATTTTATTAATTTTTATATATTTTTTCTCCTCTAACCGGTGTATATACAACGCGGCCCCGATTCCCAGTAAACCATTAATTGCGCCACTATCAAATATTAAATTCATTTGGTTTGGTAGAATTTTGGAATTTACATTAACAATCAATGCGTTAATGTATTGGTCTAATAAATTGATATTATATAAAGGAGTAGGACTAGATACATATTCTTGATTAATAGTATTATCACTTATATCCATAAAATCACATGTGATAATTAATTTATACTAATTACGCTAATCCAATAGTACGCTAATCCAATAGTACGCTAATCCAATAGTATGCTAATCCAATAGTATGCTAATATTATTTTTCTAAAAATAACATTCCTTTCATTATAAAGTAATAAATACATGAAAAAGCTACACTTGTAAATATATATCCAGATAAACTGGGATTTCCATCTTTTTTGAAGAGAGATGGCAAAATCTTAGCTAATTGTTTTTCAACAACCGGCAATTGAAATAGAAAATATAAAACACCAATTAATATCGGTATTTGAAACTCATCAAATACTGAATCAAATACATTTTTTTTTTCTTGTTTTAACGCCTGTGAATTAATAATTTCTTCATTCGTTTGATGTTGTTGAATATAATCAATAGTTTCATTCTGAGGAATATAGTTTGGCTTTGTATGAACGTCCTGTATTATATGTTGTTGATTTTGTGGTATATCTCTCGACGGCAATGAAGTCATCCCTGCGGCGCTAGCTTGCTGTAATCCGGTTACAAACTGATTCAAATGTTTCTGGTCTAGTGTAGGGTCTACGTCGCGGCTATAGTTTCCTTCCTGTGGAAAATTTTGTATCTGAACGTTTTTTTCGTATGTTTGCATTTGAATATTATGTTCGGATTGCGGCGACATAGGAAGCGAATCAATACTAGTTGTTCCAATAGTGCTCATTATTATATTAATTTCATTTATAATTAACATAATAGACGCATTTACTTAATTATTACTTAATAACATTAAAAAGAGACCTTATCTTTGTTATTCGGATTACATTTTACAATCTTTTCCTTAAACGTATAACATTTATCACCATGTCCATAAATATTTTTACTAACTTCATCCATCGGCGCTGCTTTAAATATTATACAATTTCGATCATTGCATACCTTTCTAAATAAGCTAGCCAGTCCCATACCTAGTATAAAAGAAATCGCATATTTTCCATTATTTGTATGAAGTAATCTCATCATACCTCTTTTCGCTTTCATTATATATTAACAATATAAATTATTCTTGTATCGGTATACTATGAATTAAACTAACATCGGTAGGACACTTTACTTCATTCGCATCAAACATAAAACAATTATTTGCTTTATCAATGTATTCAATCTGAGATGCGTTTTCCGGCGTCGGATATACATGAATTATTGTTGGAGACGGCGAAGATAAATAAGCAAATAATAATCCTATCGACAAACTAACAAAAAATACCTTAAACGAAATATATTCAAAAAACATATACATAATACGCATATAATTATTATTTACTATATATTTATTGGCGTTCTTGTTCTATTTGTTCTAGTAAATAAGGCCTTGCAATATATTTATATTCCATCTTATCTATGGTTTGTTCATCATTGGTTTCAATCGCAATATAACTATACTTCATATTTCTAATCTTTTCCAAAAGGGGAATTATTATTGTAACATGTTTTTCCATCATTGAAGTTATGTAAGCAGAAGACGAGTTCTCTAAATACTCCTTATACATTTTTTTTAACTCATCGACTTCATTTGCCAGAACAATGTTTTCATTATTCACTAATGAAACATTATAATTATCATTTATTATATCTCCATATTTTTTTGTATTTATCATCAACAACTCGGTAACGTTTCCTAGTTCTTCCTTTAATGTATTAAATTTATCGATCGTTTCTTCCTTTGAATTATTTATTTGAAATAAATGGTCTAATTTCGTCATTATTATTCTCATCTTTAAATTTTCAGTTGTTTTATTATATTTTATTTCTAACTCACGTGCATTATCATAATATTTTCGTTTTATATTTATATTTAATTTACACTGAGATTTACTACCGCAAACCGCTTTCAACATTCCATTTTTTTCTTCAAATATTGTCCCGCCCTTTTGATTACAATTAACACAATTCCCTATTATTTTTTTTAAATTCGTTTTCTTTTCTTTGAATGTATATTTCGGATTTTCCTTAATTGTAGATTTGCGTTTTTTTATTTGGTTATCATATTTTTCCTTAATTTCATAGTAATTACGTAATGTATCCGCGTAGTTATCCATATAATTACATCATTATTTAATTTTACATATTTAGAAATAAATATTTTACCATTGAGGTAGTGATGTTATTAACCCATTTTCATTTCCCTGTGTTTTCCGTAAATATGCTAATTGATGCAATTTTGATACTATATATTCTTGTTTTTTTATATTCTTTATTTCGATTTCAGCAGGTGTTAATTTCCCTTTATACTTATATGCTAAAAACCCCCCAATAAATATAATAAATATACATGTCATATATAAATTAAAAAAAATACTCATATGATTATCTTTAAGTTTTCTACATTCCTTAAGTGTACTACTTAAAAAATATCGAACGCCCGGTTCTATTAATCTAGGCGGAGAGATTAACGATGTATTCATTATTTATTATGGTGATTTTATTTTCATTTATATACATTTATTACTTCAAAAATTTATATTTAATATTTATATATGCCTCAACTCATCGAAATTGAAGAAAAAAAAACGAATACACCCGAACCTAATCCTTTGGCGGCCATGATATTTTTCTTTATTGTAACCTCGGTATATTGTATCATCAGTATATTTTTAGGCGGTGATACTATGCAGAAAATTATAATGAAAGTATGTTATATTTTATTTGTTGTTATCGGCCAATATTTTATTAATTTAAATTTATCAGAAAGTATGTGTGGCATACGTCAATGGAAAACTACACTTTTTATTACAATTTTACCTTGGACTATTATTTTTGGTGTATTGCATTTATTTTTAACTATATTTCCTGGTTGGCTTTCTCCATTTTCTAACACATTTGGTTACCTTGTTGCAAAATTAATGGGCTTGCCGGATCTGATTAATAAAATATTAGTTCCTATCACTGGAGATGAAGCGTCGGCCGCATTAATTAGTGTTAGCACTGATAGTTCATTATTAATTAATCAATTTTCGCCTGAACCATTTACTGAGAAAAAGGATGCTGCGGGTGTAAAAATTATGTATGAAGGTAAACCTATCACAGAGCAAAAGAAATTTGACGATGCTTGGGAAAAACTACAATTAGGAAAAATTATTAAACAGGATGAAGATTTAAAGATTATAATGAAGAATGCTGATGCCAAAAAGGAATTATATAAATTTGTTGATATGAAGTATATTATTTCAGAATACGTATGGAATATATTAACTGGGTTTTTAGTTACATCAATCAGTTATAATTACATTTTAAATACTGGATGCGCTAAATCACCAAAGGAAATGCAGGAACGTTATGATGCGTATGAGGAAGAACAAGAAATATCCGCTAGAAAAAAAAAGGAAGATATTAATAATCAACCCGATTATAAAACACCATGATAACACAGAACGCTAACGGATGTTTGAGGTATAATACATTACACCAAAATATGATATAATCGCCAATACGATAGATATTAACCAAACTGGTATAATTGTCTTTTTACGAAATCCAACTCCAAACTCCTTTATTGTCCCATTGGTATTATACATAAATGATGGCTTTAACATATTTATAAGACCAAATAATATAATATAAATTAAAATAGCAACCGAAATTTTATTATGTCTTATCCATCTTTGTTGACCCATTATATATTATTAATATATATATAAATAATATAATGTTACCCTTATTTTTTCCATCTATACTTATTACTTTACTCTTTGTCTTTAGTGCGTTTGAAAAAATTTATTTATTTTCAAATTCTTCCAGTAAATTTTCTAAAAAAATAGGTATTCCTTTACCTTTAGCTCAATTTTGTATTAGTGGCGCTATATTATTAGAATTAATAGCCCCTGTTATTATTTACATTTACACTTTTACTGGAATGGTAATTATGGTTCCTTTCTTTAAGTTAGCATTAATATTATTAATTTTATTTACAATTGTAGTCACTATTTTATACCATAATCCACTTAAAAATATGGAAAAATATTATGCATGTATCTCTAATATTTCTACAATCGGCGGTTTGCTAGCCCTTTATCTTATATCATAAGATATTAACATCTCATGTTTCTCTAAATTACTATATTTGTTTGTAAATTATTTTTTCGATTTAGTATATGTTGCAAAAATAACATAAGATAAAAACAACCCAAAAAAGTTCTTGGAAAATAAATCAAGTATATTATACATAATGTTTTTTGTGCTGTAATTCATTAGAGCAGCAACACCATACAATCCCCACGTAATTACAAAATACAATACTAATAGACTACCATTGCGTGTATGCATAGCATAATTATAATAAATTAAATAAAACATAATAACAAATGGTATAAAACCAAGCATAGTTGATAATCCCACAGATAGAACCTTCATTTCCCCCATATAACCAAACATTAACATTAACCAATTCAACAATAATATAATAAATATCATATAAAAATTATCATTAAAAAGCCCAAGATAAGTATAATCTTTTACTTCTTGTTTCGCATCAGGAAACTTTTCTTTATTTACTCTATTAATATCATTATTTATAGTAATATCATTCTCTAGATTAATATCGTTTTCTTCATTCATACCTTTTTCTATTATAAGGTTTTCTATATTTTCTTTATTTCTTAAAAAAATAAGATATAATATTAACGTAATTAACATGGTTGGAGTTGTAAAAACCCAATCGATGTACCTAAAAATAGTAATATTTTTAATTTGTAAAATATTATAAACCATCCATATATAAAATATACCTTCAATCGTTTGAACTATAATCTCTGCACTTAAAAGTTCTCTCAATATATTATATGTTCGGGTATTCTTGTTGTAAATATATAAATACGTTGCAATTATAATAAATTGTGTTATAAATTGAATGAATAGAGATATTTTGGCTGTTGTTTGAATATATTTACCCATTTTATTATGGCAATATATTAATAAAATTGATTACATTATATTCATTAATTTATGAGATATAAATATCAAATAACAAAATGAAGCTGGAACTCATGGATACGAATGTATCGTATTCAATGAATATATTTATAATAATCGCAAATATCATAAATATTCTATATAACATTCCACAAATGGTAAAAACATATAAAAGAAAAACAACACAAGATTTAAGTAGTTGGTTTTTATTTTTAAGAGTCATTTCAAGTATAATCTGGGTATTTTATGCTATTGAAGTTGATAGCATGCTTATGTTAACAAATACATTAGTAACAATAGTTTCATCTATATTTATTGGTTACTATAAGGTGATTGAGCTTGTGAAAGAATATAGGAATAAAAATGATGATTTAAATCTATACGAAATTATAGATATGAGAGAACCTGTCACTGACCGCGACTTTTCGGTTTTGAAAACTACTTAGGCAATTTTTATGTAAAAAATGTTACTATATATATCTAATTCGGCACAATTATTCAACATCATTAATTTAATAATTCTCATCACCATCCATATCATAATCTTCTGGCATTGCGTCTTCTCCCATATAGGTAATCGCATTATCTTCTCTTTCAATTTCTGCACTAGTAATATCTTCTGCAATCATATCTAATTCAAAAATATCTCTATTCATATCAGTAACATCGTTTCGTTGATTTAATCTTACTTCATTTTTAGCCATTTGTTCCATATCTTCGCGTTCTTCGTCGTATGTATCCTTTTGATATGTATGAAGCCCTTTTTGTTCTCCCTTATTCCAGCGTCCTAATTTAAGAGTTTTAAATTCTCTTTCAATCTCACGTTCTTCATCATTTTTTTTATTAAGATAACTAGTAATATCATCTTTTTCTTTTTCCTTTGACCTTAAAATCAATTCCATCAAACTATTGTAATTATAATTGATTGATTTTTTATCAATACTTATTATTCCGACAAATGTTACCATAATATTAATTATTTTCTCTGATAATTCATATTTATTGCCCACCAAAACGTCCATTTCATTTGCTTTTGTCATAAATGACAACTCATCATTTTCTCCTGTTTCTTCTTGTAATAATCGTAAAGGCAATTCTAATACATCCTTATCGTCCTGTAATGACTTTAAATCAATTAATATAGTAAAAAAATAGTATTTGAAAAGTAATGTAGTCAAACTTAAATCAAACGATGAATATTTAAATGATTGTTTCGGTTTGTCATTATCAGGCGTTGATTTTGTTTTAGATTTTTCATTGTCATTACTATTTGTTTGTTTCAAAACAATTTCAACTGGCGTGTAGAATAGGGTTGATTGTGATAGTTCATTAATATCATTTGTAATTGATATCATTTTTTCCATTAGTAAATGGATTTGTTTATCCTTGTAAAATTTATTCAATTCATCATAATGTTTAACAATGTTTTTTTTAACATCACTTTCATGTTTTCCGGATAATTCCCAGTGTTTTGGAATTTTAACTCCAGTATCATAATCAATTTTATTCATGATAATATTAGGAAATTCTTTGGTTAAGGAGCGCATAGTATTTTTCATGAAATTAAGCATCCTATATCCAGTTTCTTCGTTTGTTTTATCTTCTTTAAAATCAATAATTGTTTCAATACATTCTTTAAAATCTCTCAACGTTGTATTTTTAATGGTTGTTCGAGTATCTTCTACAAACTCAATTATTTCTCGTTTCATATCTTCATTTAATTTTGCTAGTAGATTCTTAAAATCTCGAAGTGGTTTCGGGTCTTCGATGAGAGAATTTATTTCAAAAATTTCTAATATATTCAAAAAAGATAAACGAAAAGAGCTAGGGCGAACATTTTTGTCATCCATATCAAGTATGATTTCATTAAGTTTATCAATATTAGTTAAAACTGGTTTCTTAATCTCCAATGTGGCTTTTGTTTTATTATTTATTATATTTAATAATTGTTCCAATGATTCCTCATTATAATTACGAGCATTGCTTTTCAATTTACGAATACTTTCTTCCAATGTATCATTAATATTGAAGTTATCGGGCTTTGTAGGGCAAATTGCCTTTAAATTTTCATTTATTGGTGATAAACTATTGAATTTACAATATACAATAAAAGCCCTATATATTGTATTTTCTGAAAAACTAGTATCAATTACTCCTAACTGGCGCTTAGTATTGCTTGGATCGTATAAAAATGACGCTTTTGTCATACGTTTTGTATCATCATATATATCACTCAGTCGAACGACCTTGTTATTTAATACCGCAATCTCCGGCTGTTTTTTGATAAAATATTGTATTGTATTCGTTTCTCCTATTTCACAACAAGCATTTTCTATAAAAGGCTCTCCGTTATTTCCTTTTAATATAGCTTGTTCGCCGTGAATTGTTTTTTCAATTAAGTCGATAATGTTAAAAGAAAACATTATGATTTTTGAATGTATTTCTGTGATGTAATCATGTTGCGATGAAGCACCTTTACGTAAACTATCTGTTAATTTGGTTTTGAACACATCGCCGATGTCTTGCGTAGTTGCCATTTTAATTTTTTTTAGAGGAGGAAGGAAATTACTCCAATTTTCAATACTATGTTCTTCGGGAATATGTATGAATGGATTAGATGACATATATGCGGTTAATTGTTTTTTATTATTTATAAATTCTTCACTTGGTGTAATAAACTTAGTTATTAAATTCTCCATCTGTTTAGATATAAAACTCGCATCTTTACTTTTAATTGAAGCCCATGGCATTGTTCCGCTTTTTTTGATTTTGTATGCGACACACGCAATGTAATTCATCCCCGATGAATCATTGGTGCCATCAATCGGAAATCCAGCGAATGATTTTTTACATCCAGGGAATGTGATTTTTGTTTTTATAGGTGGAATGCTCGTTTGAATTGTTATCAAGAAATAGGACAATGTAAAATAAAGTAATTTGGAATTGTATGAATTCTCATATGTTTCAATCCCCTTATTTTTTTCAGCCGCGATTGCCATAAGTTTTTCATATTTTCCCTTTGTTGCCATTACACTAGGATTTGTCATTTGTTTTATCACATTACGTACAATAAAATCATTTTGTTCATTAAGGTTCAATCCCATATTAGAAGACATTGCCTGAATTACATTGTAAATTTTACTAGCGTCTGGCGTGGAATATTTATGCGGCAAGTTCATCATACCAGTTTGTTGGGTTTCTTGTTTTTCCATAATTAAATCGCCAACGTCTTGTTCCATGACAGCATGAGTTGTAATTTTGAACCCATCGTCGGTGTATTCTTCTGTTTCGTTAAATTCGGTCATTCTTATGGTATATCCACTATATTTATCAACCCACTTATCGCCATCATCGCTTTTCGTTCCTTGTTCTGCACATATTTGATCTAATTTAGATGTAAAATTTCCTTTATTTAAAAACGTAGTGGCTAACTTAAATATAAATGTAGGTAACATTTTTTTATTACTTTTTATACAATAAAACCAATATGGCGATTCACCTTCGCCGTCGTTTCCTTCGCGAGCATATGTTGTAACAAATCTGGAAATATCGGTATAACGTTTTGAAATATCAACTTGACCCATTATTGTATTTAGTAACCCATCGTATGGAGAAGATAATGTCTCGAGTAATTCGATAGTATTGCCAATCGAAACCTTTTTAATATCGTATTTGTATAAATTTAAAATCATTATTTTTCTTAATACTTCAATTCGAGCATCCGCGTGATTTAATTCATCCTCGATATTATTAATAACAATATCTTTATTGACATGAAGCGATGAATCAAACTCTGATAATAATAATTTCAAATTGTGTTTTTTTATTTCATTTGCTCCGCTCAATTCGTCATGACACTTATTTTTTACTTCAATACATTTTTCATTTAAATTACAGAACATTTTCATACCATCCGCAAATGTTTGAGAATCAATTGATTCATCTAACGTCCATACTTCATTTTTGCGGAAATAATATTGTAATGTTGCGCTTGTTTCGTCGGTTGTTTCTAATATAGCATATTCTCCATCTTCAATAATACGTTTTCTTTTTATTATGGATTCTGCATCACGGCGTGCATTAATTTCATCAAGCCCTTTATGTTTTATTAATTTATCAATGTAATGATTTATCTGTTCTGATAATGTCATATTCATATCTGCTTTAAATCTCTCTCCAATATCATAAGCAGTTGAATCATATTTCTTATCAAAGAAAACTTCTTTACCATCATCATCCCGTAATTCATCTAATTCGATATAACGTTTCGCAATCACCTTTATTTTATTACATTCAGAAGTATCCCGCGGAGCCACATATTCCACTTGTTTATTTTTTGTCTTTAATTTACTTTTAGTGGGTAATTCAATCATGTTTGTATTTTCATTCAAATATAGTTCAATATCTGTCATATTGCGAGCTCCATCTGCAATCATTAAGTTTGTAGAAATTAAAGAAATAGCATTATTATAAAAAACACCATTATCGATATTAATGACACGTTTCAATACATCAGCATTTGTCAATTGCATAATATTAGATGTAAATCCGTAAACATCCAATACTTTTGTTTTCAAATTAGTATTTTCGTCAAATATTTTAATTAATGAAGGTATGGTAATATTGGTTGTTCCTTTAATGTTGGCATATTCACGTGACTTTGTAATATATAATTTACGATATTCTCGTATTTTTTCACGAATGTAATCATTCATTTCTTTATATTGAATAAAACTCAAATCGGATTGATAAATCATAAATGGTTCAAGATAATGCAATATATCAGTAATTGATAATTTTCCAGTCAAATGTGGTTTAATGAGATTAAAAATAAATCTGGTTTTTGGTATTATTTTTTCTAAAAATTTATTGTATATAGTATCATTTGTTTCCTGTGATTCGTTTTCTTTATTATCATCTAATGTAAAATGTCTAATCGTTTTTAAAAACGTTGTAGGTTCATGTTCATACGATTCATTCATATCTTTAATTGTTGTTTTATCTACATGTGTGTTTGATTTCAATAAATTCCAGTAACTTAAAAAATGTCCATTCAAATTAGATTTATCCAATATATTTGATGTATGTAAATTAACACGTGAGAACAAAAATGCTGGTTCGGGTAAGGTGAGTATAGATTTGATATCCATCGTTTCGTTTGCTGTTATTTGTTTTCGTTTTATAATTGGGTTCTCTCCACGATTCTTTTCTACATTCAAAACACTACTACCTGTAGTATATGTTTGTATAGCAAATCTTTTTTTATTTACAGGATTTTTTTTATGATAATTACTTGTATGGTTACCAATAACAGATGAATAAAAATCATTTGAATTCTCAATAATTGCTGTAATATTATTATTTACTTCTTTGCTTGTTATGACATCATCTTTATTCGCGTCTCGTGTAAATGGACAATAAAATGGATTAATTTTTTTCTGTAAAAATTCATATTTATTATTTTCGTTTGCAGTATCATTTTGTTCATATTTTTTTACAATATCATTTTCAGCATTAATCTCTTGAAAAATAGATAATACCAATGAATCATCATTACTTCCCTCACTATTTTCATTTGTTTCTTCGTCCTCATCAATTTCATCAACGTATAATTTTTTAATATTTTTTACAACAGGTAAAATCCAGTATAATTGTGTTTCTAATTTTTCTAAAACATCAACAAGCGGTTTATAATCGGCTCCTTTTATTTTAGGCATGATTGCATGTCCTTTATTATCAAACACTGAGAAAGAATGCCTTAATTCTTTAAATCGCTGTATCATCTGATGAATATTATTTTTTACAATAGTGCTGCGTTCTGCGTTTGGTATTGTAGAAAGCAAATCATCAAGTAAATCATCTAATTGGTTATCTATGTCATAACGTTGTTCTTTGTCTGGAACATCAACCATTTGTGTAATGGTTTCTAAATCATCGCCAAAAGATATTTGGTCGGCGTTAAATATAGTTGTTTTTATATTATTTTGTATTTCTTTTTGTTTTTCTTCATCTTGTTTAAGTTCTACATCATCTTCTGATAATTCTAATAATTCTAACTGAATCGTCTTGTAACGTTTTTCTAACTCATTTAATTCGTTACTTGTTTCTGTAGATAAATTGTCGGGATTTATGTCGGAATTTATGTCGGGATTTATGTCGGAATTTATTTCGGGATTTATGGCGGGATTTATGGCGGGATTTATGGCGGGATTTACTGCGGGATTTACGGCGGGATTTATGTCGGGATTTTTTACATCAGGAGATTTTCTAATTTGTATTTTTTCTATAGGCAACTCTTCCGGCAATCCTTTATATTCAAAATCAATAAATATAATATCATTATCGGGATAAGTAGTTATTTCAATTTTATCTTCTTCCAAATTACTTATTTTACCTGTTATTGTTAAAGGTAAATCTCCTCCAAAATGAACGTCAATCCATACACCAACCAATAAATTATTTTGTCGAGCATATCCATTTTCTTGAGCTCTACTTTTAATAATAATAGCCTCAATTGATTCATTGTCTAATTCACCATTTGTAAGTGTTAATATAGTTTCAGTTCCATCTGGTTCTTCTAAACGTAACTTGTCTTGGTCAATGTATCCAATATTATATATATGATTATTTAGATCACTATCATTTGGGGAAACTATTTCAATAATATCTCCTAATTGTAATTTAATTTTAGAAGCCATTATCTTATATTTATAATAGAAATTTATATGAATAACTATATTCATATAAGTATTTATAAAAATAAGTTTTTATAAAAAATAGAAAGAATAACATTTTTTTATTCGACACTATAATGTTATCTCAAATACTTTTCCAATTTTATTATAAATTGCGATTGATTCATTTGCGGCGTTTACAATATAAGTAATAACATTTACTTTATCAGTTGGGCTTTTAAATCCCAAACGAATAAGAGATTCATCGATATGCGGATGCGGCTTACGAAATCCGCAATAAGTTAATGTTTTATTATAATGACTTTCATATAATACATACTCAATAACTTTACCTAGTGTATAATCTTCACCTTTTAATATAATATCAAAACTATTTGGAATGGTTGTTTCTGATAAGGTAATAATACTCTCATCAGTTTGAATCGTATCCTTTAATCGTTCTAATTTACGAATCATTAATTTTACTGATTTAGCAACGATTTCCATATTTGTAAATGGTCCTACCGATTCAATCATATAATCAAATGAATCGGGAATAAAGTGTCGCTTTCCATCTAACAAATTCCAATCTTTTTCAGCAAAAACCATCTCATCTGCTGTATGTGTTTTAGATAGTTCTGTTTTTTTTTCATTCCATGCGTGTTTTTGTTTAATTGGGTCTGGCGTGTTTGAATAAATAAACGTAGAAGACACGTTGAATGAACTATTTTCGTTTGAGGTTCCAATCGAAAATTTAGCTTTAATTGATAATCTCTCTCCTTCAATATTTTCTGAAACTCTAGGAAGTAATCGAGCCAGCTCAGGATAATCTCCCGTAATATGATTTACCGGAAACATTTTAGCAGTTAATGTAGAATCTGGCTGATTTGTACTGATATTTACAACCATAAAATCTTTAGTAGTAACATATTCAATATTATTTTTTTTATTTTGTTTATCAATAACTAATATATAATCATCCACTTTAAAATCAGTATCGATGTAAATAGGAATACAACTAAGCCTCTGTTTAAGCAATTCATTGTTCATTCTTGTTGTGTTTACTTCAAATGTAGCCATATTCGCTTCATGTGGTGTTGTTCTAATAACAACACTTTGAATTTCCGACGAAATCCGCCTCAATCCATTAGCAATACTAACATTTACTCCACTTAATGAAAATGATAAAATGCCGTTTTCTTCGGAAATTTTAGAAATAGTAGGCTCCATATCGTTTCTGTATATACTATATCAATCTAATTATATTATTAAATCAATTTTTTAATATATTTTAATATATTTTAATGATTAGTTTGATTTTATAGCAAAAAAATAACTTTTTTATATAAAATGAGTTCTATTCTATATTATAGTAATTTTTGTGAAAATTGTAGTAAATTATTACAAATAATATCAACTTCTAATTCTAAAACTGATATGCATTTCATAAATATTGATAAACGAACAAAAAAATCAAATGGAGCAACTTATGTTGTTTTAGAAAACGGGCAGGATATTTTACTCCCACCATCAATAAATCGAGTTCCCGCTCTTTTACTTTTGAATAAAGGGCATCAAGTTCTTTTTGGGAAAGATATTAATAATCATATAGAATCTAATAATGTCGTACAAACAAACCCAATTGTAAAAGATAATGGCGAACCTTTAGCATTTTCATTAAATAATTGTGGGTTCGGCGTTACTTCTGATAATTTTAGTTTCTTGGATCAAGACTCAACCTCATTATCTGCAAAAGGCAATGGTGGTATGCGACAACAACATCATTATGCTAGTTTAGAAAAAGGTGGTTCAATTGATACGCCTCCAGATAATTATAGTCCTGATAAAATTGGAAAGATATCCTTAGAACAATTACAACAAAAAAGACAAACAGATATTAATTAATTTATATAGTTTTAAATGATTTAAAAAAATATTAATTGAATATACTATTCTTATGAACAAAAGTCAAGTAATTGATACATTCAATAAACAATTCATGGAATTTATTATCGACATTGAGCGTGTATTTCCAAATGACACCGATATTACAAGCACTAGAAAATCTATAAGTAAATCATTAATGATAATGCCAAAAACATTAATTAGATTGTTTAATGACCATTTTGTTTCAATCTATAGCAATGAAATTGAAAATGGAGATTTGGGGTTTTTTATAGAAAATGATTATCGTAAAAAACATGGTTATAAAGAAAATGAAGATGTTTGGGTTTTAGATAAAATAGATATTTTAAGAAAACCAGTTCAAAATATGTCTCCTGATGAAAAATTAAAGATCGTACAATACATGAAAAACCTAAAAAAATTATCTGATTTATACAATACTTTAAAAAAGAAGTAAAACAATTAAATATTAATATTATCAAAGTTTGATTTAAATATATTTTATTTAAATTAAATATAACTATGGAAGAACCTATTAATCAAAGTTTACAAATTCCGGATGAATTTAAAAAAATTATTGTTGATATGACGAAAGACATTTTAATTTCTTTTCCGGAACAGAGGAAAAATTTACATAAGGAATTAGAAAACTTGGTATTTGAAACAGACAAAGAAAATATTGAAAAATCACTGGCATATATCTTTATCTATTGTAAAACATTTTATCCTGTGCGATTTTTTGATATTCTTTATCAAAAGGACGAAATTTTTGACGAAGAAGAAATTGAGTTTCTTCCAGGTATTAATTTTACAAAATTGTGGAGTGAAAATATTACAGAAAAAACACGCGAAACTATTTGGAAATATCTACAATTGGTTCTTTTTTCAATAGTATCTAGCATTTCAGACGGAAATACATTTGGTGATACCGCAAAGTTGTTTGAAGCGATTAACGCGAATGAATTTAAGGCAAAATTGGAAGAAACGATAGAACAAATGCACACTTTGTTCGGTAATGAAAATAAAGATAGTAATCCAGACGACGAATCTGAAAATAGTAATAAGTCGGCCAACATTAATGTAGATGATTTACCTACTCCCGATGGCATTCATGAACATGTTACTAATATGATGAATGGTAAATTAGGAAAACTGGCAAAAGAAATTGCAGAAGAAACCGCGGCGGATTTGGATATTAATATGGAAAATGCTAGTTCAATTAGTGATGTATTCAAACGCCTTATGAGTAATCCTACTAAGTTAATGAGTTTGGTTAAAAATGTTGGAACAAAACTAGATGAAAAAATGAAGTCTGGTGACGTTAAGGAAAGCGAACTTCTAGAAGAAGCCACTGAAATGATGAAGAAAATGAAAGATATGCCAGGTATGGGAGATATACAAAGTATGTTAAATAAAATGGGAATAAATACTGGAAAAACTTCTGGTAAAGTTAATATGAATGCTATGCAGAGTAATCTAGCTCAAAAATTACAAAAGGCGAAAAATAACGAACGTATTTTAAAAAGAATGAATGAAAGAAAGGCTAGTCTTGCGTTTGCTGCATTAAACGCACAAAACCAAGCGCAGGCACAATCTACTGCACAAGCAGCCGCAAGTATTGCATCTAAAACTATTGAAAATCTGGTTTTTTCAAAAGGAGAACATGTAGAAAGAACCACTCGAGAACCAGAAGCTTCGGCAGAAATTAATAAGAAGAATAAAAAAAAGAATAAGAAAAAGTAAATTCATCATATAACGGCATTCTTTACTAAATACCATAAAATAATTGTTATTATATATATAAATGATGTCTCAGTTTTGGTTGTATAATCCTAACATATTATTCAAATCAAGTGAAATTCATAATATATGGCCAACAAGCGATATGACATTCGAAGAAAAATTAAATGCTGTATCTCGGCTTGTTATTATTTTAACATTTATTAGTATTATTGCTACTAGACAAGTAAAAGTATTATTGTCAGGATTTATCACTTTAGGTGTAATCATTCTATTATATAAAATCGAAATGAAAAAAAATAGTAAAAAAGAAGGTTTTACTAGTCAATCTAGATTATATGATGTAATGAAACCAATTTTCACTCACCCAACCGAAATTAACCCAGCAATGAATATATTATTACCAGAAATTAATGAAAACCCAAAACGTCAAAAAGCTGCGCCGGCTTTTATGCCTATGATCGAAGAAGATATTAATACAAAAACAAAGGATTTCATTAAGAAAGAATTTAACGACCCAACTATTGACGAAAGATTATTTAATGATTTAGGCGATAATTTTATGTTCGACCAATCAATGAGAACATGGCATGCGACGCCAAATACAACTATACCAAATGACCAAAAATCATTTGCAGAATATTGCTACGGCGATATGATTAGTTGCAGAGATGTAGAAGATATTGAATTGGCATGTGTAAGAAATATGCCTTACAGATGAAAAATAAACATTATCAAGATTTATGACATTATCAAGATTTATAACATTATTTTTATATTCAATAATATTATATAATATAAATGGCTTCCGTTCATAATTTTAATTTCTATCAAACAACAAGATTAGGATATGATAAAGCAGATTTAAGCCAACGTACATTACAAAATACAGAATATGCTAGTTATATGTTAGATACATTTCGCCCTTCTTGTCCTATGAATAATGTTATTGATTTTGCGACAAGTCAACCAAATATCAACTTTACTGGTAGTTATCATACAAGCATCGGCGGTTCTAATATTCAAGAAAACTCCAGCTTACTGATTAGCTCTTTATCTAGACCTAAATGTAGAATCAGCTTGTCAGAACGTCCGTATACGACAATTCCTTATTTAGGGCGTGGGAAAAGTGACCCTACGCTAGAATCACAAATGCAACAGGGTGATTTTGCAAATAATAAAAAAAGCGTTAATCCTAGCAGTGAAGTGAGTTATTTACAATATTCTCAAACACCTATGCTTCCTACGATTAAATCCACTATTTGCAATCCTGCAAATTTAATTGAAAGCAATGCAGCGGAGGGATGGATCCGAGGTGGATTACCTTCGCGTGAATTGGCTCGCGATAAAGATTATACCAATAATTAATATTATTACGTATATTTCTATATAAACATTTATTATTAAATATTCATTATAAATGTATCAAACCGATTTTTTATGCACTTATAAATTAATGAATAAATTGTCATATCAGGACGAACTTTACAGAATTCAAATTCTACAAGCATTTAATTTGGAAAAATGGAATGATAATCAAATACATCATACTATAGGAGAACTTTATTTATTGCTTAAGGATAATGATGAAATAAAACAAATTATTAATAAGGCTAAGAAAAACGATACTATTAATAATTTATTTGAAAATGTTACTAGTTTTGATAATGATAATGATAATGATAATGATAATGATAATGATAATAATTCTATTATTTTTACCATACTTTTTAATTTTTCTACATTCGATTTATTACACAGAATTATTATAGATTTCTTAATAAATAATACGATTGAAGAGAGATTTTCAACTAATTTATTAAACGCACTATAAGATTATATTTAGATATATTTTATGCTTACATATATATAAATACATAAAATGACGTCAACCAGAAATATAAATAGCAAAGGAGATTACAAATTAGAACAATCCCAATTTGGAGAATACATGAATTATACAAATTATTTACATGGCGCTCAAGGACGCGCCTTTATACAAACGTTGCCATCAATCGGCTATAATCCAAGCGGTATGCCGAGAGATACCTTTTCGAAAAATCCGATTGAAATAGAATCAATGTTATTCGGTATAAATTCAACAAATCTTGTAACCCCAAGAAAACCAATTATACCTCAACTTAGGCAAATACCTACATCAAACTTTTTCAATCGCTTACCGGTGCATATGCCCAAGCCACTTGTCATTGAAAATAACCAACGTCCTTATCCAATCTAAAATAACATTGATAATATATATTATTAAAATAATATTATATATATAGTAAATATGTCATTCACACGTTTTCATGATGACCCATGTAGAATTACCAAACAATTACAAGAATCTACAGGTTTGGGGAGATATATGTTAAATGTTCCAGGAAATGGCACGAACCCATTATATATGGATGACCCGTTTATTCGCATGCAAAAATGGGGCGGTAACTTAATGACCAACACAATCAATTTAGAAAGCGATTTATTTGGACTATCTAGAAATTCTAATCGTGACGATGTCGCTATAAATGAATATAGACTGAACGCTGTTAAAAGTAATAAACTTGAATATAAAACACAAAAACCTTATACGGATCAATCTAGGGCAACGCATCCTGCTTGGGAATATCGTGATTTAGAGCAAACCAAATATAATATATTACACTTAAACCCACAAGAAAATATTTGTTTTCCTTTTCAAAATAATTTAAGTACCCGCATCATAGAAAAAGATATTTTTCTTGCAAAAGCGCCAAAACAACTAATGGACGATTAATATAAGATTAATATAATATTTATTATATATAAATGGCCGAAATAGCAGTTCCTTTAATTGCATTAGGCAGTATGTATGTTATTTCAAAACAAAAAAAAAATAGTAAAGTTGAATCTTATACTAATATGACTAATACTAGAAACGAATTACCTGGTATTAACCCTCCAAGACCTGTAGTTAATTTCCCTTTAACTGAAAATGTGAAAACATCTAATAATACAAGTGCATATGTAAATGAAAACCAACATACCGATAAATATTTTGATAAAACTAATTATGCTTCTCACGAACAACGCCAAACATCAGATTATGGCGTAGGCGGAGGAAATAAAACAACGTTTTCCTTAACTGGTTCGCCAATTGATAAAAGTAAATTCAAACATCAAAATATGATTCCTTTTTTTGGTGGAAAAGTAAGGGGCGCAACAATTAATAATAATATTGCCGAAAGTGTTTTAGATAATATGCAAGGACAAGGTTCCCAGTTCGTAACTAAAAAAGAACAAGCGCCAATGTTTAAACCTCAAGAGGGATATCAGTTTGCAAATGGTTCGCCAAATGTAAGTGATTTTATTCAATCACGTGTAAATCCTAGTATGAAAATTTCAAATGTTAAACCATGGGACGAGCAGCGTGTAGCACCTGGATTGAACCAAGGATATAACAATAATGGGAGCGCTGGTTATAACTCTGGGATGGAAGCACGTGATATGTGGATTGATAAAAACGTTGACGAACTTCGAGTAGCAACAAATCCCAAGATGTCATATGATTTAATAGGACATGAAGGACCAAGTTCTCATTATATTAAAAATGCTCCCACGACAATGACCCAAGGAAAGGTTGAAAAACATTTACCTGATAAATATTATGCTTCGGGACCAGAACGCTGGATGACCACAACTGGTATTGAAAAAGCACCAACCGCACGCGGTATCGAATTATTACATGACGTCAATCGCACTGATACTACATCAGAATATTATGGTTCTCGTGCAAATCAAACAGGAGGCACATATGTTAATCGCGAATATCAACCAACGCGACGACCAGTATTGGCGGCGCAAGATTTGGCAACACCTTCGTATGTTGGATCAAGTAAACCAACGACCGGTGATTATGGAGCACAAAGTTATAGTAACCTTGCAAATAATCGTTCCACTACACGCAATAATAATATAGGACCCGCTGGCGGTTTTATAAAAGCAATCGTATCTCCAATATTGGATATATTAAGACCTACGCGTAAACAGGATGTCATTGATAATATGCGTTCAAGTGGAAATGCCGGAACAAGTGTTTCAAACGGGCAAATATTTAATCCGGCAGACCGCACCAAGACAACTATTCGAGAAATGACGGAATCTGAATTGGATTGTAATCATATGAACGTTCAATCACAGAAAGCAAATGCTTATCTGGTAACGCAACATCAACCAGTTGATTTACAGCGCGATACAACAAATGTATCCTATACTGGAACTGCTGGATCGAACGGGTTTAATGCGACAAAATCATATGAGGCAGAATACAAACAACGCAATAATGTAAATAAAACGCACGTGAATCGTCCAAATCAAGGCGGAACTCAAATGTTTAATCAAAATGATAATATTTCTATTAGTAAGCGTGATGCTGACCGAGATAATAATCGTTTGTGGGTTCCTAGCTCCGTCGGAAATACTTCTAATATACCTTCAAGGGCGATGAATGATAATATTGGACGTGTAAAGGTATCTGAAAGTTATGACCAAAATATAAATACTGACCGAATTGCGCCTGAATTATTAAATGCCTTTAAAAACAATCCATACACGCAGAGTTTAACTAGCTGGGCTTAATTTTGTCTTTTACGTATTTTATATATAATCATGTTTATATTAACTTTCTTTATCAATGTAAACCGCTTTTGATAATTTCTTGATTATCTTATTTTCGCTGTCAATAAACTCGCCTTTTCCGCCCATCGATTGATTCATAATACGCAAGTAGACATCATTTAACCGATGTGTTGTATTCATACATGACGGATGTTTATCGCGCCAAGGAATCATTAAATCGCCATTTTTTTTTGTTATGTATTTTATAGCCTTGCGTATTTTGTCATAAGTGCTATTCTCTTTTTCCCATATATTATCATCACGCACATACATCACTTCTCTCTTGTAGTCGCTACAATGAATTGGACGTTTATAAACATCCATTTCATTCAGTTTTCTTATAATGATTTTACTGATACCTTCAACATATCCGAGTTCTCCAACATCTTCCAAATCAGAGAGTTGTAGCGTCATTGAGCTAACAAAGTCCATGATATTCATAGCATCCTTACATTTCTCATTAAGAAACACTTGCATGTTGAATGTTTTGTTATGGCTATTATTGTTATTGATTGTATTATTGCTGTTTTTACATACCTCTATCATTTGCTTCTGTAAATCAGAGTTACTTTTTACCAAGTCTAATATTAATGATTTCATATCATATTCGGCTATGAGAATGTTTTCACTATTTTCATTTATACCCTTGCAACTTTTTTTGTGAGCAGATAAAGTTGACGCATGTTTATAAACTTTGCTACAAATGATACAACTAAAATGTTTTAATTCACAATCTGCTGCTCCTAAATAGTTAGGATTTATTAGGATTTTATGTTTACGTGTTGCGTTGTGGCGCAACCAATCACTTTTTTTACAGCATATGAATGCGCATTTTTCACAATTATATTTGTTGGCGTAATTTGGCGCTTTTTCGTTAGGATCCATTGGTATAATATCCTAATAAAAAAACGCCTAAATACTTTTTCTAAAAATATATAAAAATAAATAAATTTTATCGTAACAACATTTTTCATTGAAAAAACGAAATGAGAGCATTATGGTCACAATCACTTTTTCACGTTTTTCACAGAGGCGAGTCGGCCATTTCGCAAAATGGACATTTATAAATGTCCAAAACGGAAAACCTCGAGACTCCTTGAAAAACATGTTTTTTGTAATTTATGGAATTTCCTGAAAATTTAATTTGTTTTTACTTAATAGTTAAAAAAATAAGATAATAAACATTCATTCATATTGTAAGTATGAATAGAGTCGAACAATTACAAGAAATACAGAAAGAAGCATTAGAATTATTCAAAAAGAAAAATGAGGATTATGGTGACGCGTTTGCAAAATTTGGAGTAATTGGCGTACTGATGCGCATTGAAGATAAAATACAACGTTCATTATCAATTACAATAAATGGAGTAAATTTAATAAAAGATGAAGGATTAAAAGATACAATGATTGATCTTCATAATTATTCAGCGATGGCATTAATGTTATTAAATGAAAGTTAAATGATATTAAATATATTACAATTATAACTTATAAGAATGCCACATTTAGTAAATGGACATATGCGTTTTAATGAAGAAGACACTTTACTAACTGATTTTCAATATAGGACAACAGAAACATATAGTTCTTATACATATAATGAATTGGTTGAAATGTTAAGTATTGAAAAAAAACAATTAGAAACAATGAAATATAAAGAAATTTTAAAATTCTTCAATACAACCACGAATATTAAAATGAGTCTAATAAAATCAATTGCTATCATAACCGCAATTGCTGAAAAAGAAGGATATAACCTCAATGAACTCATTGCATAAATCAAAATATATTAAATGTATTATTTTGATTTAAAAATTGTTTGAATTACTCTTATAATGTCCTATATTGATTATCATCCTGAAATAAATGAAAAATTAGATTTCTTTTTGAAATCAGGAAAAATTCCCAACATCATTTTTCACGGACCAAGCGGTAGTGGTAAAAGAACAATTGTCAATCATTTTATCTCAAAAATTTACAAAAATAACAAAGATTTGATTAAGAATTATGTAATGTATGAAAATTGTGCTCATGGTAAAGGAATTAAATTTATACGCGATGATTTAAAATTTTTTGCAAAGACCCATATTAGCGCAGAGGGCTCTTGTAAATTTAAAACAATCGTTTTATCAAACGCTGACGAATTAACAAGCGACGCTCAATCGGCTCTTCGTCGTTGTATTGAACTTTTTAGTCATACAACTCGTTTTTTTATTATCGTTCAAGATAAATATAAATTATTAAAACCCATTTTATCACGTTTATGTGAGATATTTATTAATGAGCCAATCATAAATGGGACAAGAATAAATTTACACAAGTATAATATAAATAATACATTCAAAGTAATACATGATAATAAAAAAATAAATATCACACTTGATAAAATGTTTGCTCCATTTAAAGTCCCAGATTTTTCTAATAATGTATCAGAGTGTCATTATAAACAAATTATTGATATAGTTAATATATTATATGAAAAGGGGTATAGCGGTTTGGATATTATTAAATATATAGAATATGATACCACAATAAATAATATAAATAAATACCAGATGTTACTTGTATTTAATAAATTAAAAAAAGAATTCAGAAATGAAAAATTATTCATGTTATTTATATTGAATTTTTTACTATTACGTTGTAATTATGATTTAGAAAATATATCATTTATGTAAAATGGATGATTTTTCAACATCTAGTTTAAGTGAATCAAAAAACGAGTGGTGTGCTCGGTTATTGAATGTATTAACTCCTACTATAGTGCAAGGGTTAAAATCTATTTTCGATGAAGCATGGAAATTATGTAAAGATAATAATGAATTAGACAAATATTTAATGACATTTCAAAATTTTCTTACTCGTGTTCCAAAATGGAACCAAACAATTATTGATACCGAAAAAACACGAATAATTGAGACTTCAGGCTGCCATTATTTAGAAGATATTGTTACTTGCGTTCACATTATTCAGTTAAAGGCGCTTACATGTATCCGAGTTGGTAGTAAACAAAAAAAAATAGATATTAATATTCCATCTATTAGTGATTTTATTCATAAAATTTATATTCATGTTGCTAGAAAAATATATACGAATATTTATTTATTTGAAAAAAATATAGAGCCATTACAAATTCAAAAAAACAATAGAGAGATTGAAGTGCTTATTCAAGAATGTATATTAAATGCCATACGTGATAGTATTCCTTTAGAGAGTATTTTAAGAGCCTATATGGATGAAACCGAAGAACAGGACGTAGAGGTGAGTGAAGTTGTTGAACCTCTTGCTGATGAACCATCTGCCCCTACGCCTACGCCTGCCCCTACGTCTACGCCTACGCCTAGTCCTAAAACGACTACAATTTCAAATAATGAACCATCACCTGATAAAGGTTCACCTTCTATAAAAGATATTATTCCAGAATATAAGCAAACAACTAGTTTTATGAACGAATATATAGATAGCGGAAATGAAAAAAATAAATTGTCCTTCTCTGATAATGATTCATACATTGATACAAATGGCAATACTGGTATTATAAACGCTCCAAAGAATAAAATTAATTTTGAAGATTTAGAAAAACCCACCGAGACAAATTACCAAGATGAAGAAGAAGATTATGAAGGAGGTTATAATTCCGAACGTTTAGTTATAGGAGATACCATTAAACTGGATATTCTTGATGTAAATGATTTGAACAAGGCCGCCAGTAAAATTGATTTAAAAGCTCCAGTTCTTGATTTTGAAGTATTATTTTAATTGCGTTTGCCAATAGTTGATTAATTAATTATATAATATAAATAATGGAAAAATATATTATTCATTCTGGTATTATTGCATTTATTTATTTATTGATGAAATTTGTTGAAATGAGAATGGTTATGAAAGAAACTAAACATATTAAAGATTTGATACGTGACACGATTATTGTTTATTTGAGTGCGATTGTTGGCCTGTATATTATAAGTGAGTTTATGCCAGCATGTGTCGGAACGAAAATCGTAACAAATGTATTTACTGATGCGCCTGGGTTCTAAATGGATTGAACCTGTTTTTACATTAACATTGATTTCATGAGATTAATCTCTCTTTCTTGAGTTTCGATTATCTCTTTTGCCAATTTTTTTATTTGTTTATTATCAGTTTTATCGTAAATATTAAGTGATGTAGATATAGCGGTTGAATGATGGCTTATCATTCTTCTTAACCATTGATTATCGTCAATAAATAATTGGTTTCTTAATAATAAAAAAGCGATTGAAAATGATAAAAATATTCCTATTAAAAATAAATATTTATTAAAATATCCCATCGATAAGTAATGTATCACTTCATGCACCCATATCATATTGGAACCCATTAAAAGCCCTCCATAAAATAGTGTTAATGATAAGTATAAATGGTCAAATTTAAATATTAAAATATTCATGGGATTAAATGTCATTCCAACAATAACCATAATAATGAATTGAATTAATTGTGTTCGAAGTAATTTCATAATGATTATATAATTATGTAATATAATTATGTAATATTTTTATGTATAACATGTAAAATATTGATATAAAATTGAATTATTATTTTTTAATTAATACCAAATAATAACTACACGATGGAAAAGTCAAGTGTCTCGATATTAACAATTACGCAATATTCAAGGCGTAATTGTTTGACTAACTTGGCTATGTTAATAAATAGGCAACTATATAAAAATATAACCGAATGGGTTATCGTAGATGGTAGTCGTAATTACGAAGATGCGAGTGCAAATGAACTATATATTATTTCACAATGGAAAACATTAACTTTATTGCCATTTAAATTTGATATTATTTATGTACCTTTTAAACAAAAACAATGCTTGAGTGATCTGCGTAATATTGGAAATAATACGTGTAATGGAGACATTATTGTATGTATGGACGACGACGATTATTATCCACCAACACGTGTTAGTGATGCAGTTTATAGGTTAGTTAATTCATCCGCTCTTATTGCCGGATGTTCTGACGCATATATATATTTTTATTCATATGAGAGATTTTTCCAATTCAAAAAGTTTGGTAAAAATCATTCAACTAATAATTGTATGGCATACAAGCGCGAATATTTAATAAATCATTCACACAAGCTCGGTTTAATGAAAGCCGAAGAAAGTAGTTTTACAAATAAATTTACAGAACCAATGTTACAATTAGATCCAAGTAAATGTATTGTTATATCAGGACATCGTATGAATTCCGTAGATAAGAATTGGTTATGCTACGACTCAACGACGACCCGCATGGCAAATGAATTAAGAGCAGATGTTTTTATTTCATATTTAATACCATTGGAAATTTTATTGAATATGATTAAAATATTTGAAGAAATGAACTAAAAATTATATAAAAATTAAAAAAGATACTTACCATATCCTTCTTTTTTTATATAATTTATTTTCCACAAAATAGTGAATTAATCAATTTGCGTATTCTTCCATAATTTCTATGATTTTTTTTTGAATATAAACCAAGTTTGCAATATTCACTCGAGCCTTGCCATGTTGATATGGACTGGTATAACGAGCATACTCTAATGTAACCTCCAATGACTCAATAAACTCAGGAATATTTTGTAATGGTGTTTTTCCCTTGAAATTTCTCTGCAACACCAATTGTGGTGATTCGCGCACCATTTTTTCTAGTGACTCAACTGAAACCAAAGATGCTATATTGGCGTCATCTTGGTCGCGTCGGTCTGGTGTATTCCTATTACAATGACCACAATAGTAGTGAGCGTTGCCGAAATAAAATCCTAAAGTGTATGTTAATAGTGCTTTATGAAGTTTGTTATTGCCGAATGTATCACACACGCATATGTTGAGGTCTTCTAGTTTTTCTTCTTCAGGTAGCAATACACACGTAAGAGTATGTTGCGCATCTGCTAGATCATAACCATATATTTCAGGCAAAATGCCGTTATACACATGAACCGAAATGAGTTTTTTATGATGATAATTGCATATTGGGACATCAACTATAGTTTTGTACGGAATATATCTGCGGGATATATCCTTAGTGTCAGGACAATAATGATATACGATGGGGTACACTTTTATATCATTGCTACATCGGTTGAGATGTATGGCAATACAATGACTTGCGCAAACTTCTTCTGGCTCGATGTGATCGTCATTGGCGTTATTTGTAAATTGAGACATTGCTTAATTGTAATTTTGGGTATGTATCATAATAAACAAGCGGATGTTTTCAATTTTTTTTGCATTTATACCACTCTTTTCATATAATTCCCAACTTAAAACTCATTTGTATATTTTTTGAATACTTATTGTCATTGTGTTTTTATTACACATTTCTTTCATTTTTCTAATGACTTTATAATGGTTTCATCATGTTCGCTCTTATGATTGGAGATATATATTAATTATTTATAAAAAAATTGATTTTTCTTTATAAATAAAATACTTATCATAATTCAATATAGAGAAATGGATACGAAACCATGTTTGCCAGTAATTGAAAATGATGATTGTATTGCGAACATAAAACAAATAGGAATAAATTGGGTTGATAAAAGGCTAGAAGGCGAATTAACACTTACTAAGCCTGGTTCAATTTCACATTTATTATATGGCGAAAAGACCAGTGAACAATCTATTAATATTAAGATTGGATTACTTGGTGAATTCTTATCAAAAGAATTAATAAAAACTAATCATAAATTAGAATTATTAAATTGTGGCGTTCAAAAAATTAATAACAAAAAAAAAGATGTTGATTTATTATTTAAAGACGAGGTTAATAAAATTATTTATTTTCGTGAATTAAAAGGAAATATTGAACTTGATACAGAAAAATTACCAGCAACTATAACAAAGTGTAAAGAGATTGAAAAATCATTACAAACATCTTATTTAGATTATACTATTGATTGCGGAATATTAAATTGGAGTGTGTACAATAGAAAAATACTAAAGGCAGGAATTTCAAATATAAAAACATTTGAAATTGGAGGAATAAAAATAAACCATATGGAAGATTTCTTAAATATTATTAATGTTTTTTGGAATGAGGATGATTATTATTCATATTTTAGAGAAATTGGAACTAGAATAAAAATAAGATTTGAATAAATTTTGAATACCATAAATTTTGAATACCATAAATTAATAATTCTTAATAATTAAATGTTTAGTATTGATTTCATCTCCAATGCGATTACCATATAATTTAAATCTGTATTTTTTATCATATTCATCAACTATATAGCCATTGTATAATTCTTCTATGAATTTAGTTTTTCCAATTACCATTAAACATTTAATTTTTGTTTTTTTGAAAAGTAATGCTAATTTTTTTTGTTCTTCTTTGCCAAATTGACAATAACCATAATCAGTAAATTCACTATCATACGGAGGGTCTAAAAACATAAAATTGCTTTCATCATTATAGTTTTCAAAAATGTAATCAAACCCTTTATTTAATATTTCTGTTTTACCTAATAACATTTCATAATCTTTATTTATTATTTCATTATAATTTATAGTTTTATATCTACCGAATGGTATATTAAATTTGCCATTTTTATTATATCTTAACATACCTCTAAAACAAGTCTTTCTTTGATAATAAAATCTTTTTGCACTATCTAATGTGTCATTTATTTCCATTTTATCTCTAACTTTATAATATGTATCTTCGTCATTAGGGTTTTCTTTCATAAACACAAATATTTCATCACCCTTTCCATTTCCTATACTTTTGTATAAATCAATTAATTCACTATGAACATCACTTACAACAGCCTTATCTGGGTTTAAATAAAAGTATACTGCACCACCACCTACAAATGGTTCAATATATGTTGTATAATGTTCCGGAAAATATTTTTCAAACATTTTAATTTCATCGCCTTTTCCACCACTCCATTTGATTAATGGTTTCAAATGTTTTATTTGATTTGATGTATTTGTAATAATAGTATTGCTTATTTTGTCATCTTCTTTTGATACACCCATTAGATTTTTAATAGTATCATCATTTTCTTGTGCTTCAATGAGATAGGCATCTTCTATTATTAATTCTACTTTTTTTTTTGGTTGTGTTTCACCATTTATTAAATCAATTAATTCACCTTTGTTTTTTGATTTACATTTTTTAATTCCATATTCTTCACACTTCAATAAAAGTTCGGTTTTTGATAATTTGGCTAAATTCATTTCAATATTACAGAGTATATTATTATTATCAATCATATTATTTAATTCAATTTTTAAATAAATTAACAAATTAAATATTAATATTTTGACTATCATTAAATTTTAATTGATGTTTCTTTGTATTCAAGTGTGTATTCATAATAGATTTTACAAAAACACCAAAATCACAGCATTTGTAATAATACTTAAACTTATCCTTTCGTTCTTCTTTTGTTGAATGATTATTGAGAATGTGATTTAAATAATTGTTCTTATTATAATTATCAAAACTGCACTTATTACACCTATAAGTTTCTTATCACATCTTTCTTTTCTTTTGCATCTTTTATGTAAAGTAGTTTATAAATGTTGTTTATAACAAGAAGCAATATCAGTTCTATAATTACACTTTTCACAATAAAACTTACTTTCTATATTATTTCATATATATTTAATATTTAAATATATAAAAGAGCAGCAGAAAAAGTAAGACCATCATTGATTTTACATTTTTGATTTTTTTTACAAATGATTACCAAGTTGATGATTACCAAGTTGATGTTTTTTTTACACTGATTTTTGGTCCTTGTCCTCGTTTTTTTGAACTAGCTGGGTCATATGGACTATCTTCATCATCCGAAATTAAATCCTTGGATAATTCCCAAAATTCCTTTGAACCTAATTTAAAATCAGCGTGGTGTTCTGCCTTATACCAGAATATTTGGTCGTGTAGTTTATTGGATTTTGAATTATTATTAATAACCAAACACTCATAATTTTCAGTACATTGATCCATCACTTGGCAAAATGATTCAAATGTTGGAAACATACCTGCATAATTTTCCCAAATACGTTTACGATTTGCAATATATGGTTCTCGTAAAATAAAAACATAATCAATATTTGTACGTAAATTTGGCGGAATTCCTAGAGGATATTGCATTGTAATAATTAACATAATTTTCCAGTGGCGTCCATTCATAAATAATAAACGCATCATTTTATCTCTCGTCCATGTAGCGTCATATAAACAATCGTCTAATATAACAAATGCTCTAGGGTCAATATTTGAACGTTTAAAAGTATCCATTTCTTTTTTTACCTGTTTTAAAACTGATTTTTGCCGTTTAAGAATATTTTCAATAATAGATATATTATATTCGTCGTGAATAAATAATTTTGGAACATGAGAACTATAAAACCCATTTCCGGCTTCTGTGCCAGAAATAACAACACCAATAGGTATTTCTTGATGATAAAATAGCAAATCTCTTACTAAATAACTTTTACCGGTATCACGTCTTCCTATTAAAACTACGACAGGTCCTTTATTTTCATCAGGCTTAAAACTTATATTTCGCATATCAAATTTTTTTAATTCTAATGTCATTAATGTTTATTAGAAAATAAACATTAACATAAGACGCAATAATATAGATAAAAATAATATATAAATAAAAATAATATATAGATAAAAATAATATATAAATTATTAATTAGTTAAAAAGCTAATAATTTATATATATTAAAAGTAATAATGGAAGCTAAACATAAAATTCAGATAACCAAACAAGAATTTAATTATATAAAGGAAGATAATCATAAACTTTTCAAAAGTTTAGAAGATAATAGTTCAATTGGTATTTTAGAACCGCAAAATTATAATCCATTGTATAATATATTTTTTGAGTTATCAAACACTAATAATAATAATATTGTTTTGAATAATAAATTACAATTACATAGTATTTTATCACAGGAAACAAATAATATTTTTAAATGTAAAATAAAATATCAGAATGATGATAAAGAAAAGCGAAATGTATATTTTAAATATAGTCCATTATTAGATCCAGTTAAATATTTACTTGGAAAATATGATATTAAAGATGAATCTTTGTTAAAATTGCCATCGTTTAATTTAAGTAATAATTGTCATCCTAAAACAAATAATTATAATAATACAGCATATGTAGATAGTTTTTTTACATATTTATCAAGTATATTGTTACACGAACATGGTTTTATTAATGGAATGGATTTTTATGGTTCTTTCTCTGCAATGAAAACTGATTTTAGAATAAATATACTCGACGAGATTGAATATTTGAACGAGTCATTGTTTTTTAAAAAGAATGATAAAATTTTATATGAGTTGGAATATATCGATAATGATGAATTTAATAGTGACACACGTAATTATAAAAAAAAGTTAATTTTTCAAGAAAATTCTAGAGAGAAATTGGAATTGTCTAATGTCACTGAATTGTTCAATCTGGATGATGTAAATGTTATATCTGATATAACAAGCGAAGCAGAAATAATATCATTAGATGATTTAAATATTCATATAATTCAAAGTTCTTTAAATAAAACAGAATCAAATGATAGCGAATCTTGTTCGTCGCGTTCATCTAACACAACAATTTGTGATAGTGAAGATAAAGACGATTCACAATCTGAAGATGATTCACAATCTGAAGATGATGAAAATAATGAAGATGATGAAAATAATGAAGATGATTATTCTGAAATTAGTAACGAAGAAGAAGAGATTGTTGCTAAACTTAAAACTTTCCCAGTTCAAGTTATTGCTCTTGAATGTTGTGAGAACACATTAGACCATATTATCATGAATCATGAGATTTCAAATGAATTATGGGATAGTATTGTAATTCAAGTATTATTTAGTCTTATTACATTTCAAAATACATTTGGATTAACTCATAATGATTTACATACAAATAATATAATGTATATTAAGACTGATAAATTATTCTTATATTATAAATTAAATCATATTTATTACAAAGTGCCAACGCATGGTAAAATATTTAAGATTATAGACTTTGGCCGTGCTATTTATAAATTTCGTGGAAAATTATTATGTAGTGATAGTTATCACCCAGAAGGTGATGCTGCTACACAATATAATTCAGAGCCATATTACAATAATAAAAAACCGCGTTTAGACCCAAATATGAGTTTTGATTTATGCCGTTTAGGTTGCGCGTTATATGACCATCTTATCGAACAACCCAAAACAAAAATAATTCAAATTATATTGAATTGGGTAAATGATGATAAGGGTAGAAATATATTATATAAAAATAATGGAGATGAACGCTACGCCGATTTTAAACTTTATAAAATGATTGCTCGAAGTGTAAATAATCATATACCAGTTAACGTATTGAATAATTCGTATTTTGATAAATTTATTGTTACCAAAAAAGATTTGAAGAAAAAATGTATTATGGATTTGGATGAAATACCATGTTACATGTAAATAAAAAAGTCATAAGACTTTCTTTTATTTTTTTTAAAATTTATTTATTGTATGATAACAATCTAATTACTCCCATCGCCAATCCATCTTTCCAGCTCCATATTGGTCTATACCAGAATGGTTGAATTGTTCTTCTTCGGCTCCATCTTCTGCGGTATACTGCCAATCCATCTTTCCAGCTCCATATTGGTCTATACCAGAATGGTTGAATTGTTCTTCTTCAGCTAATACTGATTCGGCTCCATGTTCTGCGGTATATTTCATTTGATGATAATACATTTGTTCTTCTGCGTTCTCGGGTTCATCTTCTTGATCCGTAACTTCATTTAATGTCATAAGCAACTTATTCATTTCAGTATTGGAATGTTTACCAAATAAATTATTTGATAGGTTTAATGCTGGTTCGGCGAATGATGGTTCGGCTTCATGTTCCATTTGCTGAAAGTGCTTATCTTCAATAACGGCGAGCCGTGCTTCAATTATTTCAGTGTAGTCAATCAAAGTAACCAACTGATTTCCAAGACGCATTATTCGCATGTCGTTATTGCTAAGGCGGTGTTCAGTGTTTTCGAAAACAACCCAATACCAAGGGTCATCATACACTACTCTGGCCTCTCTTTTTTTGATGATGCGTTGTTGAAAATTGAACGCAGTTTCATTTTCATACCAAGCATTAAAGTAAATAAATGCTTTGTAAACTGGATAATTGCGTCGTCGACTATCCGGTTGCCGGATAATACTTACCTTGTAGACATTTCCAATATGCTGGTTGTGGAAAATGTCAACAATTGTTTCTTCGTCAACCCATTGAGGGAATACGCGCGGAATCATCAATGACATACGCTGGTTCATCTGGAACTCCATTATGTATAATCGGTCGCTTTAGTTTGTTGTTATCATTAACTATAATATGAAAATAGTTTTCAATTTTTTGCATATTATCATTATTTCTCGATTGAATTAATTGTTTTATTCAGGATGGGTGTAAATTATCTAATAATAAATTATAGTAAGAATTTATTAGTTGGCATTCACTACATTTACTATTTAAATCTTTGAAACAATGATAACAATCATAATGTCCGCAACCATTTTTTATAATTTCTGTGTTGTTGCATACACAATCTTTATGTTTTATATTAATATCTGTTTTCTCGTTTATACCCGTAGATACATGAAATTTAATTATTCTACCATGTTTAATTTCAATATGATAGTTTTTATCTAATGCGCATAACCATTCTGCTAGTTTTACGTATCCGTTTTCACAAGCAGAATAAAAAGCAAAATTATCGTTTGATGAAATATTAATGTCAGGTTTAACCGATACTAACCATTGTGCTATTTTTAAATTACCTTTTTTACAAGTATATCTAAAAACATATTCATTTACATATGAAATATTAATGTCAGGCTTACGAGTTAAAAGCCATTGTGCTACTTCTATATGTCCATTTATACAGGCAAAAGTAAATGAAAATTCATTCGCAGCTGAAATATTAATATCGTATTTAATTGACATTATCCATTGTGCTACTTTTAAATTTCCTCTTGCACATGATTGTCTAAAAGTTAATTCATTCATGTATGAACAAACTAACTCTGGTTTAATTGAAATCAACCATTTTGCAACATCCAAATGACAATTTAAGCAAGCCCATTTATACGAATAATCCGCATAGGATGAAATATTGATATTTGGTTTATTTGAATACATCCATTTTGCCAATTCTAGATGACCTTTTTCACACGCCCAATTAAAGCTGTATTCATTAATATAATCTTTCAAGTCTTCTTGTGTTTTATTTTTATAACCTAAAAGTAAAATCATATTCAAGTCTAAAAAATCATTCATTCTAATATAGTATTCAACTAATTTTTAAAGTAAAAATATAATAATCCATTGCTTATATTTTTAGTGATTTTCCTGAATTAGATTTAGTAATAGTTTTCAGGCAAACTATTAAAATAGTCGGTTATTTATCTCATACTATACAACTAAAACATGTTTTACATGTTTTTTTAACATTCGGCTGAATCATAACTAATTTCACAGATACATCAAATAAACGTTTGAAATTTTCTTTTTGTTCAGTATCTTGTGGAAAAAGATTATAATGAGACATAATGTATTCGTACATATCATTGATAAGTTCGATCATTTGATCTATTGTCATTTTGCTAGAATTCGGCGAAGAAATTAATTCAGTAATCAATAAAACAATTTCAGGAATATCATTGTGGTCGATTTTGCCATCCTTCATAATAATTTTCAATGATTTGTCAACGCGTAAATTGAAAGAAGATATGTCATCAATTAAACTCATTTTTATATTATACCAGAATATATTTTTATTCTTGTTTTAACTTATAATATTTCGGGATTTTATTGGTCTTTATCTTATTTCCGCAATTCTTGGGGCAATTCACGAACCTCAGCAACACGGCTCAATCCATGGTCGCTATTTTTATCAATAACGATATTTTCTCCTTCAAATAATTCCCGCCGCAAGTCAGCAACCGAAATATTTTCATTTCGGTTCTTAACACTCACGAGGTTTCCATCATCGTCGATTGTCTGTGTCAATACATTACCACTTTCAAGTGCTTTTTTCTTATTATCTTCCATCGCCTTTTCTTTGGTTTCGCGCACACGCTTATCAAACTCAACCTTTGCTGAACTTTCATTCTTCATTTTTTCCTGCATCAATTGATTTAGTTCATCTTCTAGATATTCAACGCGACCTGTCTTGTAAGATTCAGGATGAAACGGCATCCACATCCCAACTGGTCCAACATAAACATCATGATTTGGGTCAATCTCTCGCAATAATTTGCAACGCATTTCAGCTTCGCTTTGACTAGGATAAGATCCGCGCACCTTTAGCCCTCTAACACTTGTTTGAAACCCGTATTCCTTGCCGAAGTCCTCGATCATTCTCTCTTCATTGGTATCAATGAAATTTTTGAAATCATCTTCAATTGTGCTTGAACACAATTTTTCCTTTTCATCCTTACAGAAATCTTGTAAATCCTTGGAAATATGGTCAAAATTCAAATTGTATTTATAAGATAAAAAATTTAAAAACTGATTATATTTTTCAAGTGATTTATTCATATCCCATTGTTTTAGGAATTCTTGAAAAAAAAACAATTCACGAGCTTTAATAATTTTTTCTGGAGAAATAAAAGAAACGCAAGTAAATTTTTGTCCTGCGACCGACTTATCTTCGTCGAGTATATCAACATATTTGGAATTTGCAGAACCATCTGGATTCATACGATATGTAATATTTTTATTATCGCCCATTATATAGTTTTAATACATTAAGAAGATTTAAGTTCTTTTTTTCATAAATATTTTCTTATTAATAAATATTTTCTTATTAATAAATATTTTCTTCATATTAATAATTTATTTTCTTTATAATTAGTATAATATGTTAGGGCTTGACATGAAAGAATTAATGAAACGAGCAATCAAGTATTTAGTTGAAGGTTTGATGGTTGCGATTGCGGCATTCGCTATCCCTCAACAAAGTTTGAAGTTTGATGAAATTGCGTTAATTGCTTTAACCGCGGCCGCCACATTTAGTATCCTTGATACTTATGTTCCCAGTATGGGTGTTAGTGCACGAACTGGTGCAGGGTTCGGTATTGGCGCGAACTTAGTCCACTTTCCGGGTGGATTTTAAATGACGTTTCATTGTATGCGAAGTAATTTAAATTGTTGGAATATATTCCCAGTCAAGTTCTTCACATATATTCTTCCAGATTTCATCCTGTTCTATTCGTTTTTCGCGGTCCTTTAACATTGGAAAATAAGGTAAAAAATGGCATTGATTTAATAATTCACACAATTTATAGACAGTATAATAATAATTCAGGAAATTAACTCTATCATCCGGACAAAATTTAGCATAAGGACCTTGTATGTCCATAAATAGATTACATAATGTGTTTTCTAAATCAGAACTCATAATAGGTGGTTTAATTCCAAGTTTATCCTTTATAAATGGTATATGTTCATAATATTTATTATATCCTAATTTTTTTAAAATTTCTTTGGTTCGCTTATTATTCATTTGAAGTAAATCTATTCTCTCTTTCTTTATTTGTTGAACAATATTTTCAATGACTTCATCGGGTATTTGAGTTGTTTCTTTAGCCTGAAATTGCGCCAAAATTTCCCGAAAATGATTAATTCGCTTATATGCATAAAAACATACTTCTTTTGGTGGTTCTTTATAAGAAGGTTTTTCATTTTCCACCAAATATTTGAGACATTTAGAACAATTATTACATATTACAACGCCCTCATAATCAACTGGTATCATTTCACCCTTATTACAAAACGGGCATATGTCGGTTGATACTACAAAATTACTTATATCTAAAAAACTATTATCAACATTGCCCATATATTTTTGAATATTCTTTTTATCTTGCGATAATTGTTCATTTTGTGAAATATCTTCGCCATTTATTTTAAAAAAATCATCTAATAAAGTTGTTTGTTTGGTTGAACTATCCGCTATTTTTTTTTTGGTTTCAAAGTAATTAAAAACATATGATGAATTGTTTAGTAAATATTGTTTTTCTTTATGTTTAATCGAAAAAATTTTTTCTTTTATATCATGTAACTTATCACGCAAGTCCAGTATTTCATCTATAGATAAATTATGATTTTTCAATTTCAAACATAACTCTTTTTTTTCAATTTCTAATTCTGGTAATATTACTACTTTATTATTATCAAACTCATTGATAATTTCTTTATGCTTACTATCTAATGTTGTAATATTTTTTTTAGGTATTACAACTTTTTTAATATTTTTAGGTTTAAAAACAGGCATATATATTATATTCATATAGTCATTTATTTAAGCAACAATATATTTATTTGGTTTAGAAATAATTAATGTTTTCTATTCTATTGCTAAAATGGAATTAAATGTTCAAGTTCCTTTAACCACAAATATTAAATTTATTGAATTACAAAAAATGTCCTTTTTGTGTAATGCTTTAAATTCTGGATGGTCAATCAAAAAAGAAGAAGATAAATATATTTTTTCAAAAAAACACGAAGGAAAAAAAGAAGTATATTTAGAAACATATTTACATAAATTTATTGAATCTAATTTGAATAATTCAAACACATCTTCATATGATAATTAAATTTAAAATGGCAACATTAATTATTCAATATTTATTTATATAAAATGATCATATTTTTATGTTCAAATATTTGAAATATTTGAAATGTTTTAAATTTAAATTTTCAAATTTTTTTTCTTTAGTAATAATATAACAATGGGCGGTGGTTTAATGCAACTGGTAGCTTACGGCGCACAAGATGTTTACCTTACTGGTAACCCTCAAATTACATTCTGGAAGGTTACTTATCGTCGGCACACAAATTTTTCGATGGAATCGATCGAACAAACTTTTAACGGACAGGCCGATTTCGGTCGACGAGTCACTTGTACCATCAGTCGTAATGGTGATTTAGCTTACCGCACCTATTTGCAGGTGACCTTGCCTGAAATCAATCAGGCGATGAAGGGTACAGGTGAGCCAGGTGTATGGGCTCGTTGGCTGGACTTTCCCGGAGAGCAGATGATATCCCAAGTTGAAGTTGAAATCGGAGGTCAACGCATTGATCGCCAATATGGTGACTGGATGCACTTGTGGAATCAACTCACGCTTTCTAAGGAGCAAGAACGTGGTTACTACAAGATGATTGGTAATACTACTCAACTTACCTTCATCACTGATCCTTCCTTTTCGGCTGTCGATGGACCTTGTGCCGCATCAGCACCCGTCCAAGTATGTGAGCCTCGCAATGCTCTTCCCGAAACTACGCTGTATGTCCCCTTTCAGTTCTGGTACTGCCGAAACCCTGGGCTTGCACTCCCCCTTATTGCTCTTCAATATCACGAAGTCAAGATTAATCTTGATATTCGTCCGATTGATGAGTGTTTGTGGGCAGTTAGCAATATTGGTTGTAATGATACCACAAGCAAGCGTGTGACTTCTGCATACAACCAGTCACTTGTTGCTGCCTCGCTCTATGTTGATTACGTGTTCTTGGACACTGATGAACGTCGCCGAATGGCTCAGAACCCCCATGAATACCTGATTGAACAACTTCAGTTCACTGGCGATGAATCGGTCGGTTCATCGTCCAACAAGATTAAGCTGAACTTTAACCACCCATGCAAAGAATTAGTCTTTGTTGTTCAGCCTGATGCCAACGTTGACTACTGCTCGTCCCTTACCTGCGGAACAACCCTATACCGCACTCTCGGTGCTCAACCATTCAACTATACCGATGGTATCGACGCACTCCCTAATTCTATTATGGCATTTGGTTCCAAGCTTGAAACGCAAGCAGGCGACTTTATACAAGGTTCTGGTCTCTTCGCTGACCCTGGGTCGGTTGATATCAGCGCCACAACTGAAGGTTGGGGTCCGTATCATATATTTAATAAAACCAACCCATTAGTCGCTCCCAATAACACTTTGACCACCTCTAGTGTCTCTGACGCTGGCTCATTTGTCTTGTGCGAAAGCTCACTCGACATGCACTGCTGGGGACAAAATCCAGTGGTCACCGCAAAGCTCCAGCTTAACGGGCAGGATCGCTTCTCTGAGCGCGAAGGTACTTACTTCGACCTTGTCCAGCCTTACCAGCACCACACTCGTAACCCGGACACTGGTATCAACGTCTATTCGTTTGCCCTTCGCCCTGAAGAACATCAGCCATCTGGTTCTTGCAACTTTTCGCGCATTGATAACGCCACTCTTCAGCTGGTGTTGTCTAACTCGACAGTTCAGGGAACCAACACCGCCAAGGTTCGCGTCTATGCGGTCAATTACAATGTGCTCCGCGTGATGTCTGGTATGGGTGGTCTTGCTTACTCCAACTAAATGTAAAGTATTTTTATATTCTAACAATAAAACCAAAATATAGGTTTTATTGTTTAATTTTATAATAACAAGGTTTATAATAACAAGGTTTATATTAAAATGAATACATTTAATATAAGATAATTATTTTTTACTGACGCCATGTTCGTTTATATCTATTTACGAAATACATAATATAGATATAATATAAAATGTCTTCTGCATTTAAGTATTTATTAAAATATGAAGAAATGTGGTGTGAAAAAATGGGTTATTTTAATCCCTATATAGATAAATTTACTACACATTTAACAAATAGTATGCCGTTTTATGATAAGGGTTGTTACAATCGTTACCCAAGGTTTCATCACGTTTATGATAAGTTATGGATTATTAAAAGTCAAGGTTTGATCGGAGGTCGTTTAGAAAAACTCAAAGGAAGTGAAGATAAAGTAAATTATCCTATTTTTATTAAACCTCGATGGGGACATTTAAGCGCGTCATCTAAAAATTGTTTTAAGGTTAATAATGCTTATGAATTAAAAAAATACATTAATTACGAATATATGATGTGGTCAGAATTTATTGATGCGACAGAAGGTATGACTGATTTTGTTTTATTAGATGGAAAAATAGTACATCAGTTAACATACCAATATTCTGATAAACAAAATGGATTTAGTGATGATTGGAAATTTATCTCTCCTGATTTAAAACCACCACCTATTGTCGTAGAATGGGTTAAAACCCATATGAAAGATTTTACTGGTATAGTTAATGCTCAATATCGCGAAGCTAAAATAATTGAAATTAGTTTACGTTTAGCTCGCGGAGGCGCTTATTTATTAAGTACCGAAAATGCACCACTTATCAATAATATCAATGCTATTTTTTTGAAAAAAGAATGGAATTATAATTTAACGAATGAAATGAAATTTAAACCTTTTTATGTTTATAAATGTTTTACTACATTGCCTATTATATTTTTGTTCCCTCAAAAAATGATTGATTGGTTTATGGAAAAATATACATCACGTCCATATTATGAATATTATTTTGAGCCAGTAGGAACAACTGGAATGGTATTTTTTCAATTTATGGATGATAATTTTGAAAGAGGTATGGAAACTAAGAAAAAAATAGAAAAAATATTTAACATTGCCCAAATTGTAATGTATTTACTTATATTTAATGCCATTTATTTAGTTTTTTTTACAAAATTGTCTATTCGATTTGGATTTATGTTTGTTGTAATATTTATTTTTTTAATGCGGCTATTTAATCCCATTATAGTAAATTATAAATTATACAAAGGTCAAAAACAATCACTATTTAATGAAGGACCATCAAAGGATACAAATGATGAAATAGAACCATTTGATACAACTTAATTTATATATTATATATATAAATAATGAGCGGCGAAAATACAAGATCCAAAAGTAGTAGCAAGGGTAGCGCAACAAGAAAAAATAATCCTTCTATTTGGAAATCACTAAAACGAAGCGACCAAACATTATGCAAAAAGGTTCTTCCAAAAAATAATAGTGAATTAGTGAATACTTGCAAGTTATATAATGGGAAAAAGGATAATAAATTATACATTAAATATAAATATGGATTACATGATATAACAGAAGAAACTTCACCCATCCTTATATTTAACGAGCCAGATACTAATAAAATCGATGATTTAGCCGATGGTATTCATAATTTTATGTTATTTTGGGATGACAATACAAGTAAATATACATTAGTAACTTCTTATTTTAATGCAATTGAGTTTGGTAATAAACACGCGATTATTAGTTTAAGAACTTTAAAAAAAACGCCGGATACATTTATTATTTCAGGGGAAATACTAAAAGATGATAAAACATTTAAATTTCACGACGTAAGTTCTCAGTTTTTTTTAGAAAACCCCTGTAATATAAAAAAGCAAATGCCTCTTATTTACTTATTTGAACTTGTTGACCAGAAAAAATTTGACGTCAATAATATAACACCTGCTCAATTAACAGAATTAAAATCAGATATTATTTCACAAAATTTACTTAATGATACAGGTAGAATTAAACACCAAATTACAAATGCACCTTCATTTTCTTCGATCGTCGAAGTTATTCGAGGAATGGTTATAACAAATAAAGATAAATCCATAATTTATGATAAATATACTAAATTTATTACAAGTATTATGACCGATGCGTTAAATAAATTATTCAATAACCCTGACATGTCTCTAGATTATGTATCCATTTTTTTAGTAAAAGATTATAAATTACATAATCAAAATAATATTGATACTATTTTGAATAAATTATGTAATCAAGATAAGCCATTAAATTTTGATGTTTATAAAAATGACGATACTTGTTCTGATGAATCACTTAAAAGTATGTTTAATACATGTCAGATGGATAAAAACACAATTGACTATATAAAATCCATAATTCCTAAAAAAAAATCTACACCAAAAATAATTGAAGCTGATAATATTAATTATAATGATATTCAAGTTTTTATTGATAATAAACCTATAAATGATACTAGTATTACAAGATATTGGCCTAATTGGATGTTGTTTAAATCGAAAACAATGATTAATGGCAACGAATTAGATTCATTAAGAACCCAAGTTACATCCCGCATTAACAAGGTAGAAAAAGATAGCGTAGTTAATGTCAAAGCTATACAAAACAAAATTCCTCTTTAATCCCATTAAAATCATGAGTTGTTCTGAATATATTAATTACATCTGCGCCAGTATATTTTCCTTCAACTTCAGGCAATACCATTTCGATAGGTATAACAATATTCCAAAATTTTTCAATCATTTGTGTAACATCAAACCGCGTACATTTTTTAAAATTAATTTTAATGTCTATTCTACCTGGACGAATAAGTGCTTTATCCAAAATATCCACTTTATTTGTCGTCATAATAAGAATACGACCACTACATTCATGGATTCCATCCAACATATTCAATAAATATGATAAATTGTTATTAAAATGCAATTCTTTATTTGTGGACGCCGCTGTAAATTTTAAAAACTGATTTAACATGTCATTTTCATTGTCTTTTTTAATATGTTGGTTAATTGAAACGTCTTGTAGTTCGGTTTTAATCTTTAAATCACGTTCTTTAACTACATCGCCTAAGGCATCAATATCTTCAAAAATTAATATACGCTGATATTGTGGAATAATGTGCGTATTATCAATTTCTTCTTTAAAAATAATATTCTGTAATTTCGCAAAATCCATTTTATCATTTAATTTAATATCTATACCATGACGCCCAGTATGATTCATCAATTGTTTAATGAACCGAGTTTTTCCACACCCAGGTTCTCCATATAATAGAATTCCCAAATTGTAAGGAATGCCATGTTTTAAATACCAATCTTTATTTTGTAAGAAAAAATTTATTTTTTTAATAATCTCTTCCATATTTTGAAAATAACTATTTTCAAATGTAATCGAAGACTCCCATTCAACCGAATCAATTATGAATCCTGATTTATTTTTTTTTTCATTATTGTCTTTATTGTTTCCAGCGTCAGTTGATACATTAATAAACAATTGAGATTTATTTGAAATATTCTTTAAATATTCTTTATAATCCTTCACTATAGTATCAACCCATTTTTGTAAATAAGTTAAATCATACTTATTTGAAAAAATAATTAACGTATTGTATTCAATCATTAATCTATTATTTGTATTAGCATCTCGAGTTTTTTCTTTTTCTTCATTTTTTATTTTTCCATAAATATCTTCTATTATTTTAAATTCCTTAGTTTGGTCAACTAAATATTCACTTCGTTTTTCATTGTCTTCCCAATCGAATTCAGTATCTTCGCGAAGACGATAAATTGTTTCATTCTTTTTTGCCAAAAAATGCATAATTGCCCGATACCGAATGGAACGTGTTTGTTTTTCGGTTTTAATTATAATACTACTTTTCTTACTTTCATTCCAGTTTATAATATATTTAAATATGTAATTTGCGTCTGTAGTATAAAAAATAAATAGAAAAATAACTAATATTGACAAATCAAATATTATGATGCCAGTTTTAATTGCTTCAATTATACCTGACGCTTGACCCATTATTAATGGAATAACAAAATATTCAGGCGACATCTTAAGTTAATTACTATTAGTGATCATATCTATTTCCGTTTAACTTGATTTAATAAATACATTTATTATGTTGTATTAAATAACCGATTCATATTTATGACTTCAGGCTTATTTTCTTCTTTATTGAATAATTTATAAATTAATGAATTATCGCGAAAACGAACACTATAATCTTGTTGGAGTTTATTGCGTCCTACTCTTCCCATTGCTTGAATACATTTCTCTTGTGTCATTTCGCCCAAATCCTTTCCAATATACCCATGACAAAATTGATAATTTGTTCCATATATATAATCAGTTGATGCTATAATCATAAATAGTTTATGTTCCTGTGCCATTTTTTTAATAATTTCAATATAGCGCGGACTTTTATGCTCGGAAAATACACCGATTCCCATTAATAATAATAATTTCCAATAATCCATTACATCGGTAATCTTCATAATTTGCTCTACATTTTCCTCTGAAATATTTGATGTAAATGCGTTCATATTTTCTCCTTTATTCATTCTTGTAGCATACTTATATAAATGGTCTTGTGTATTTGGAACGAATGATGGCGGCAATATAATTGTTTTAATGCTAGTATTTAATATTAGTAATTTCTGTTTTTTTTCTTTCATTTCTGGCGACAATTTATCATCAGATGATGATTTTTCTGATAATGCACTACGAGCATCTTCTAGGTCATTTTCAATTACTTTAATCTGTTCATTCAATTTTCGATTAAATGCGATTTTCTCGATTATTTCTTTTAATACGTAATCTGGTATTTTTGCGCTTTGTATGTAAAATTGTGCGATTTTATTAATATCATCTGCCAAGAATATAGTTGGTCCATCCGTCAATGTATGTGCGTCTGTTGTTACGATATTTACATTTGATTCATGATGCTTTTTGCGTGTATTCATTAAATCTGTATAAATTTCAATATATAACTCTGGTCTTATATTTCCCAATAATTCCAAGTAAAATAATTTAATTGCTCCCATGTTAATCAAATCTATTTCTGTAAAATATGTCTCTAATTTATATCGGTCTGTATTAGTATATTTATTTTCATTTTTTCTGACAAACATTATAAATCGTATTGCTTCGCGTAAATCAATATACCGCAACAATGTTCTATGTTCTTTGCAATGTTCTACGACTTCGATTATCTTTGTATAATCCGCATATAAATAGTGTGGCATTTCAACAAATCCTTCGCGGTTTATTAGTGGTATTGTCTTCTTACAATCATAACTAATTATTTCATGAACATCTACATTATCAAAGCGCGAACAGAAATCCATAATTGTATCAGTTATTTCTTTTTGTTGAGGAAGCGTTGCTGAAGATAAAACCATATTAGGTATCAGGTTTTCGCGCCAATTTTTGTTAATCAATTTATGTAACTCGTGATTTTCATAGTCCATCGTCATCGTCGGTTCATCCCAATAAGTAATTATATTGTCTTTTGAATTAAATGCTAACATGTAAAGCATTGCTGGTATATATGACTGAACATCACTAATCATCAACTCAACCTTTTCGCCCTGTGAATTATCTACCTTACCAATCCCCCCGCTTTTTGTATGTTTCGTATATTCTTTTGCAGCAAAATAATGTAACCTAATATCTTCGGCATCATTACATCCAAATGCAAATGCTATCTTTTTTTGAATAGAAATTGCCGCTTTCGCCAATGATAAACCAACGTGGCGCGCGGCGCAAACAAATATAACCCGATTACTTGTCGAAAGTCCTAGCGGAGACATAGTTTTTCCGGTCCCTGTTGGCGCTATGTATAAAATTAATTTTGGCGTTGGTGTTTTACATATTGTAAAAAGTTGTTTTTGATGTTCATATAACGTCTCGTCTGCGTATTTCAAAAGATACTCATTTTTTTCAATTAACTCATATCCTTCAGAAATCATCTCTGTTATCAAAATCACGTAATTTTCATTATTACACTTATTGCTAAGAATTGATGTTATTTGTTTTTGCAATTCATTATTAACACCTTCGATTTTGTATTTCATTAATTTATAAAGTGTATATAAATAATACATCCATGCTTTTTTATTTGTTTCACTTTTTTTAATTTTATTTTTTCTTTTATTTTCTATTTCTTCAACTTGATATTGTAATAGCTTTTCCAAAAGGTCAATCAATATATATTCAAATATTGAGTTTTTGTATTCTTCAATATTCTTCGTTGTGTTTTCCATACGAATCATATCTGCCTTTTTCAATACTATTGGTTTCTCCCTTTTTGAATTCAATGACGATGTATCGTCATGTACTAATGAAAACCTGTATTTACCAGATAAATATTTCATGTATTCTTCAAAATAATGTGTATAAATATAACTATCAAATTTCGCAGGATCTGTCATCTTCATATGACATGCCAATGAAGATGTATAATTTCTCGATACATTTACATTATTGTATCCATCGACAATTAACGATAAAATACGCTTTTCATCATTACTGCATGGCACTTCTATGCTACTCCATTCATCCCGACTAAGTTTAGTTTGTCTTGTAATGAATTCACTCATGATGATGATGATTACGTTGGACTTGTATGTTGTATAGTTGTTTTATCTTTATTTCAATTTTATATATTAAATTATATTAATATATTGAAAAATATTAAACAAATTATCCTGTATAACATATAAGAAACTACAAATAAAAATGGCTCATAATAACGGACCTATTATTATTTCAATTGAAGGAAATATTGGTTCTGGTAAATCAACTATGATTGAAAAATTACGCAATAAATATGAAAACGATAATACTATTCATTTTGTGGAAGAACCAATTCATATTTGGAATACAATCAAAGATAATGCCGGGGTAACTATTTTAGAAAAGTATTATGCAGACCAGCATAGATATGCTTTCTCATTTCAAATGATGGCATATATCTCTCGCCTTTCTATTTTACGTAGTGTTTTAAAAAATAAAACTTATAAGATTATCTTTATAGAACGAAGTGTTTATACGGACGTTGCCGTTTTTGCCAAAATGTTATACGACACCAAGAAAATTGAAGAAATTGAATATAACATTTACATGAAATGGTTTTATGAATTTATTGATGATTTTCCTCCAATTCGATTTGTATATCTTCGCACAACTCCTGAAATTGCGATCCAACGTGTCCTTTCAAGAGGAAGAAAAGGAGAAGCAATTTCGCATGAATACATGCAGGATTGTCACGATTACCATGAGAATTGGCTAATGAAATATAATATATATAATTCTACGTCTAAACCACTCTTAATTTTAAATGCCAATTCTGATATTTCTGAAAAAATATCATCATGGATTCAACATATTGAGGGAATTATGGTTTAAATTAAATATACAAATATATGTATAGTATAATAAATGGCTAATGTTTCTAACAATGAATGGTATCGTAACATTTCATTAAATAAAATGTTTTTGTATACAGGACAATTCTTAAAGTTATTTGAGAACATAGATCAAGCAAATGCCGAAGAGGTATTAAAATATATTTATAGTGAACGAAAATTATCAAATGTTGACACAGACCACGATTTAGATACATTACAACGAGATAAAGAAAATTTTAATATTGAAGGTTTTAATATTGAAGGTTTTAAATTTGAAAGTTTTAAAATTGAAGGTTTTAAAATTGAAGAAGCCACAACCGATATAAAAGCTTCTTATTGTTGTTTAGGTTATATATATTACATTCATAAGACAATGGGTATGAATACTTTATTTTTAAATCCATTTTTTTTCCCGTTTCATCGCGCTTTTATTGGTTCAGATGGTATTCATGATGCCGACCCAAGAACTGATATTAAAAATTTCTGGGATAATTTAACAAAAAATAAAAGGTTTAGAAATAAAGTTTTTTTAAAAGATTCTATCATAAACACTAGTATTCAACCCGACCCAACATGGTCTGATGAGATTGTAAAAAAATGTTTGAGTGAGGATGGATGGAAAAAACTGAACGTAAAAAAAGGACATGATATACTTGCATATAATTCGTTAAGTGAACGAAAAGTTGCGAATGTTATAATACCAATTGCGAAATATTTTGATAGTGTTGATGCTCTTATGAAGGATGCAAATATAAATAGAGAAAATTATATTTCAATTGTAGTTTCAGATAAAAAAAAGTCCAATGATGATGTTTCAGACCCTGACGACGACGACGTCGCAAAGGACGACGTCGCAAAGGACGACGTCATTGACGCGCAGTTTTATAAAACAATTCAAGAAAAGCTTATGATAACCCCCAGTATTATTAATAAAGGTTTTGCCGTTGTAGATTGTGCTGGTCCTTCAAGTAAACAATTAAAAAAAATTTTAAATCTTGAAACGAAGGGTGAAGATAATAATATAACCTCTATTGTATCGGGCGTACTAGATTCTAGTTCAGGTTCAACTAGAGAAGGATTGTCTAAACATTTGGCAAATGTATTGAGAACCTTAAACTATAGTGAAGAAGAAGAATTGTGTATATTATTACCGGAAGTAAGTATAAAAATGGGAGATAATACTATTACTGAAATCATGCAAAAAATTGTTATTTCATATTACGATAAAGATAACGATAAAAGGAAAATGACAATGTCATTTTTAAAATGGAAAACATTTTCATTGGTAAGTTGTCCATATAAATATGATGTTGTTAATCATGAACCTCCAGTTATTATAGATGATGACGATAAATGTCCAAGTGTAAATGAAACAATCAAATATATTTATTCAAATCTTGGCGTCGAGCAGAAAAGTTTATTGAAAAACCTAATTAGCTCTTGCTTTGGAACATTAGATGCATCATCTTTACGAAAAAAAGAAAAAATTAATGTTTTTTTAAATAAATATAAAGAAGCATTTGAAATTTTATTAAATGATATAGATATTGTAGATAAAGATCAATATTTATCGGGTTGTTTATTTCGTATTAAAACCATGGGAGATTTTTACCGGTTAGCAGATACAGCACTTATTCAATATTTATTATATACTAAAACACTAGGAAATCCTTCAATACCTTCAATATTAGGCACATGCGATGGATATAATGCGATTAATGCTTTTGCTTCAAATAATTTAACAACAATTTATCATAAACCTCCACTAAATTTTAGTTTTCACTCGGTAAATAATTATAAATTATCATCTGCCGAATTGGAAAAACAACAATATGAGATAAACCAAAAAGCAGAAGAGCAAAAAGCACTTGAATTGCAAAAAGCAGAAGAGCAAAAAGCACTTGAATTGCAAAAAGCAGAAGAGCAAAAAGCACTTGAATTGCAAAAAGCAGAAGAGCAAAAAGCACTTGAATTGCAAAAAACATTAGAAGAATTAAAAAAAATATTTATAAAACTAAACAAACCTTCTAGTAAAATACTTACTTCACTCGAAAATATGAAGGATTTGTATAAAATGAATGAGTTTAAATCCCTTATGGTAGTGGTAGAAACTAAAATGACCAAAATCTATAGAACGATAAATTCTGAATATCAACCACAAACCATGAATTCCCGCAATATTGTAAAATATACATACACATTTAATTTAAATAAAATAGCAGGATTAAATTTATTAATATATTTGAGAGAACAAATAATTTCTACCATATTTCTTTATTTATCTGTCAAAAATTTGTATTATTATTTAAATAAAAATAGACCTACAAATGATGTTGATATTAATGATGATACTAGAAGAATTTTACCAATGTTACTGGTATTAAATGCTATGCCATTTCCGGAGATTAATACCTTATTCAAAAATACTTTCAAGGTTTTTGAAAAATTATGTGATATGTTTCCTGAAATGAAATCCAATACATCATATAAGTTCGTCCCGATATTAAATAAATATTATAAAATTATAAATAAATCACTTCTTGATACTATTCAATTTGATAATAAAATGTCCGAAAGTAGTGTATTTAAATACTTAAATTCATTAAACGATGAAACCGGCGATGAAAAAGCGATAAATTTAGAAACAAAATTTATTAGTAACACATATGCTTTTGATTATGATGTATTCGATAATATTGATAGTAAAGAATCATATGTAGGAGGAAACTCAACAAAACGTCGACGCACATCATCGGCATCATCGACCTCATCGACACCATCGTATTCAATGGTGCCTGACGGCACAGACTCTATGGATCTGGGTAATTATTCTTTAAATCAAACATCAAATGCCTTGGTGTATCCAATAATAAAAACAAAACTTCAACGCGAAGAACCAAAAGCAAAACGTCAACGCAAAGAAAAAACACCTCGAACGAATTTGGGGTCTTCAATCCCTATGGATGAAGATGAAGATGAAGATGCTGTGCCTGACCTCACAAACCCTATGGTTGAAGATTATTTAAAAGAAACATTAACTTTTTATAGAGAAAAAATTAATTTCGAATTTAGTTTTTTAAAAGAAGAAAATGATATATATTATGATTATAATAGTATAGAAGATAATGATTCACATACCGACATTTTTGAGAGGTTAAATGAGAGAAATAAAATTTTCATTTTAGAGAATTTGAACATGTTGAAAATATGGGTTAATGTGATTGACTCCTCTCTAAATAATGTTATAGAGATGATTGAAACCCAAATCCAAGATGAAACCATAGTGGATAAAAATCTGTTATATCTTGATGATGTATTTATATTAGATAAATTTGTCACTCTATTTTGTAATGGTTCTGTAAAATTTAATAATGAAATATATGATGAAGATAAAGCTGAGTTTGATAAATCTATACCTGAAAATCATGACATTAGTCAAGAAATCTTTAAACGTTATTATAGTTTGAATTTTACAAAATTTAATGAATACATAAAACAATCCAATTTTGAAAAAGAAGAAAAAGAGCGAAGAGAAGAGATTGAAACATCTATATATAAAAATATAGATAGTGGCCAATCACTACTTGCTACTCTCAAGAGAAAAGGAGATATTAACAAATCGCGTTATAGTAAGAGAAAAGGAGATATTAACAAATCGCGTTATAGTAAGAGTTACCTAGACGCACCCCAATCTAGTGTTAGAAGAAAAATGCATTTCGATACGGGAGAAGTACCCCAAACTATGGTTGGAGGAAAAAAACTGCGCACTACAATAAAATTACTTAATCGAAAAAATATTACAAAAAAAAGACGAATTACACGAATTAATAATAATAAAATAAACAGCGTCATTAAAAAAAAATCTAGAAAACATAAAAAACAATTACGGAAGAAAAAGTATTCTTTTCGTAAATATTAATTATTCTCCTTTTGAAGTTTAATTTCTTCGCACGCATTTGCTATTAATTTATAAATTATACAATGATGTTTTTATTGTATAATATAAATATATTTAAAAATATAATATACATATAATATAACAAATGTTAATTAAAATAAATGAAGATTATATTGAACAATGTATCAAATCTGTAAAAAAACATTTACAGATTTCATATTATATGGATATTATTATTGATTTTACTGCAAAAAATGGTGAATTTACTGAATACGTTCATTCATTAGTTAAAACTGCATTTTTCTATGATAATGAACCATTACACCCAGAAGTAAAACAATTAGATTTTTTAAATTTAAATTTTGATAAGTTTGATAAAACGTTTTTATCTGGGCTTTGGTATGATAACGTTCATATTATTGGTTGTCCTCCTTATGATAAGGTCGAAGAATATGTTGCTGCTGCATGTAATTTCGCAGAAAGTGTTTCATTTATTTTGCCGAATAAAACAATACCCTCTATATTCCCATTAAGATACAAGTGTGTGTCAAGTATTGATTTAGATACGGCATTAATGTTTCAGATATGGGTAAAGAAGAGAGATGATTGATTAATTTTCTAACATTTTCACATTCAATTGTCGGCGCCCCTTGTATTTCAGTAAATCCACGTTTATTGATGTTGTCGGAAACAATTCCGAACCATATACATCCTGTAATAAAAGCCATTCAAATAGCCCTCCTGTATAAATATAGACATTCCAAAATCCTAATTTCATCAATTGTTCATATTTTGCGATACATTTTTTATCTGTTGCATTCATGCCGTAAATAATAATACAGACATCGTTATTTTTTTTTAATTGTAAATTAAGTATTTCAATTTCCATGTCAATATTTAAGGTTCCAGAAATTAAACAATGCTGTTGATAATTATCTAATGTATTAATAATTAATGTTTTTTGGTGATTATTATAAATATGACTCTCTTTTTCATTAATGGCGAATTGCATATCTTCAAAATTAATATTCCGAGTCAAACTAATATTATTACCCATTAGTTTATGTTGAATTATTATTTTTAAATCTTAACATATTTATAAAGTTGTTAGTTAAATTTAATCACTATTTCGACATCTTCTTTTTTAATTGTTTTGGATGCTGAAATAGAAAGTTCCTCACGTTTTTTTCGTGTTTTTTGATTACAAACTGATGGCATTTTACGTTTAGAGGTGCTATTGCGATTATTCATATCTTTTTCAATATCTGAATAATTTTGCTCAATATAATCTATGACATTATTTTCGAAAGCCCATTTAAAAAAATTCAATTGTCCGATTGTTGTTTGTAAAAAAGTATCATTTTTATAAGGAATACTAATACGTTCCCATCTACAGAAAGGGTCAAATCGTCTTTTAGAATAGGATCGTAGTTTTAATTTATAATCATTATATACCTTAAAGCGAGTTCCAGTTGTTTCGATGTCATATACAGTATAGTATTTTTTGGCGTAATTTGTAGTAAACCAATCAACAATGCGTAGAGAGATAGTAATATCTCCATTAATAATTTTCAACATTCTATCCAAGTTATCATTATTTTTATAGTAATTTACTAAATTGTTTAATAATAATGTATTTTGAGATGAATAAATTTGGGACATTCTATTATTTTCTAATAAATTTATACATTTAAATTCTTATATCTATAATAAGTATATCAATATTCTTTTGTAGGAGTTAAAAAATTCATTTGTACTTCTAAATCATTTATATAATTACTTTGAGTCATAAATGGATTTTGATTTGATTGTCCGATTAGATAGCGTTCATTCATTTTTTCATTCGCTTCTTCGCGTTTATTACTAACTTTGCGAAATCCTTCATTATTTGCAATATTGGGAGGTTGTGGTAGTTTCGGCTCTAGCTTCGATTGTAGCTTCGGCTCTCTATAAGAACGTTCGCATTTCTCTCCTTTTTTTCTCCAAACTAATTCTTCCATCAACTTTAATATATAGTATAGAATATAGCATTTCACTTATTATATCTTATTAATTCTGAGTTTTTTTGTAAAAATAAATTTATCGGAATGAATTAACCTACGTTGTAAATTACATTTCAAGCATGATATACATGTATTTTCTTTTGTATGACTTAAATCATTATTTATTCTGTCAAGCGTCCACTGGGATGGGTCACGAACATTTACATAAAGTATTACAATTTGTTTATTACAATAGAAACAAGTTAATCTTCTCTCTACTAATTTTTCTAGAACATCTTCATAATTAATAATTGTAGATTGATTGTGTATTTCTTTTTTTATATCTTGGCCTTTGTATCCTTGTATTTTATTCTTCAATTCGCTTTTAAAGAGAGATTTTAAATATGTATTTGATTTCATTTCATCAAAATCAACATTTAAATATAATCCTCTAATCATATCTTCTTGTAGTTTATGGTCCAAATCAGATTCATTTAAATGAACCATATGAGTTCTTACCGCTTTATATGTATCATTCCCAATTTCACTTATTTTATCAATATTATGTTTTCCAGTAATATTGATTACTTTCATATTTACATAATATATGATTATAATTTTAATTTATTAGATACATAATAAATAATTGCAGCGATGATAATTATATTAATGGCAGCATGGTTATGCGTTTCGATATTGCCCCAATCGTATTTAGTTCCAATAATAATATCCCATATATCGATACCAAAATTGGTATTATCATTGATATGATGTTGTTGATGTTCTAATGGTGATTTTATATTATAATTAATATTATGAACTGTCGCATAAAAAAGAGCCCAAAGAAGAATAACACGATTATCAATTAAATCTAATAAAAATTTAATTACTACAATAGCCGCGCCCTGTGTTATGAAATTGTTAAAGAATTCTAGAATAATATTTTTTTTACTTTTATTAATATTAGTATCATGATGTGTTCTTGCATGAAATTCTCCAAACTCAATCATATTTAAAGCACACCAATTAAAATATTTATTACGAGTAAATATATTATCATAATTACTATAGATTTCACTCATTCTAAATTTCATAAAATGTGATATAACATGAATAAAATAACCATAAAAAGTTATAAATATCATAGAATATATCCCTAAAATGATAGAACTTTTATTGTGACTACATTTGCTAAAAGCATAAATAGCACATAATATGGAAATATAAAAAATATAATTTTGTTTTAAACTTTTATAAATACAATTTATCTGAACTTCTGTAGTTACACTTGCTGCTAGGTTAATATCAAAAATATTGCTTGTTTTATCTTTATTCTTAGATAGTTTGTTTTTCCTTTTCTTTTCCGCTTTTTTACTATTTTTTTCCTTTTTTATTTCAAATAATTCGTCATTAAATTCTAGGTCATTTATAATTTTATTTGACGTTTCATGTAGTTTGAATTGCCTTACACAAAAATCAATAACCTTTCTTTCTTTATGGGTAACCCATTTATTAATTATGTTAAACATATATTTATTTATAAGTTTATTTTTTTGAATTTTAATCTAATAAAATAGTATATTTTAAATAATGGAAAAATATAATGATGATAATCTATATAAAGAAGGCATAGAAAATATAAAAATAAACAAATCACAATATAAATACAAACTTAGTAGAGAACAAAAAACTAAAATTCTGGATTTCCTAGAAAATTTATGCGAAACATCTCGGTTATCAAAAAAAACACTAGGGCAAACAATAAGGGCATACCATGTTAGTATGCCTTTTGTTATTCTTATATTATTATTTTACGGAGGGCAAATCTCGGTTACTATTGCAGCCATCAATTTAATTTTTGTATTTATTTGTTTTTTTGTAACAAATGGTTGTTTATTAACTATGTTAGAACATAGATTATGTGGAGATGAATTTACTATAGCTGATCCATTTATAGAAACACTCGGTATAGAACCATCTAGTAAAAATCGTGTTATTGTATCGTATTTTATAGCAATTGGATTTTTTATTTTTTTCTTTTTAGTTTACTATTATCGCTTTTATTTTGGCAAAGTCTCTTTATAGTTAAAATTATAACTATATAAGAATATAACTATATAAGAATATATAGTCATGTCTTCTGAAGAAATCGCATTAAACATTAAACATAAGCATGTTTTTTTAAATAGTTTTCAAGGAAAAAATGGTATTGAATCTACAAAATTAGATAATATAAATTCTTTCCTTGAAAAAGAATCTTCTAATAATAAAAATGAATCTTGGAATAAATTGGATAAAACCGCGAAAATTAAATTATTGAATAATTATGTAGATGAATTAATTTCTCCACATACTTTAACCTCTACTGAAGCAAATGACTTGAAAAAATATCTAATAGAAAGTTTGGATAAAAAAAAACTACAACACGTAAAGGACGTTCATTGTGATAAAATCACTGGTAAAATACTATCAATTCCAACATTACATTTTAACGCAGGAGTTCGGAAATTTACATTAAAACGAGCAGAAAAACGAGTGTCTACTTTAAAATCACTTGGAAAAGGAAAAAAATCACCAGTATCTATCCTAAATAAGGTATCTAATAAAATTGTAGAATGATTTTTTTTTAAATTGATATAAATATATATATTTATATCATATATCATATATAAAATGTCTTTTATCATTGAAAGACCTGATTTTCGAGAAACAATTTCAATACTCGTTCATGAATGTATGTTTCTGAATATTAAACATTGTATTTTTCCGAATTTTAATTCTATTATAGTAAAAGATGTACGTGAATTATTGGAATTAACGTTTATTAATACTTCTATTCTCTCTAATGTTGATAATCTCAATGAGATTATAGAAGAGATAATTGCGTTATTTTACATAAGTATCTCTCCACCGAGATCAAGTGGAAATACATTTATTCGAATTACACCAAATATGAATAAAATAAAAGAAAAAATAGAATATCTACAAAATATTCCTCAACCAGAACAAAGAACAACCGAATGGTATGAATTTCGCAATAAACATCTAACCGCTAGTAACATTTGGAAAACATTTATTAGTGAAAGTAGTAAAAATCAACTTATATTCGAAAAATGTAACCCACTAAATTTATCAAAATATAGTAGTCATGTATCTTTAGATACACCTATGCACTGGGGGCAAAAATATGAACCTTTGTCATTAATGTTATATGAAAGTATTTACAATACAAAAGTAAGTGAGTTTGGTTGTATTCCTCATAAAACAATACACTTTTTGGCAGCATCTCCTGACGGAATCAATACATGTGAAACATCATTGCGTTATGGAAGGATGTTAGAAATAAAAAATATAGTTAATCGTGAAATTAATGGTATTCCAAAAATGGAATATTGGGTTCAAATGCAATTACAAATGGAAGTTTGTAACTTAAATGAATGTGATTTTTTAGAAACAAGATTTAATGAGTATGACAATTTTACTGAATTTGAAAATGATAATTTAACCGAATACAAAGGAATTATTATGTTATTTATGAACGAAAATGGACAACCAAAATATGAATATGCTCCACTAATTCTTTCAGATACACAAGAATGGGAAGAAGAAAATATGGAAAAATATAAACATTTAACATGGATTAAAAATATTTACTGGAAATTAGACCAGCTTAGTTGTGTTTTGGTTTTGAGAAATAAATTATGGTTTTCATCAGCACTGAATGAATTAAAAGATATATGGAATATTATCGAGTATGAAAAAAACACAGGAGATTACATACTTCGTGGTCCTAAAAAAATGACACAATCGCGTCAAAAAAAAAGAGGAGTCGACGATGATAATAATATTAAAATGCCATCAACCTGTTTTATAACAATCAATCATGATTAATTATATAATTATATTATACGACAAACAAAAATGATATTAAACATTATACTCACAATATTTCTTGGAAGTTTTGCTGGATTTATAGGCGGTTCAACCGGACTAGGAGGAACATTTATATTACTTCCGGGTCTATTAATGTTCAATATTATTTCAGATTTTAAATTGGCGGTTGGAACAGTACTATTATCCATGTTACCTCCAATATCCATACTGGCATTGAAGGAATTTTACAAGAGAGATAAAATTGATTATACTATTTCATTTGTTATATGCGTATCTTACATTATTGCGGCAAAATATGGTGCAATCGCAAATAATTTATATAGTATATCTCAATTAAAATATTTTACGTCAGTCATATTATTATGTTTCTCTTTATACCTTTTTTTCACTGCTAATAATTAATAAAAATTAACACGTCGATGTTCTCCATTCAAATCTAATGGAACCATATTAATTGGTCCGCGTAAATCAAATAAAGGAATATCATCCGTATATAACTCTTCATTCATTTCATCTTTACCAGGCTCGTTCATCCAACCCTTATAATTTCTCTTAATAATTTCATTCGCTGGTAATAATTCGGGTTCCTCGTCTACTAAATATTGTCTATCGATATCATTTTTCATATTCATTTCCATAGTATCATAATTTTTTATTGGTTCATTCAAATTTAATAAAGTATTTTGTCCTTTATTATATGACATTGTAATTATCAAGAAGATTAAATATGTAATTATGCATATTATCAAGACTATAATTAGACATTTTATATTTTTAGATATTCTCATTATAATATATATATATAACAATTTAAACTTTCATCATTAGTATTAATAGTAATGGATTCATTTGAAGAATTTCACGTTATAAAAAGAAACGGCATAACAGAAACATTCTCATTTGATAAAATTTTGAAAAGAGTAAAATATTTGGGGTCATTATTCGGCAGTAAATTAAATGTAAATTATAGTAATTTAGTAATAAAAGTGATACATCAACTCTATGATAATATTTCCACTTCTATTATCGATGAATTGACTGCGGAACAATGTGTTTCACTAATTACTAAACATTTGGATTATGGAATACTCGCTAGTCGTATTATTGTATCAAATAATCATAAATCAACCACGTCTGATTTTTCCCAAGCTATGGATAAATTATATTTTTTTCATGATGTTCATAATATACATAAACCATTAATTCATAAAGACATTTGGGATTTAAGTCAACGCCATAATATATTTTTAAATTCTCAAATCGATTATTCGCGCGATTATTTATTTGATTTCTTCGGGATTAAAACATTAGAAGGCTCATATTTGATGAAAATTGACAAACAAATTATTGAACGTCCACAGCATATGTGGCTTCGGGTTGCATTAGGCATTCACGGGGATGACATGAATAGAGTAAAAGAAACATATGATTTGATGTCTCTTAAATATTTCACTCATGCGACGCCTACATTATATAATTCTGGAACAAATTGTCCTCAGCTTAGTTCATGCTACTTACTTGGAATGGAAGACGACAGCCTAGAAGGTATTTATAATACACTAAAAGACTGCGCTAAAATATCTAAATGGGCTGGTGGAATTGGATTACACGCGCATAATATCCGAGCTACTGGAACTCATATAAACGGGACTAATGGAATTAGTAATGGATTAGTTCCTATGCTGCGTGTTTTTAATATGACCGCTCGTTATGTTGACCAAGGTGGTAATAAACGTAGTGGAAGTTTCGCAATTTATATGGAACCATGGCATGCCGATATTGAATCTTTTTTAGATATGAAAAAAAATCATGGAGATGAAGAAAGCCGTGCTCGTGATTTATTTTATGGATTATGGATCCCCGATTTATTTATGGAAAAAGTTCAAAAAGATGAAGAATGGTCGTTATTTTGCCCTCATAAATGTCCTGGATTGTCAGATTGTTACGGAGAACAATTCAATACATTATATAACCATTATTGTAGTATTGGTAAGGAAAATAAAAAAGTAAAAGCACGTTCATTATGGTTCAAAATATTAGATAGCCAGATGGAAACAGGGACACCTTATTTACTATATAAAGATGCTGCGAATAAGAAAAGTAATCAGCAAAACCTCGGAGTTATTAAATCAAGTAATCTTTGCACCGAAATTATTGAATATAGTGATGCAGAACAAAGTGCTGTATGTAATCTAGCCAGCATTGGTTTACCTCGGTTCGTATTACCAGATAAAACATTTGATTATGTGAAATTATACGAAGTAGTAAAGGTCATCACTTATAATTTAAATAAAATTATTGACGTTAATTTTTATCCTACTGATAAAACAAGACTTAGTAATTTACTTCATCGTCCAATCGGAATTGGGGTTCAAGGATTGGCAGATGTATTTGCTATGATGGATATTGCGTTTACAAGTGAAAGCGCACGCGAAATCAATAAATTCATTTTTGAAACAATTTACTACGCTTCCGCCGAATGTTCTATGGAAATTGCACGAGAACGTTCTAAGGGTATGCGGATTTTGGCATTAAACCCGAATAATTTGTTTTCAAATATCGATGTATCCAATCTGGATAAATATAGTAAATTAGAAACAGCAAGTCGTGATTATTTGCCTACATTCGAAAAAGATGAATTAGTTCAACGGCTATTACCTATTCCAGCTGAAATATATTATTTAAATCATACACAATGTGGTGCTTATAGCTCATTTACTGGAAGCCCTGCTTCAAAAGGCATTTTACAATTTGATATGTGGAATGTAAAACCATCATCCAGCCGTTATGATTGGGATGACTTAAAAGAAAAAATAAAAACATATGGAATGCGTAATTCACTTCTTGTTGCTCCTATGCCTACCGCGTCCACTTCTCAAATTCTTGGAAACAATGAGTGTTTTGAACCATTTACGAGTAATCTATATTCACGTCGCACAAAAGCAGGTGAATTTGTCTTGCCAAATAAATATTTAATTGCCGAACTCATTGAGTTAGGATTATGGAGCGAGGAAGTAAAAGATAATATTATTATAAATAAAGGCAGCATTCAACATATGAATAATATATCAGATCATTTAAAAGAAAAATACAAAACTATTTGGGAAATGCCGATGAAACATTTAATAGATATGGCGGTAGATAGAGCTCCTTACATTTGTCAGTCACAAAGTTTGAATTTATGGTTAGAAGACCCGACATATAAGACCTTGACTTCAATGCATTTTTATGCTTGGGAAAAAGGATTGAAAACTGGAATTTATTATTTACGACGAAAAGCAAAACATCAGGCACAACAATTTACTATAAAACCATCCTCAATCAAGACTACAGAAGAAGAATGTACTATGTGTTCGGCATAATTAAAGACAATACGAATTAAATAATGCCTGAAATACTAATATAACTTTTTTGTCACTTACAATATCATACAAGTCTGTAAGTTTAATATAGCAGCGTAAACAAATCATGACATCCGCGATTGCGTTATGTGTTCCTTTTGGAGCAACTTCAAACAAATATGTATGCAACTCAGATAAACTTGGGAATTTATTATATGTTGTGCCTGTCCTTTTATTTATGGTTTTGATTTTACAAATATTTGTCGAATTTTTCATTGTGCAATATTCCTTCATCTGTCTTCCATCTTTATTAACGAATACATTTTGTATTTGGTTTCTGTATGATTCTACAATTACCATTCTCTTATCAAAGCTGATATTATGTGCAATAATAATATCAACATCAGTTAGCCAATTGATAAAATAATCCAGAACATTTTTGATAGGAATGCCTTCTTTTTCACTACGTTCTCGTGTGATTTTATGAATCGCAATACTTTCAGACGATATTTGAACCGACTGATCTAATTTAATAATTTTATCCGAATAATCCAGAATTTCTTTTGTTTCTGTATCAAATACAATAAACGCTAATTGAATAATATGCGGCCATTTAGATGAATCTTTAAATGAAGCAGTATAATCCTCTGGGAGCCCTGTTGTTTCGGTGTCAAATACAATAACCTTCATCTTTGTTTATCTCTTGTAATGCTTATATTCTTTAAATAAATTATTTTCAATTTTATGCATTTATGTATTTATGTATTTATGTATTTATGTATTTATGTATTAAAAATAGTATAAATAATATATAAATGGGCGTTTCTGCTTCTAAACGAAAATATAAAGGTAGTCCTGGATATGGTTCTAATACCGCTCAAGCATCAAACGCAAATTCACAATCAAAAGATGGACAGGCAAAAGATGGAGAGGCAAAAGATTCTGAAAAAGATTTAAGCATGAAAGAAGTTAAAAAATGGGGTCCTTTTTTCAAGGATATTATTAATATGAAAAAATCAAAAACAAAGATTAAAAAGATTCTTCTAAAAGAAAAGGTTAAAAAAAACACAGATGAATATATTAAACAAGGAATTATTATTGATACTAAAATTATAAATAAATTTGTAGGTGCGGATAAAGAATATTTGCCGGATTTAAAATTATATATTGGGTTAGCCGAAGGTGGCGAATCTAAATCATCTACCGATAATAATGAATCAATGAGTAAATTTGACCGAACTTTAGCTACACCTTGGACGAAGGATAAGAAAGATTTTATGAACAATGATACTAAAAAATTAAAAAAAGAAACAAAATTTGAAGATATAGAGACAATTTTTAACTCTATTATTGAAGCAACAAAAGTTGCAAAAAGACACGCTGTTTTTAGAAGAATTATTGTAAGTTATCTAGCAAAAACAGACTCTTTGGAAAAAGATGTTAAGATTACAAATATTAAACCCGAAGGCGACGAAATAAGAAGTGAAAAAAGTAGTAATGATAATAAAAGAAAAACAACAATAAAAGGCGGCGATAACGATGGCGATAACGATGGCGATAACGATGGTGGAAGCGATGGCGGAAGCGATGGTGGAAGCGATGGTGGAAGCGATGGTGGAAGCGATGGCGGAAGCGATGGTGGAAGTGATGGTGGAAGCGATAGTGGTGGCGGAAGCGATGGCGGAAGCGATGGCGGAAGCGATAGCGGAAGCGATAGCGGAAGCGATAGCGGAAGCGATAGTGGTGGAAGTGGAAGCGATGGTGGCGGAAGCGATAGCGGAAGCGATGGTGGCGGAAGCGATAGTGGTGGCGGAAGCGATAGTGGTGGCGGAAGCGATAGTGGTGGCGGAAGCGATGGCGGAAGCGATGGTGGCGGAAGCGATGGTGGTGGAAGCGATGGTGGCGGAAGCGATAGTGGTGGCGGAAGCGATGGTGGCGGAAGCGATAGTGGTGGCGGAAGCGATGGTGGCGGAAGCGATTTTAGTGGTGGTCGTGTATTTAAAGTATGGCGAAACGACCAAGAAAAATTAAATGACTCAATAGAAGATGAATATAAAAATTTGAAAAAAGAGAAGAGAGGAGAATTTAAAGAAAAAATGAAAGCTTTTTTTGATGACAACGAAGCAATGGCGAAATTTATGGATGATAATAGCAAAACATTAGTAAAACTAGTTTATTATAGTCCTTACGTACCTGCTAAATGGATTGATAAGTCTAAACATCGTGAGAAAAAAATTATGACATCGAAATTAACCGAAGCCGTTAATTCATATATACCTAAATCGGAGGAAGGTGCAAAAGGCGCAAAAGACGCAAAAAGCGATGGCGCAGACAAAGCCGCAACAGATGATGCCGCAACAGGCGCACCCGTGCCCGCAGGCGAAGGCGATGTCTCAGGCAATGCCTCAGGCGAAGGCGCAACAAGCGATGCCTCAGGCAATGGCGAAGCCGCAAAAAGCGATGCCTCAGGCAATGCCACAGACGATACCGCAGACAAAGTCGAAGGCGCAAAAGACGCAGCCGCAAAAGTCGAAGGCGCAAAAGTCGATGGCGGCACGCGACAAAGCGGCGGTGAGAATGTAAAAACTCATAAAAAAAATAAGACACGTCGGAATAATAAGAATAAGAATATCAATATTAGTATTAATATTGGTAATCAAAATGATTCAAGTGATTCAAGTGATAATGAAGATAATGATGAAAAAAGGAAGGGCAAATATACAATTAGTCCAAGTCAAAATAAAAAAAAAACAAGACGTCGCATTAAAAAATAAATTGTTCACTATACATAATCACGACAAATGCCGAAAGTTTTTCTATGAAATAATGTAATACCATGTTTTCTTATTCCATCCATATGTTTTTGTGTACCATAACCTTTATTTTTTAAAAGGTCATAACGTTCAATCAAACTAGGATCATTCACACATAATTCTGCAATATAATCGTCGCGTGCGACCTTCGCCAAAATAGACGCGGCAGCAATAGATGTATATGCATTATCGCCTCCTTCAATACATACATGGGACAATTGATTGCCTTCGTTAGAAAATGTAGTAAAATCATTACCATCAATAAGTAGCAAAATATCACTATTATTGGTATTCAATTTTGAAATGGTTTCGCTTATTGAACCATGCATTGCTTTATGAGTAGCCCTACGAATATTAATATCATCAATTACGTTTTCATCAGAAAATGCGACAGACCAAGCAATCGCATGTTCTTTAATGTATATAGCAACTTCGTGTATTTTTTTATCCGAATGAAATTTCTTACTATCTTTCATTAATGCGTGGTTAAATTGTTCCATATTTTTAGGTAAAACAACTGCACCAGTATATACGCGTCCCAACATAGGACCGCGCCCTGCTTCATCTACGCCAATCTCAATAATCATATTAGTGTCATCGTTTTCACAATAAGCAATTTTTAATGGTTTTTGTTTCACTTGTTTTTTAATCTTAATTGATTCGGTCATTTTTATTTATTTTATATATATATTGTTTATCTTATTAAGTGAATTTTAATATTTTAATATTATTAAAATATTATTTTTTCGTATCATAATCTATACGAATGAAAAATAATACAAGGACTAAAAGCAAGGCAATAGGTAAAATGAATAAAATTATGGTTTCAATCACGAATGGATTTAACACATTTTCTAAATGGTTTATTAAAATCGCAAAAATAATCAACATAAAACCAAAAATACTATTGATTATTTTAGGATTAATTGCGGTTATATTGTTGTCATTAGGTTTAGGCGTAAATAAAAAAGAAGGTTATTCTTCTATGATAGAAGCAGATTCTGCAAAAAAAAAAGCGATTGATGATATGAATCTTGCAATTGATACGATTATAACAACGCCATCTGATAAACAAGCATTTAAAACCAAGGTAATTAATTTTTATACTAAGAAAAAAGAATATTTAATACAGCAAGACCCATCTATGAATGACTATGATATAAATAAAGATAAACAAATCTATAAACTACGTGATGAACTATTTGATACATCTGGCAATACATTAATCCAATATGTAGATAATACGCCCGAAAGACAAACAGATAATGTATTTTTAACTCAGTATACTCTTACATCATTACCCCCAAGTATTAGTATTTCAGATGTTGATGTTTTAAGAAATCTAGTAACACAACAGATAAGTTTATATAATGTTATTGGAAAAACCAAGCTTACAGAAGTATTTTTATCATTTGACAAAATGATTGATACAATACATGAGTATATGACTAATTCAGAGAGCGAACGTGATTATATTAATATTTTAGATCAAGGTTCTTCATCTAGTTATCGTCTGAATATAACTGAAGATCAAATTGGCGAATCCGGACATTGGAAGAGGGAATATGAAGAGTTAATGAAAGAAATGACGAGAAAAACGAATGATATTACTTGGAACCAACAATATTTAGATAACCTTACTAATACAATGGGTTCAGATATGGCTAACGCAGCAAAATGGAAAGAGTTATATCTCAAGGAATTAAGTAAAATTAAAGACTTTAATGCGTATGTAAATTCACATAATCTACGATACCATGGAACAATTCGCCCTGCAATTCAAGGACAATTGATACATAACCAAGACCAAACGCAGACGCATAGTTTTAGTAATTTAACCGGCACTACTGGTAATATAGTCGGCACTATCAATAACATTCCAATCCCATCTAATAATATCATTAGCAATCGCTATGATGGCACTATCAATAACATTCCAATCCCATCTAATAATATCATTAGCAATCGCTATGATGGCACTATGGCTAGTAATCACTCTGGTATGGGGAATATTCCATCCGGAGATGAAGACTTATATATGTTAAAATCACGTATGGTTCCGCCAACATCTCCTGCTGGTGGAAATACAACCGCAAATTCAGGTTCTTGTAATTCTTCTCCTGCACCAGTTCCTCCTTGCCCGCCATGCGACCGATGTCCCGAACCGGCATTTGATTGCAAACGTGTTCCAAAATATAATAGCGCGTCATCCAGTAAATACTTACCACTTCCAGTGCTTACTGATTTTAGTCAGTTTGGAATGTAAATAACTCAAATATTCATTTTCGTTTTTTCAAACATTTTTTATCAATCTGCATTGTGTTGCATTTCTCTTCTTGTGGAACAATTTTAATAATACATTTTGATTTTTTACCATATAATGGTTCAGTACATCCCTTTTCTTCACTTTTTGTTTTATTTTTATATGTTTTAATATGAAACAATTTAGGTTTTGTATTGGTGCATCTTGCTCTAAAATGTTCATATCTCTCACGAACATCACAATAAGAAAGACCCGATTTCTTTTTCAACATTTTATTAACAGATTCATGTAATTTATAAACATAACGTGAAAAACTATTACGATTCATCATATCATTACTCGTAATAGGAAATGCTTTAAAATTCTTTATCAAGTTCATTCGACAATATTTACAAGGTAATACATATTGCAATGAAATAATAAAATCCCGATATTGTTTTTTATCTTGACTTGTAGGATAAATAGGATAATTAAATGACATTGTGTGTAGATAATGCCATAGACTTGGACCCCATACATTTGTTAACATCCCGTCGCCACTATAATAATCTTTTTTTTTGAATGTTCTTGTGTTTTTTTTAATTGTTGTTCCTTTTTTTCTTGTAAAATTACGCATTGGAATTGTATTATTATAGTAATTGTATATAAATATTATTACAAAAAAAAATATTATTACAAAAAAAAATATTATTACAAAAAAATATATTATTACAAAAAAAAATATTATTAAATATAATTTTTATCTTTATATTATACTATGAATAAAGAATTAAAAAACTTTTTTGATAATACTAAACAATTACATCTTTTATTAAGTGTTTCGCTTTTACTTATTATTATTATTATAGTTAGTCCTATTCATTTAGGGGTTGGTAAATCATTTGGACAATGTATAATCATTGCCATTTTGTTTTATATATTATTTAAGATTTTTACTGAAACTCATAATTTTTCTATTTTACAAAAAAGCTTAAAGAAAAAACAATCAAAACAATCAAAAATACAAAAAAATAAGGATGAGAACAACGAAGAAGATAACATAGACGACGCATCATTCATTGATATGAAAAATAATGCTAATGCTAGCTACATTTTATGTGGATTTATATTTGTATTACTCTTATATCTTATATATTCTATGTTTTCTGAATAAGACCTTTAGCTTTTATTATAAATGTATAATATGATTTATCATCTTTAAAATTACTTCTAACAATTTCTACATTTTTTCCATCATGTGTTGTGAATATCATTTTGAAATTTATAATTATATATAATTATAAATAATTATAAATGTTTATATAATTTTATTAGTATATAATTCGTTTTTCATTCATTATATTTATTCTGTTAAATATATATAATGAACCTTCTTGATATAAAAGACAAGTTTCATAAAAAAATTGGAAACGTTCAATCATTGATTATAATTCTTGTCGTTATTTTATTTATAATTGCTGCTCTAGTTATCTATCGTAAATCTGTCGTCGGGCGTATGAATAAAAAATATGTTCCAAACAATGAATTTAATAAAAGTCGTCAAGGCATAGAATCAGTTGATCTATATTTCTTTTTTACCGAATGGTGTCCTCATTGTAAAACTGCCAAGCCCATATGGTTTGATTTTAAGAAAGATATGGAAGGGAAAAAAGTAAATGGTGTATCTATTAACTTCTTTGAGATTGATTGCGATAAAGATACCGAAACGTCCGATAAATTTAATGTTAAGGGATTTCCTACTATTAAAATGATGAAAGGTAATCAAATCATTGAATATGACGCTAAACCCAGCAAAGAAACTTTACATGAATTTGTTAAATCGTCATTGAACTAATTTGATTTTCTCGTCTTCTTCCTTAATGGATGAAATGAATAATTCGGCCTGATTATATCCATTTTCAAGTATAGATTTTCGCGTTTCTTCATTATTTATGGTATCAGCCCATTTATCAAAACTTGACAAATCATCAATTAAACAACGTACCATATGCTTTACTTCTATTTGTTCTCCTTCAGTATCAAGTGATAATTGCATTTTTTTGATTAATATTAACATATAATCAAAAATTGATGATGATTCTTTCACATTTTGATTAACATTTTTCCATATATTTTTAAATGCTAATACTTCATTTGGGTCACATTCTTCTTGACTAATGCAATCATTTAATGGAAAATTATTTAATAACCCGCCATCAATGTAACAATCATTGTCCTGTATTATAGGCTGGAATATAATTGGAAACGCCATCGTCATTTGAAGAGCAGTTGTTAATAATAAATTAGCATGAGTTGTATGAGAGATATCTATTTTTTTTAATTTAGGTGTATTTATATTTGTGGAATAAAAGTGTATATCTATTTTATTATATTTATACAAATCACCTAGTGTAATTGTTTCATCAAAATCTTTTCCTTTTAATAATGGCATTATTGCTTCTTTATTAAAATGTTCACTAATAAAACATTTTTTCTCATTAATATCAATTAATTTTATTTTAGATGAAGCAACTAATTTTTCCCAAGGACGTTTTATAAAATAATCGTCCAGCCATTCCATCTCATATCCAAGCGATAATACCACACCCATATATGCTCCTATTGAACATCCGTAAATACTTTTAATATCACTTAATTTCCAAAACCCTTTTTTTGATAAATATGATGCTATTCCATAAGTTAATAACCCAGTAGGTCCTCCTCCACTTATTACTAAATGTTTGATTGTCATTTATATTAAATAAATAAATGAGATATTTTTATATATATATATTCCTACTTTAAATTAAACCAACTATATGGAATCTATTTTTACACTTGGCGATAATTCAAACGAATCAACTAAAATAAATTTAGATGAATTATATGAAAAAAAACAACAACAAGATTTAAACAAATTGGCATTATATAATCGTGTTTTAGGACGTATTCATATTCGAATTAAAACAATATCACGACAACAAACTAAAGACCAATATTGCTGGTATGTTATGCCAGAAACAATGATTGGAATACCTAATTATGATAACGGCGCATGTACTGCTTACGTTATTGACCAATTAAAAGAAAATGGCTTTGTCGTTCGATATACACATCCTAACTTATTACTAATTTCTTGGGCAAATTGGTGTCCTTCCTATGTTCGTAGTGAAATAAAAAAGAAAACAGGAATTTCTATTGATGGAAATGGTGAACGTATTAATAAAATAGATAATGATAATCCGAATGAATTAATTTTTCATCGTAACTCAAATGATACAACTAAACAAAATAAATCAAATAAAGAATATACATCGATTGCTAGTTATAAACCATCTGGGCTTATTTATAATGAAAACTTATTGAAACGTATAGAAGATAAGACGTCTAAATAATTTATGTTTCTATTCAGAAATTATTTAGAAATTATTTAGAAATTATTTAGAAAAAAAATATAATATACCTATTATATTATAATGTCATCTTATAGGAGAGTTGCAAGTAAAGCTTTAAATAATGAAGCATTCGTAAATACTAGGCTGAGTAGCTTTTTAAGACCTGTTGAAACTGGAATTGTTAGTCAACCATTTAGCGTTAATTCTCCTTTTAATAATGGTATTGTTATTTCAAATGGAACGTCGTTGGGTGTTTATGCTTCATCTGATGTAACATATGATGGTAGCACTTTTAATCTCAATGGTGATTTAATTGTCACTGGAACAATAGCGGGAAGTGTTAGTGGTAATATCAGCGGAAATCTAGATGTTTCTGGTAATGCCATCATTTATGGTAAGCTAGATGTTTCTGGTAATCTGGATGTTTCTGGTAATACGTTTCTTGATGGAAATCTAGATGTTTCTGGAAATTTGGATCTTTCTGGAAATTTGGATGTTTCTGGTAATGCCATCATTTATGGTAAGCTAGATGTTTCTGGTAATCTGGATGTTTCTGGTAATCTAGGTGTTAGGGGGGATACATCTACAACCCGACTTTATCAAGGCGATGTGTTATCTATTGTAAATCATGGAACTGGTTTGGGAATTACTGGAGATCCTCATACTAAAAATAGTTTTGATATTAATACAATTAAAATTGCAGGATTATTTTGTACAATAATCAAAATAGATTTAAGTGGTTTTACTACTGGGAATACGATTAACCAAATTATTGGTAAAGACGCAACTAATGCTTGTCAATTACTTACTTTTAATGACGAAACTCACGGACGACCTGTAAGAATTGAAATGTTATGTAATGAAACGCCGGATATTAGAAGTCTTATAAATTTGTCGTATGGAGATAATGCAGGAATGCAAGGTAATGTGCCTACAGGAATACAACCACTTATGACTGGCGGTTTTGGGTGGGCTTCACCGGTCTCGGGAACGTTGACATTAGGAACACCTGCAACCGGTTATGCTCAATCGATAATTCCTCTACCAAATACTAATGGTAAATTCTTATTTTTGACAAGTGGAGATTCTGCCGCTGGTGGTGAATATGATGCTGGTAAGTTTATTATTAAAATATGGGGCGCTCCAGCAGGATTTATAAATTTCTCTCCTCCTCCTTAGGAAAATGGTTCGGTCATCGATTAGACCCGTTCCCCAAATAATCTAATATCAAATGATCTAATACGCGAATTTGTGAGTTAGTTGTTTTTGCTAATTGAACCGCAACAATTCCCTCAAATAATGAAATCCCTTTTAAAAAATCTTCTTCGCATGTAACATAAAGTTGAACAATAAGTTGTCGGGTCGAGTTAATTAAATTTTTAAGCATATCTTCATCTAAATCAGGATTTAATATTATTTCTTCATTTAGACCTTCCCTCAAATCATTATCTATAGCTACATTTTTTGGTTCTTCTTGCTCACTAGCGCCTCCATCTAATTTTGGTGGTTCTTCTTCTAATTTTGGTGGTTCTTCTTCTAATTTTGGTGGTTCTTCTAATTTTGGTGGTTCTTCTTCTAATTTTGGTGGTCCTTCTAATTTTGGTGGTTCTTCTAATTTTGGTGGTTCTTCTTCTAATTTTGGTGGTTCTTCTTTCTTTTTTGGTTCGGGTTTATGAACCTTAAATAATTGTTGTAAAATAACCACTAATTTATTTTGAGTATTATCCATGTTTTTAGTCATAACTTTGATATGATTTGCATATTCTTGAAATAATTTATCTTTTAGAGAAACTTCATAATTTTGAGATAAAATACCATTTTCTTTACACTTTTCATTTGTATGAAATTCGCGTAAAGGTATTTGGCTGAATTGATTTATTTTCTTATTACCATTTTCGTCAATTGGTATATTTTTACCAGTAAATGATTTGTAAAATATTTCTAGATCTTGTTGATAACTATTTATCATGGAATTGCTCATTTTTGTAAATTCACCAGTATTTTTATCATAATCACTATCATAATATAATTTAACTAATTCTGGAATACCAATTTCATAACTATTATCATCTGTATCAGATTTTTTATCTTCAATTGGTTCCTTTATCTTATCATCATCTTTATCGTGAGTTATTTTTTTATCATTATCGTCTTTATTATTTTTATTCATAATTCCCTCCACATTTCCTGTATCATCTTTATCATTCATTCTACCATTGTCATTCATTATATCATTGTCATTCATTCTATCATTGTGTTTATTTCCTCTAACGCCATCTCTATCTCTCCTATCTCTCCTATCTCTCCTATCTACGTCATAATCATCATCATCATCGTAATCATCACCACCATATTTAGTATCATTATTTTTACTAATATAAAATTTACGGGATTGATTTGTATTTTTATCATAATTTATTTTACAAAAACGAGGTTTTAAATTTATAAGAAGATTATTTGGGTCATTTCTATTGTAATCACTCTCTTGTATTAGGCTGTTTAAACGTCTACTACAAAAGTTATTATGTTCTATACTTTTTACTTCCTCGTCTGTCGGAACTGATTGTTTGCTTGATAAATCATATTTGTGTTTATTTCCATTCTTGTCTTTAGATATAATAACTGGGTTAATTGTCTTCATGATTGCTCCATATAAATGCGCAATTTTTACATAATATTTAGCAATTTCTATACATGATTTTTCTTCTTCTCCGCCCTGTTGTATAGGATTTTCTTCATTTATATTGTCCTTTTCTTGTGCTGGCACTGGCACTCCTTCTGGTGGCGCTGGTATTCCTTCTGGTGGCACTGGCACTGGCACTGGCACTCCTTGTTGTGGCACTGGCACTGGCGGTTCATTTACATTTTGTAATGATGGCTTAATTCGTTGCAATACCTCTTTTTGTTCTGATTCATCTAAATTTTGATGAATTATTTTTGATGTTAGTAAAACTAATTTATCACAATGTTCTTTATTAAATAAATTATGCATATCATTAAAATTTTGAGTTATAATAAATTTAGTAGCAATTTTATCTATTTCTTTAACTAATGACGATGATGATTTATTTCCCATACTATTGTTATTATATTATAATATAAAATTGAATTAGATTTCTATTTAAAATAAATCTTATAATCTAATGGAATTATTACCAAATAAAAATACTGGTATGACTGATATAATAACTCCTTTTTGTATTCCTTCTACTAAAAATACAAAAAAGGTAAAAATTCATGAAAGGGTTGATAAAATTGCATTATGGAATAGTTTTGATAAAAACGAAGAATCTATAAAATCACAAGTGGAATGTGTTTTTACTACAAATTCAGGCGAACGAGAATTGTGTGATTCATGTAAATCATCTATATCATTCACGGATGAAGGATTCTTATGTTGTACAAACAAAAAATGTGGGATTATTTATAAGGATTCATTAGACCAAGGTGCCGAATGGCGATATTATGGCGCAGATGACAATCAATCCGGTGATCCTACTAGGTGTGGTATGCCGATTAATCCCCTATTAAAAGAGTCATCTTATGGTTGTAAAGTATTATGTCCGCCAAACTCGAGTTATGAAATGAGAAAAATTCGCCGATATACAGAATGGCAAGGAATGCCTTATGAAGAAAAAGCAAGGTATGAAGAATTTCAACGAATTATTGTTTTAGCAAATCAAGCAGGAATTCCAAAAATGATAATCGATGATGCTATGCGTTATCACACGAAGATTTCAGAAAAGAAAACATTTCGTGGAGACAACCGCGACGGCATTATAGCAGCTACAATTTATATTGCTGCTCGTAATAATAATTGCCCAAGAACTGCTAAAGAAATAGCAACTATATTTCATTTGGATAATACTAGTGCTACACGCGGTTGTAAAAATGCAAGCATGATTTTAAATGAAATTGAACATGAAATGAATAATAATGAAAAAACGTTATTATGTAATACAAACCCTTTATCATTTATTGAACGCTATTGTAGTAAGTTAAATATAAATAAAGAATTAACTAGATTATGTAAATTTATCGCAACACGAATTCAAGAGGGTAATCTTATACCCGAAAATACACCACATTCAATCGCAGCAGGTATTGTATTTTTCGTAGCTCATCAATGTGGACTGAATATTACAAAACGAAATGTAAATAGTGTAAGCGAAATTAGTGAAGTAACTATTAATAAATGTTATAAAAAATTAGAAGTAATGAAAGATAAATTAATACCAAATGTTGTATTAATTAAATACGCGTCAATTAACGTTTGATTGACTATGCTATTATTGTAATTATTTATGATATAAAAATAAAATATTATATTCTAAATATGCTAGTTACTTTTGTAAGTTGCTGGTATATGTTAAAATCTAAATTTCCGGTAAATACGTATTTACAATGGATAAGATTTCTACTAGAATCTGTAAATAATTATTTTTATTTGATTATATTTACAGATATTGAAAGTGAGTGCTTATTAAAAAAATATGTTGATGCACATTATTTTGAAAATAAAAATATCAAAATCATTATAAAACCATTCGAAAAAATGTATAATTATAAATATAAGGATAATTGGATTAAAAATCACAATGCAAATACATTACTGAATGATAAATCTGAATGGAAATTAAATATGTTATGGGCTGAAAAAACACATTTTGTTAACGATGCGCGTGAAAATCAATATTTCCAATTGACGGATTTTTATGGATGGTGTGATATTGGTTATTTTAGAGAAGGTGTTTGTTCAAATTTTGCAAATCCATTAAAAATAAAATTATTGAATAAAAATAAAATATACTATGCTCGAATAAATAGTGATGAAAATATGAAATATCTTGAAAAAATCGTTTTAAGCAAAAATGAGAATGGACTACCAATCGTTCCAATACCTGAAAATCAAAATTCAATATCTGGCGGATTTTTTATTGCACATAATTCGAAAGTTCATGACTGGAATACTATTTTTGATAAAAAACTAAATTTATATTTTCAGCATAACTACTTAGTTAAAGACGACCAAATCATTATTCTTGATTGTTTTTTTACGGAGTCTAAACGTTTTGAACTGATTACTGAAAGAGACTCCGAATATATAAATAAAAATCATTGGTTTCAGTTTAGGAGATTTTTAAGCTAATTGTATAAATTTTTAATTTAAAAATAAATCATAGTATATTATTTATAGTATGATTAGCGAACAAATACTGCTAGAAACAAGTGTTAGTATTTTGATGCCACTATATAATGGAGTTGAATTTATAGAAGAATCTGTTTCTTCAGTTATTAACCAAACGGCCGAAAACTGGGAATTATTGATTGCCGTCAACGGATATCTCCCAAACTCAGATGTATATCAAAAAGTATTCAATTATATTTTATATTTAGATGATACCAGAATTCGTGTTTTTGATTATAACCAGTGTAAAGGTAAATCAGAAACATTGAACCAAATGATAAACGAATGTTCGTATGACTATGTTGCCATTTTAGATGTCGATGATACTTGGCTTAATAATAAACTCAACACTCAAATGCCTTATATATTGGAAAAATATGATGTTATTGGGAGTAAATACGTTTATTTTGGATATATTAATAATGTTGTCCCATATATTCCTGATGGTGATATTTCTAAATATAATTTTCTTTCAATAAATCCTATTATAAATAGTAGTTATATTATTAAAAAAAAATTAGCTTTTTGGTATAAACAATATGATGGTATAGAAGATTATGAGTTATGGCTACGATTATGGGTAAAAAAATGTAGTTTTTATAATTGCAATGATGTTTTAGTAAAACATCGAATTCATAATACATCTGCATTTAATTCAAAAGACCATAGTAAAGAACTTGCTAGCCTAAAACAAAAATATATGCGTATTTTACATAATTGTGTATAACTATTACATATGTATAATACATTATCTCATCCATTTCGCCTTATCCAAGTCCAACATCATACTTATATAATTTGTTTGTTTTTCTTCAATGTCGCTATAATCATCCAGCTGAACAACAGATAATGGTGTTATTAGATACCATTTATCTTTAGTTTGTAATGAAAACCAATATTTATCAACCGCGTATTTTACATGATTCTCGGGGTCTCTCAACAATCCAAGAAATCCTTCTTTCATATTTTCTATCAGCGTATCAAAATAATGATTATTTACCATATAGCATGTCGTAGTTTGACAACGTGATATCTGAACACATGAATCATCTATTCTTTTGTAGGGTGGTAAATTATTACCGGCGAATAATACCACATCCCATTTATGCCCCTTTTCTAAAAATTTATTTAATTGTTGTTTGATTAATGTTATATTTAAAAATGTTGTGTCATCTTCGCAAATAAGTATATGTGAATAATTTCGTTCCTTAGCTATCTCAAGACATTTAATATGACTCATGCTACATCCAAGATTTCCGTGTTTCAAAATTATAGCATTAAATCTCTCATATGTTGTAAATCCTAATTTATTTAATTGTCCTTCAATGTGCTCCTTGCGGTCTTTACGTTTTTCTAAATTTATATATAAAATATTATTTATATCATTAAATGACTTTAATGACATTTATTTTATATATATTTATATTTATTTTATATATAATTTATCCTTTTATGTATATATTTTTATATATATATTTTCAATTCAAAAATCAGAATTGAAATCAAACACGTCTTCTCTTTGTGTTTTAGTTGCCAATGCGTATTCGCCTACTCTCTTTTCAAAAAAATTCGTTTTCCCCTCTATTGATATCATTTCCATAAAATCAAATGGATTTCCCGTATTATAAATCTCAGTATAACCTAATTGAACGCTAAGCCGATCTGCTACAAACTCAATATATTTGGCCATTTGTTGTGAATTCATTCCTATTAAACGACAAGGCAACGCTTCGCAAATAAACTCCTTTTCTATTTTAACTGCTTCCATTATAATGTTACGTACTACTTCTTTTGATAATGGGTTCAGCAACTTACGATATAGTAATATTGCAAACTCGGTATGTAATGCTTCATCCCGAGAAATTAGTTCATTGCTAAACGTCAACCCAGGCATCAAACCTCGCTTCTTTAACCAAAAGACTGAACAAAATGCACCAGAAAAAAATATACCTTCCACACAAGCAAATGCTAGCAAACGACATGCAAATGAATCTTCTTTAGAATGTATCCATTGTTTTGTCCAGTCTGCCTTTTTACGAATACATGGATAATTATCCAATGCTTTGAACAACTGAGTTTTTTCATGCGTGTCTTTAATATAAGTATCAATCAAAAGTGAATACATTTCTGAATGAATGTTTTCCATCGCTATTTGAAACCCATAAAATGCTCGAGCTTCTGATAATTGAACGTCGCTCATAAAACGTAAAGCTAGATTTTCTAATACAATTCCGTCGGATGCTGCAAAAAAAGCAATAATCACTTTTATAAAATTTTGTTCATCACTCGTCAACGTATCCCAACTCGCCAAATCTTTTGATAAATCCACCTCTTCTGCCCTCCAAAAACATTCAACTTGTTTTTTATACATCATCCAAATCGATTCGTCCTTTATTGGAAACATTACGAACCGATCTTCGGTCTCAATAAGCAAAGGTTCTGTTAAATCTTGCGTTTTTGTCTGTTCGGTAACTTTAGTTTCCATTCCTAAATAATATATATAGTATATTTTAAATATTTTTATATATACTATATATTAATAAAACAATGAGTGATACTAACAAAACTGCAGACCATGATAAAGCAATAAATGATTTACAATATTTAGTCAATCATAAAAAAAAACAAATAATAGAAGATTATAATTTTTTATTAGAAAATGTTAAATCAAACCCTTCTTTACAAGCAGGTATTGAAGAATACGCAAAATATTTTAAAAAAGATAAAGAAACCCGCGATAATCAAATCAAAGCACTGAAAAATATTTTAAATAGTTTGGATAAAAATAGCAGTTCCACTCGAAATGAAATACAAAGAGAGATTGAAGCTATTAAAAATATTAAAAACCAATTGTAACTTCCACATGTTTATTTTATTGATAAAAATAATAAATATATTTTAATATATATTATGAATTCTCGTCTCATAGACCTCTTCGTATCAGGTCCTCTACAAATTTATATTTCATTCTATCTTAAACAATATGTGTTTAAATATTTTATGCTAATCACAGGTATATCAAATATTTTATATAATACGCATAATTATTTACTTTTAGATAAAAAAATATTACAAAAACCTCTACCTATATTAAAACCATTTATTGATTTGAACCATGGAAAAAGACAATTTCATCGTCTTTATAATTTGATTATAATGTATCCGTTATTTTTTTACATAATAATGAATTATCATTTACCTATTTATTTACGTATAATGTTTATAATAAATATTATCGTTGGATTTACATTCAATTTATACTATTTTCTTGTTATAAAATATAAGAATTAATAAATGACTTTTATAAATAGTTTAAAGAAATTGGGTAAAAAAAAAACATATAGACGTACATATTCTAAACGCAATCATACTCGTAAATATAAAGGTAATGTAAAAAAAAGATATAACGGCGGTTATATCTATTCAAAAACACTAACGCAAAAACACACAAGTAGGAATTAAAATATTATTTATTGGATATATAAATAATATTTTATATATTTTATATCATAATTATATATAATATGGCCAAACACTATTCTAAGAAGAATAAAAAAATAGACATGAATTATTTATTGCGTAATCGAAATATGTTATACTTTGTCCTAGTTTTGGCAATTGCTAATTTATTTAGTTATCTCATGATGAAACAATTAGACGCCGTTGCATTCTTTATTATTATTGGATTTCTTACATCTTACTTTAGTAAAAATATGATTGTTATTATGTTGTCTTCGATGATTGCTACATTCGTTTTAGTTCAAATTCATATATTAGGGAATGTTCAAGAAGGTATGGAAGGTAATGAAGAAACTCTTAAAACTCCAGAAGAACTTTATAAAGAAAATGACAAATCAAATGACAATAATGCTGTTTCACCCAAGGACCCTATATCAACCTACGATATCCCCATGACAGAAGAAGAACGTAAAAAAATAACTTCCATTAAACAACCTTTGCAAAACAAAACAACGGACGGGTTTAAAACCAAAGAAAAATTTACTCAAAAATTAAGTCCAGCACAATATAATTCAAAATCCGACGATGGTATAACTATTAATGATAATAAAAAACCGGAAATTGATTACTCGGCTACATTAGAATCTGCATATGATAATTTGGATAAGTTATTAAATTCCGAAGCCATGCAGAATATGTCAGCAGATACAAATCGTTTAGCCGAAAAACAAAAATTATTGATGGGTAATATTGAAAAAATGGAACCTATCATGAAAAAAGCAGGAAGTTTATTAGAAGGAATGGATATGAGTAAAATTCAAGGAATGTTACAAGGATTAGGCAATTTTGGTATTGGAAAAAAATGAGCCGTTTAAATAAAATTTATTATATTAAAATATATAAATGTCAAAACGTTGTTCTACTGGCGTAATTTGTATTGAAAATGTAACAATTGCATTTATTTCCATTATAATTGCTCTTATATGTTTATGGATTTTCTACATAAATAAACGCGTTACAAATATCGGTCCCGGTTTAAATAACATTATGGTTTTTCCTAGCAGAAACGAAGGAATAGACAATAACCGCGGAAATGGGAATGATGTTTTTTTTGATATTTATAAAGCTCCCTTACGCGACGATCGCCATTTTAATAGCGGAGGAGGCGGAGGCGACATTCGAGGAGATGTTCCTATTAATGTTTCTACCCAAGGCACAAATAACTCAAAGTATCGTCAGGTTGGTATTCTAACACGTATCAATGGAAATGATGATACTATTCTACCTTTAATGGGGCGACCCTTATTTACAGGGAGAGATAAATGGAATTTTTATACATTAAATGATAAAAACAATATGATTAAATTGCCAGTAACTATAAAAGGACGTAGCGGAACCGCTGAATACGGATGTGATAATGTTTACAATGGCGACTCCGTCTTTGTTGAAGGATACAATGGCGCTTTTAAAGTAACCGCGTATGATAATCAAATAATGCACTATTTACCCAGTTTATAGTATATACTTAAGGTATTTTATACATTTTTTTTGCTAATTATATATTAGAACAACTATCTCTCGCAAATGTCTGGAAAAATAAAAATGAGGAAAGCTTCAGATATAAATAAGCCAATTGGGCTTATTCGCGTGGAGAATAGCAAGGGTTCCGTGCTTTATAAACAACCTACACTTAAAGAAGAAGAAGAATTAGAAGAAGAAAAAATAAAACGAAAAGCAAAATTGGGAGAAGAAGCAGAAGCAAAAGAAGCAGCAGCAAAAGAAGCAGAAGAAGCAAAAGCAGCAAAAGAAAAAGCAGCAAAAGATGCAAAATTAAAACAAGAAGAAGCAGAAAAAGCAGCAGCAGAAAAAGCAGCAGCAGAAAAAGCAGCAGCAGAAAAAGCAGCAGCAGCAAAAGAAGCACCAGCAAAAGAAGCAGCAGCAAAAGAAGCAGCAGCAAAAGAAGCAGCAGCAAAAGAAGCAGCAGCAAAAGAAGCAGCAGCAAAAGAAGCAGCAGCAAAAGAAGCAGCAG